CCTTCGGGAGGGCCTTGGTCCGGGCCTCGTCCATGGCAATTGAGTGCAACGCATCTTCTTGGACTTTGGCCGTGGCTCCGAATTCGAGGTACTGGAGGAGGTTGTTGGTGACCTGCTTCAGGAACGTGTCGAAGGAACCCACACCGACGAAGCTGGGCTTGCCCTTGGCCACGGTGTTGGCTCCGAACACCGCACAGGAGAGGAGCATGTACGTGATCCACTCTCTGTTTTCGGTGCCGACTTCCGTCATGTCGAGATCGGGGACGAGTCTGCGGGCTTCATCCCACTTGTGGTCCAGACAGGCTTGGGTAATCTTGGCGTAGGTAGGGGCCGACTGCAGACGCCACGTCCGCTGGAGACGGCGGACGAAGGCCCGCTCCAACAGGAGGTACGTCCGGAGATCAACCGTCTTAGCCACGAGTCGCCGCGATCACCGACGAGAGATCGGCGTCATCGGAGCCGAAGACCACCATGGCCAGCAGGCTGTTGAAGGTCCGGGCGTCTTCCGGGTCGAGGGCTTGGATGTCCTGATTGATCTCCTCGGCGCGGGCCTCGGTCATCTCCTGCTTGAGGGCGACAGAGGGGAGGAGATGCTGGTACACCGCATAGTCCTGCACGAGGGTCAGAAGGTCACTGGCCGTCTTCCGGTACTTGGCCTTGGCCTTCTCTTTGGCCATAGCTTTGGCTTCTTCCATCGCTCCCGCTTCTTCCGGCGTCTCTTTCTCCTCCGGAGGGGCAGGCTTGAGCGTGGGTTGGACCGACTCCATCGTGGCGGGCAACTTCCCGGACGGCAACTCATCAGCGGTCGGGGTGTTCTTCAGCGGCTCGTGCATCTCCCCGACACCTTGGGCTGGGACTTCTGCCATCTCCAATGCCATATTGCCTACAGTGTTCATCTCTTTCAGGAAGGATTCACGGGTGGCCACGGGCATGGACAGTTCAAGAGCCTTCAACTGGGTCGCGACGTCCTTCAAGGTAATGGGCTTGGACTTGTACTTGAGGGTCTTGAGCCCCAGTTCTTTGATAATGGTCTTGTTCATCAGTTCATCGAACTCGACCCGCTCTGGCCCAAATACTTGAGCTTCCGCCACCATATAGCTCACTTGTGCGGTCGCAAAGTTGTAATCCACAGCCTTGCCCAGAAAGAGGGGTGGCAGACGGAAGCCAACGCGCACATGCTCCTCGGTCACCGTGTCGTAATTCGTGAACATCGAATCCTGTGACTGGGCGGACCCAAACCGCTCCACCTTGACATCCACCTTGCCAGCAGCATCCAACGAACCACTGGAGGACTGGACCTCAACGACCACGGCTCGATTCTTGTTTTTGTTCAGGCCCGACAGGTACATCCGAAGCTGGTCGGACGTGTCCTTGATGAGGGTGCCCCCCTGTATGAAGACGATAGCGGGTGGGAGCCCGCCCGCATCGAGGAACTGGAGGTTCTGCTCCTCCGCTGCACGAGAGCCCACGACGGAGGGGAGTTGGTTGATCCACCTTGGGAGGAAATAGGGGGTGGTCACATCCGGGTTGATGCCGAGAATCAGAAGTTCGGAGCCACGCTTCTCCGGTGGCACCTTCTTCTCGTCCGTCTCCCACTCCCCGGTCTCTCGATGGATCTCACGGGTGGTCCCGAACTCCCGGTAGTAGACATACTGCTTGAGGGCCACGGTCTGGGCAAAGCGGCGTTCCCGTTCCCAGAGGGTGAGTTCGACTTCCCGGCCATCCCGTTCAATCTTCTTCTTCACTTGGATAGGCGTATCGAGTTTCACCATCCGGATATGGGCGGTCTCGACAGACCGGAGACCCACCACGTCGCCCGCGATATTTCGCAGGACTTCAATGAAGCCGTAGCCCACCGATTCCATCTGGCGACGGAGCTTCCGGCGGATGCCGGTCATGGAGATGTTGGGGTAGGGCTCATCGAAGAAGGCTTTGGCGATCTCCTCCTCCGACGTGTCCATGTCCTTCCCCTCTTCCGCCGGGACAAACTCATGGCCGGTGCCATCGATGTTGACTTCCATCGCTTCGATGCACTGGTTGAGGATATTGTTCGTTTGGACGAGGTTCAGGAGAACATTCGGCTCGAAGGGCGGCATCAGAAATAAATTATTCTGCTGCCCTGCCGTGAAATACAGACTTGAAAATTCGTCTTCGAGTTCGATGGCCGACTGGGCCATCACCATCCACGTTTCTTCCTTGATCACCTTCTGAATGAAGGTAATTTTCGACTCGGGCCGGTCAGCTTTCGATGCAGTGCCCTCAATCAGTTTCAGCATACAGCCTCTGAACAAACCGTGGACGATGGGAACTGGATGCGGTCTAGTTTATGATCTTCGGCACTCAATTGCAATCAGTTTTTGCGGGGGAGGATCGGGAGGATCTTTCTTCTTCCATCGTCCCGGCTGGCAGGTGTACCCGCACACGCCATCAGGAGGGCAGGATTGGTCGATGAACAAAAGCGGGGGCAACCCGTCCGCACACTTTGGTGTGATCTGGACGTGCCACCCCCGGAGACTACAGCCACTACTGAGCACGATCACCCCCAGCAGCAGCCACTTGTGCATAGCGTATTATACGCTCGGCTGCAACGGTCCACTCGTCAAACTTGGCTCACTCGTCAACTACGGTACAACTCCCACCCACCGGGTTCGTTCTCGCAACTTGGCACTCACCGATATCTCGACTCGTTCCCTCAGCCGGTTCACTCAGTGTCAACGACTCGTTCGTTGTGTACGGTACTTTCAGTTGACACGACTCGTTCACCAACCACGGGTCACTCAGGCTCCAGACCTCGATCTCCCTTCCCGGTCCACTCGGCGTTATAGGCTCGTTCTGCAGCTACGGTACGCTCAGAGGCGACGGACTCGTTCAACTCCAACGGTCCTCTCACTAAGGTCAACTCGTTCGCCTTGGATGGTACGCTCAGACACTTCGACTCGTTCGCCATGGGCGATACATTCTCATTCCCGACGACTCGTTCCTCATAGACGGAGCCCACTGGAACTTCGACTCGCTCTCTCGTTACGGAGCCCTAGCGAGACCTCGGCTTCATGTTTCTCGGCTCCGCAGACGATACACTATGTTCGGCTCGATCTAGTTCCTCGGTACTGTCCTCTGCTCGACTCGTTCCGCCAGTTCGGTCCTCACAGGGTCCAACGACTCGCTCACTCTACATGGTACACGCAACAATCACGGCTCACTCCGACAACTCGGGACACTCTAGGTGAAGGGTTCGCTCCACAATTTCGGGACGCTCGAACTCAACGGCTCGCTCCGACAAACTTGGTACACTCTAGTCGAACGACTCGCTCACGCACTCCGGGACACTCTATCAACTAGACTCACTCTGCCAATGGGGGTCACTCCCTCGTGTCGGTTCGCTCATGCAAGACGGGACTCTCGCTTGAAATGGCTCACGCAGTAATTCGGAACAGGTCATTGACACGGTTCGTTCTGCCTTCTGGTACGTCTCCTCAACCTCGACTCGTTCACTGCTGACGGTACACTCTCCTGCGAAGGACTCACTCACGAACCTTAGGTACACGTCGTGCCTCATGGTTCACTCACTTGGTACGGTACACGCCGTTCTAAGGGTTCGATCACTCACTAACGGGACACTCGTAGTCATCGTCTCGTTCTCAGCCTTTGGTGCGCTCCATACGAACGACTCGCCCCTTTGTCTCGGTGCTTACTATCATGTCGGCTCGTTCTCCTCCGGCGGTACTTCTCGTAGACTTCGACTCGTTCAGTGAACTCGGAACGCTCATCCACAACAGACTCGTTCTATGAGCTTGGTGCGCTCGACTGGTTCGACTCACTCAGACTACTCGGTATCCTCATTCGACAGGGTTCGCTCGCAACCAACGGCACGCTCTCTTGGGACGACTCACTCATACGCTTCCGGTACTTCTCACGATGCTCGGCTCGTTCTGACAACACGGCACACTTGGATTCATCGACTCATTCATGGGACTCGGTGCTCTCCGTAGGATCGACTCGCTCAAACTGATTGGTACACTCTCTTGGTCCGACTCGCTCTCTGATATCGATCTTCTTCAAACATCTCGGCTCGCTCAACTATGACGGGACGTCTCGATCTCGTTGGCTCGCTCCCTCTGCACGGGGTACTCAGGCAAGGGCGGCTCACAATAAGGCATTGGCGATTCTGGCTTGCAACTCCTCGGTCAAGATCCGCATCGCCTCGTTCCGCTGGATCAATTCATTGATGCGCTGGTCTTTCCGCTCACGCACCTCCTGCAACGACGCCGCGAGACGATCCCGTTCCTGTACCACCTGTGCCGCGAGCCGTGGGAGGCCAGACCAATCGTGGAGCGTATCTGGAGGCGGTTCGCCCTTCAGACCAGCCGCCACACCAGTGAGTAGCTCAACGAGTCGCTCACGTAGCTGATGTGCCTCCTCGATCTCCTCGTCCTTCTCAGCACTGGCGCGGCGTTGGGCGATGAGTTCGTCCAGCAACAGCCACACCTTGGACTTGTAATCAGTAAACAGCACGTCCAACACCTGACCAGCAAGTGTGTCCAGTGTCGCGTAGTCCATCGTGATCAGCGGCGCGAGGCGGTCAGTCATTAGATCCCCGCCTTCGCTCTGGCCTCGGCCCACCCGGCAATCAGGTGCATGTTCGGGGGCTGGATGTAATGGGCATGGCCCAGATGTTCGATCACGTAGGGTTTGGGCGGCAACGTCCCGAAGTGATGGAAGAACGCCGCTTCATGGTAGTGGCTCAGGAACAGCTTGACGGCCCAGCGTTGGGCACGGAGATGAATCCGGCCTTGGGGGAGCAGCCCCTGTTCATACGCCGCCTTGGTCTGGGTGTCACGCTTCCAGTTTTTGGTGGCGAGGGCGGTCTTGGCTTGGTCCTCGAAGTCGTGGTTGGCGTTCTTGGCTTCCTCTTGGACCTTGCGGGCCGCATAGAGCTTCCCATAGACGTCAGACTCCTTGGCCTGCTGCCGGGTGAACATCTCTCCGATGATCCAGCAGAGCCGCTTCAGGTTGCCGTTCCATGGCCGTTTCTGGCCTTCCTTCCACTGGACCGTGGGGTCGAGACCGGCGAACCGCCACACCTGTCCACAGGTGGCAAGCGGGGACCGATGGCACTCGGGGCCATGGGGTTCCTTGTGGTTGCAGGGCTTGGCCTTGGCGTCATAGAAGCCGGAATCTTTCCGGACACGGACACACCGGAACGGCTCCATGTCGATATGGGCCAGCAGACCAGCAGAGATGACCGGGCCGATGCCCGTGATGGACTGTGCCCACCGTCCCACCGGATGGTGTTTGCTGTAGACCGCCAACGCCGACTTGACGTTACGCTCCAGCGTACTGGTGTTCTCGGAGAGCCACTCTAGGATGGCATGGGGCTCGTCGTTCTTGGCCAACTGCCGCTGCTGGTGGTCCGCCCGGATACGGTCCCGCTGCATGGTGTAATAGCTGTCCACGAGGAACCGGGCTTCCGTGGCGGTCAGGGTCAGTGCCGCCTTCTTCAGATCCCGATTTAGTTTCTTGACCGGGTCGATCTCGTGCTGGTCGTCATTCATTTCTTCCATCGAGCACTCCATTGGTTACAGTTCTTCCCAAACTCCTGTTTTGGGAAGCGACGTCATTGATTTTTGATCCGACGAGTAGATGTCCGCGAACTCTTTCCACGTCCATCCCACATCAGCAGACCAGTACTTCGGCTGACCCTTGTTATCGAGCTTGGTGCGACTCCGGATCATCCACATGATGATACACCTAATCCAAGACTTGTCAACGCTTAAACTTCGACAGAGTGCCCCAATTCGTCCCCACCTTGGCATCGGCCACGAACTTCAACTGGGGGGACCATCCCACTTGCTCGAAGGGGAGGTGTTCCATTTGATGGAGGAGCCTCGGGACGATCTCATCCACCCGGTCCTCGGGGACGTAGTTCAGGATGGAGTCATGGCAAGACCCCCAGCACGGGGCAATTGAGTGCAGGCCCGCTTGGTGTTCGAGGGCGATGGCCCAGAGGCCCATATCCGTGAGGGTGCCTTGGACGGGGCTGTTAATGGCCTGACGTTCCGCCTTGGCAGCGGTCTCCCGGTGGGGGGACTTGATGAGGGGGAGGTGACGCACGCGCCCCAGCGGGGTCCGTACGGCCTTGTGAGCCAGAGCCTGCCGCTTGGCGTGCTCGTGGTAGGTCTCCAGCTTCGGATACCGCTTGAAGAAGGCATCCCGGAACTCCCCGGCCTTCTCTCGGGTCAACTCCACCCCGTAGTTGGACCGGGCGTAGTTCACGAAGCCGTCCTCCCGCATCCCGAAGACCAGCCCGAAGTTCCCGGCCTTGCCCAACTGCCGGGTCTCCTCGAACTTGTGCGGATTGGTCTTCTCCAGTGCGGAGAGAGTCTCATACGTAAAGCCTGCAAAGGGAGCCGCCGTCTCGATGTGGAGATCCCGGCCTGCCTTGTAGGCCGCGATCATGTTCGTCTCATCGGCAATACAGGCGACCACACGCAGTTCCCCTTGGCTGTAGTCCCGCTCCACGATCACATGGCCGGGAGGAGCGGGGTAGCAACGACGGATACGCTCCGACCACTTCGTATGCTTTGGTACTGTTTGGAAGGCCGGGGCCTTGCACGACAGGCGACCCGTCCGGGCTCCCCCTTCCCCCTCATCCTGATTACCCACGAACAGGTAGTAGGTGGGATGGAGTCGGCCATCTGACCGGAGGTGTTCGAGGAAGCCCACGACGTAGGTGTTGTAGGTCTTCATCACGCCGCTGTCGGCCCGGATGATGTCGATGAAGTCCTTGGCCTTGGGATGGTCTGCGAACATCTCCAAGTGCTCCATGGCGGTGGAGGGACGCTTGATGCCGTCCTTGTCGGGCTTCTCGGTCCACAGGTGAGGCTTGAGGTTCAGGCCCATGGGGGTGAACAGGTAATCCACGAGCATCGACGCCTTGGTCAGGTTCATCGGCCCACCGAACAGCGTCTGGTAGCCGTGTTTGACGACGATCCGGCCCCCCATAATCTTGCAGGCATCCTTGGTAAGCGTGGCATGCTCCGCTTCCAAATCGGCTTTCAGTTCTTGGAAAGCGGGGAGGTCCACACAGATCCCGCCCTGCTCCACCCACTCAAACGCACGAGCAGCGGGATGAAGAATGTTCACGTAGAAGCTGGTGAGCTTCTCGTCCCGGAGGAGTTCCTTCTTCATCGCCGTAGCCACTTGGAGATCGGCATCCACGTCGCCTCCGGCGTAGGGGAGGAGCGTCACCGGGGGGACTTGGTCCATCCGGCTCTTGTCTACCGTAGCGTTGAAACGGTCATCATAACCGGCGAGGGTCGAGGCATAAATCTTGGTGTGGGCGTTCAGGGAGTTGGAGCGGTTCTCATCGATGAGGGAGCCCACGATGGTGGTGTCGAAGGTGAACGTCGAACAGGTGAACTCGCCCCGCTTCCAGAGCCAGTGCAGATCGAACTTGAAGTTCGCTCCTCTGAGACGGACCTGTGAACTGTTCAGCAGGAAGTTGATGGACTTCCGAAAGTCATAGTCCTGCAGGCAGGCGATCTCATGCTGGCGGTCTGCGAACCGGATGACATCGGCTGTTCCCGGCTTGTAGGAGGCTTGGATGGTGACGATGTAGGCACCGGGAGAGGTGAGGGTGGGCTCCGCATACGGGTCCAGCCCCAGCGTCTCCAAGTCCATGGCGACCTCGACGGGTTCAGCCGTGGCAGTGTACTGGGCCTCGATGGCCTGCTGGAGTTCCGAGAAGTCCGGGACGTAGCGATACGCTCCATACACGGGGGTCCATTTGCCGGTGAGACAATAACGGATGGCCAGATTCAAGTCCGTCAACAGGCTCACCTGATAGCCGTGATCAATCTCTCCGATCTCCGGGCTGTAGCTGACGAGGACCGGGGTCGTCCCCAGCATCACCGGGAGGGTGCGACACGACGTGATGGTCCGATTCTTCGGGATGACTTTGTGGGCTTGCAGATATTTGAGGCTCTCTCCCAACGCCAGCACGACCGTGGTCCCATCGGGGATCTCCCCCTCTTCCACCACCGTCACCGGCACCTCGGGGTACCGCCCAAGCACAGAGGACAAGTTCTTCAGCACCTTGGTCGGAGACGCCTTCGACCAGATCACCAACAGCATTACGGCTACCCTCCAGTGGTGACTTCATTGTACTGCATTTGTGCCCACCCGGTCTCCGTGGATTTCCAACGAAAGACGGCTTTGATGGCAGGCTTGATTTCTTCGAGTCGCGCTTTCACCGTGCGACCGGCGAACCCGGTTTGCTGGCCACACGCTTTCAAGGCGTCCTCGGACAGGATATACATCCAGCTTTCGTGGCTTCGCACGAGAACGTACAGACGGAGCCGACTGGCCAACGTGACCCACAGGCCGATCTCCACCCCAGACATCACGTCTGAGGTGACTTCGATAGGGAGGTCAATCCGCCATGGGCCGAGTGCCACCTCATACACCTCGGTAGCCGACAGCCCGCCCTTCACGGCGTAGAGGGTGACCCCCAGCGTGTCTGCCGCGAAGTAGGGGAGGTTCATCGGACGTCTTTCACTTCGAGGGTCAGGGCCTCGTCTGTGACCGTGACGACCGCACGGCACAACGGCTGGCCGAAGAACAGCCCATCGAACTCCCAGTAGGTCTCGCCCTTGCTCGTGCAGAGCCACTCCACGCCGATATCGAGGGCCGGGAAGAGCAGGCCCCGGCGAATGTCTCCGACGTTGATGGACTGGAGGAGCGTGAACTCCTCCTGCCCAGCCGGGGCCGTACGGGGGATCATGCCGTTGATCACGCCGTCACCAGTTCGCCGCCATTCAGGACAGCCGCCTTCCATGCGATGCCCGCGCCCATCAGGAACGCGCCGATGACACGGGGGACCGGGACGGTGTTGGCGTCGAAGTGCCATGAGGCATAGCCCGACTTCATCTGCATGCCCATCTCCGCCAGCTTCTTCAGTTCATCCTGCGGGTTGCCCGTCCACTCCGCCCGGAGCGAGATCGACGTGCCCTGTACCCGTGCCGCCACCTTGACATCCGCCCCCACGGCAATCGTGTAATACACGCTGCCCGTGGACGTGCCGTGGACTTTCTGGCCCAGAGCCTGTGCCGCCTTCAGGTCGATCACTTCCGGGACGGGCTTGGCGATCCCCAGAGAGGCCACCACCACCGGAGACCCCTGCACGCTCACACCCGCTGCCAGCAGGACGTTGATGGCCTGCGTTTCCGACACGATAAGCGGAATCGCCTTCGGCAATCCCACCCCCGCGAAAAGCTGATCGGACAACTGCTTCGCCTCGTAAAGGCTCCACCCCGTGGCCACGCGAATCGCCTTGATGACGACGATCTTGTTGGCGTCCGCTCCGACACCGATCACCTTGATGGTCACCGGGGCTGGAGCCGGGTCCGACCAGACCGAGACCGGAGTCGCCGGGGGAGTCGCTGGGAAGCCCGCTGCCGAATGCAGGTCCGCCATCCAGATCGCAATCGCGTTCGTGTTCTTGTCCACCAACGCCGCCGGTCCCTCGCCCTTCATCAGCGTGGGCGTCCCCATGGTCAGTTGAATCGTGTTCGGCGTGCCGTTCAAGACCGCCGAGACGGAATATAGGGACACGTCGAACTTCGTGCCTGCCGCCACAAGGGCCTTGGCCTGCTGCGTCACGACGGAACTCGATCCGAAGACCTTGCTGAAAAACATCACTTGGGCGTCCGTGCTAAACTTCAAAGCCATCACTCACTCCTTGAGAAAATCGAACTGCAACCATGGTAGCACGACTGGAAGGCCCGTGTCAATTCACGGTTTTCTTGGCCTTCTTCCCGGCAGTCCACACGCTCCGCGACGAGGCGTCGATGGGGGAGAACGCCTTGGCCTTCGCATGACCCTCCGGGAGGATCACCCGCTTCGCCTTGTAGATGAACCGGGACTCCTCCTCTTTCGCCCGCTTCGGCTGGCTCACCCGCTTCGGAGGGATGTTCACGAACTCGTACTCATCGTCCTGATAGGACCACTTGGGAGGCTGTGCCGGGGCCTTGTATTCCTTGGCCGGAGCCACGTCCTTCACGCCGAAGTTCGCCACCAGATACGCCACCTGAGCTTTCGATTCCACCGCCTTCGAGCAGTAGTGCTTCCGCACGTAGCCGATGGCGTCCTCTTCGCCCAGCATCTCCACGACAAGAGCCGACATCAGCATGCCCGTCCTGCCATGGCCCCCGATGCACCCGATGTGGACCGTCTTGCCGTCCTGCAACTGAGTGCAGAGCCATGCGACCAGCTTCCGAAACCGCAGGGCCTCCCGTGGGGCCTGCATGTCCGTAATGGCGTAGTAGACCTCGACCACCCGCTGCTCGTCCCACGGGTCCGACGAGAGCCCGCTCGTGCTCCCCGACTGCAGGGACACGTAGACGTCCGCCTTGGTCATGGCGGGCAGACTCGCACTCCCGCCATAGAGCGTACCCTTCCCCAACTTCAGGGCCGGGTGAGACTCGTAGCACCGTGGGGCCAGATCCGTCCCCACGAAGTCTTCCGACCGGTAGATGGCCATGTTAGCTCACCCTCTCGAACACGGTCACGGACTGGTTCGGAAACACTTGGAACGTCCCGACTTCCTTGGCCTGCTTCCCAAGGAACGTCGCCAGTGTCGGCTTGACGTCTACCTTCTTCTTCGGCTGCTTTTGCGCCGCGATCACCTTGGCGTACTTGTTCGGGCTCGAAGACTTTTCCTTCGCAGGACGCTGAGCGTCTACGGCCTTCCAATCGACGTAGCCGCGAATCGTGGGCTCCCCCTTGTCATTGACCGGGAAGAATTTCTGAAGCAACTCGACGGCCATGGTCGCCACCTGTGGCTTGTCCACGCCAAGGGCCTCTGTCGCCACCATCAGGTTGAGCATCTCCCCCGCCCGCTGCACGTCGAGGATCGTCGCCAGCATCGTGGCATTCGGCCCGGTGTACATCAGGCCCTTATTGAAGACCGGGGCGGTGTTGTGGGCCAGCGTGTAGCCGGTGTCCACCATCATCTCCATCGACGTCTCACCCGCGATCACGGACGCCAGCGCATCCGCAATGCCGCCCCACGCAGGGCCACCGTAGCTGGAGGACCATGCGCCATGATGGTAGGCATACGACATGGCCTTCGTCATGGCTCCCACGGTCATGTCCGCCGGGGCCTGATTCAGGTAGCGGCCCATCGCTTCGTCCTCGCCGCCATGGCTGCTGACGACCTTCAGGAACTCCACCGTCTTTTCCCCGAACTGATTTTTGATCTGGGTCCAGAGCGCGGCAGACGGCTGAGACTTCAGGTGGCGCATCTCACGCACCGTGACCAGCAGGAGGTAATGGAGCATCCGCTCTCCCTGCTTGATGCAAGTGGTCGTGTACGCATCCATGATAGCCACCGCCCACTCCGGGAGGGGCTCGTTGACCGTGAAGGTACTGCGGACAATCGACGCCGCATGGTTCAACGTGTAGAATTCGACCGCATGCTTCATGGGAGATTCCATCCCGCACGTCAGCTTGTACGCCGTGGTGGAGGCACTGAAGACCTGTGTCGGCAGATCCGACCAGTTATGCAAGTGGGTCTGCGGAGCCGCATTGTAATGCGCCAGCGTGTTTTCGGGTAGATACTTCATCGGGCCGTCACTCCTTGACAAAAAACGACTAGGACAAGTTTACACAATCCGGGGGAGCTTGTCAATCCCCGGTTTGACGGCCTCGATCTGCACAGTCACGGGTGGGAGCCGAGTCAGATTCGTCTTCCAGAACCGCAGCCACGCCCACCGACGATACCGCTTGATCTTGCCCCGGATGGTCGGAGTGATCCGGAACTTCTGCACGAAGGCATACTGCTCCTTGGTTTCGACGGCATGCGGGTAGTAATTGGCCCGGACGTACTCGATGGGCTTCTTCACCCCGAACGCCTTGGCGAGGATGGCCAAGAACAGCCCTGTCCGCCCCTTCCCGGCCATGCAGCCCACGTAGACGGGCTCTCCGGCCAGAATCAAGTCAATCGCCTTGCTCAGGCCCCGGTAGAGGATTTTCCGGTCAGGCACTTGGAAATCCGAGGTGGGGATATCCACCGCACACACCTTGACGATCTCCTTGGCCATCTTCACGCCCTTCATGGTGGGGGGGCAGTCCATGAACGGACCTCCGGTCACCACGAAGTACTGACGCTTGTTCACGGGCACGTTCAACTGTCCAACCATCTGCTACTCCTTAGCCCTTCCAGTGTATCACACGGACGCATTCATCGCCGTGGCCGTCGAGTCTACGATAGCTCTCGACACCTGTCCCGACCATCCGCACGCCTTGCAGCCTTCCCCGTCGCACGCCTCGTGCTCCTCCAGCATGCGGTTCTGGCCTCTGCCGATCTCCAGCAGGTCCACTCGCTGCATGTCCGTCAGCAGGTTGTTCTGCATCTGGAAGAGCCACGAGTCAAACCGGCGGTTGAACCCGCGCATCGACGTGAACGCCACCGAGTCGAGCATGCGGAACAACTCCTCCGCTGAAATCTTCTCGGCCTGCAACACCTTGAGTACCTTGCTACTGATTCTCATGACGACCTCCGCGCTTCCTTCGCGGCTCCCTCGACACGGGAAATCCGGATGGACTTCGCCGCATGGAAGGCGAGTCGATTACCCCCGAGGCCCGACTGCACCTTCACGCCCGGTAACACCTCGACCGCTCTGGACTCGCTGATCACAATCTCTGGGCCACGATCCACCGTGACCACGATGACATTCGGTTGCATGACGGCCTTGACGACCAGTCGATGCCCTTGAATGTCTATCACCGATCCTACACCTATCCCGATGCTGAGAGCCACCCTACACCGCCTTTCCAAGAATCTGCAAAGCCGCTGAAACGGAGACCATACTTTTGGCTCCAGCCACATACGCGCCAAGGCTCACCACCGACACGCCTTCATTGGCCTTCCATGCCAGCACCCGTTCAATCGCCGGGTCCGTGGTATCCACCCCATCGAGCACAATTTCCTTGTCCGACAGGACGATGGACCGGAGATCCGAGCCCGGAGTAATACGCTCGAACGTGCTGGTGTACTTCGCGTCCACAATCACGACCAGCTTGGCCTTCTTCGCGGGTTGATCCGCCAGAAACGCTTCCAGCTTCGCCAGCAGCAGCCCCGTATGGTCGTAGGCTCCAACGATATTCAGGAACGGCTGTTCGTCCGCTGAGGGAACCAAGTCCAGATACAGACGGTCCACCTTGTTCAGGGACTTCAGCACCATGCCGAGAGCTTCCGGCTTGATCAGGTTGTCGCCCAAGTAGAGCAGAGCTTCGGCCATCGGCTGTGTCGGCACGTCGAAGATCACCGGCACGACGCCAAGGGTCTCGCACACGAACTGGCTGAACTGGGTCACCGCGCCGTTCGCATGCCCGCCGACAGTCGGCACTTTCTCCGTCCAGATCCGACCCGTCGCTCCGTCGAGGCTCAGGACTTCGATGTCCTTGAACGCTTCAAGCGACTGACCCACTCCTACGACACAGGCGCGGTTCATGCTCCGGGCGACGACCGCCGCATGGCAGGTGGCTCCGCCCTTCATCGTCACGACGCCCACCGCTGCCCGCATGCCCGCGATATCATCCGGTGTCGTCTCTTCCGTCACGAGGATGCAAGATTCCTTGCACTCAATTGCCTCTTCCTTGGTGAACACCGGCTTACCCGTCACCACCCCACTGCAGGCCGGGAGACCCGTGAAGGCCGGAGCCACCGTGAACGCCTCATCGACTGTGGCCAACTGCGCTTGATCGAACTGGCGGGCCGAGATGCGCTGGACCGCCGTCTTCGCGTCGATCAGATTCTCCTTGGCCATCTCCACCGCGATCCGCAGAGCCGCTGTCGCTGTCCGCTTCGCATTGCGAACCTGCAGGAGGTACAGCTTGCCATCCTGAATCGTGAACTCGATATCCTGCACGTCCTTCTTCAAGACTTCGAGCAGCCCCACCAGCTTCACCAACTCGCCATGGAGCAGCGGGTTCCACCAGTTCTTCATTTCGTCCAGCGGGAGCGGGGTGCGTGACCCGTTGACGACATCCTCGCCTTGCGCGTTCGGAAGAAACTCGCCCGTGACGACGCGCTCACCCGTGTTCGGGTTGCGCGTGAACAGGACGCCTGAGCCTGAGTTATCGTTCAGGTTCCCGAAGACCATCGCTTGCACCGTGACGGCTGTGCCCCATGCCCGGTCGTACCCGTGCATCTTGCGGTAGACGTCTGCCCGGTCGTTATCCCATGACTTGAACACGGCTTCGATAGCTCCAAGCAATTGCGCCTGTGCGGACGGGAAAGCCACGCCAAGCTGCGCCTGATAGCCGTCCAGTGCATCCTTCAGGGTCTCCGGCTTCCAGCCCTTGTCGAGGCTCGCCGCTGTCGTCCCATACATCGTGACCAGTCGCTTGAAGGAGTCCGCGAAGCACGCAGGCCCGAGACGATTGATCCACTCGGTCGTGTTCGCCCCCTCGATTCCCACGTTCAGGATCGTGTCCATCATGCCGGGGCAGGAGACCCGTGAACCCGAGCGGACGGAGAGGAGCGGCAGATAGCCGAAGTGCTGCTCCAGCTTCGCCAGATAGGACGGCAGGGCCTTGGCGATGGCCTTCATCGTGCCCTTGGGCTTCTTGTCATACTCGGCCCAGACGGATGTCGGGATGACGAACCCCGGAGGCACCGGGACGCCTTCAGACGCCAGCCACACGAGACCGGCCCCCTTGCCACCGAGCAGATCCACGCTGCCCGCGTTTTCGTTGTTGTTCAGACCGAACGGATAGAATTCCATGACTCCTCGTTTCACTCCATTGAACGACGAACTTCCGACCGACCTCTAGTGTCTCACGCGCCGTGACGTTTGTCAATGTGCTCGACTCGCTTGCCGTCCGCCTCCGTGCGACGACCGAACACCCAGCTTAGCATGGGCTAAACCGTTTGTCAAGCGGGCTTTTTAGGCGCAAACTTGAGCACTTTCGCGTAGTCGATCTTCTTGGCCGACTCCGGGAGCTTGTCCCAGACGAATCGATCCCCGCCCTTCGGCAGGCGTTTCTTCGTAGTGGTTTTCTTCATCTTCAGTGCCATCAGTGCTGTCCTCCGTCGCTGCTGCCGCCCCCAATATACTCCATGTGGACTTCGTAGACCTCGACGGGCTTCAGCGAATCATCGCCCGTCTGGTAGGTATACCCCTTCTTCACATTCGTGACTCGAAACCGTGCGCCACTGCCCAGCAGGATTTCACTCTCTGAGCGTCGTCCCTTGTCGTCCAGATCCTTGGCGTTCACCGTAGGCTTCTGAGTCCGATCTTCCTTCGTATAATCTTCCGGCTTTGTCCTGCCGTCTGCGGTCCACTCCGGATGCTCAAACACAATAGGATCTTGCACCCGAGGAAATTCATGCTTAATCCGTCGTGCCGCTTCCACGGACGCGACCTTCGTGCCCTTCGGCAAGGTGATGTAGAACCGCACGGCAGTCCCGACTTCATCCTGATGCTCGAACAGCTTGGTGCCGGGATATCGCTGCCCCAAACTTTCCCATTTCCCTAACGCCGGGTAGCTTCTCGCTCGTCCTCCGGCATCTCCGAGGAAGGTGGACGTGAATCCCTTCTCCTCCCATGGGTGTCCATACAATTCCATGTCCACCAAGTCATCCACCGTCACACCGGGCAGGTAGGCTCCACGTTCCACCACGACATCTTCTTCGAGCACGAGTCCACGGTTGGCGATCAGGTCATCTAGGGCATCTGCGTCCTTCTGTACTTCTTGGAGACGTTCCAGATCCGGCCCTGCCCGCTGGACCGAGTACATCATCTTCTCGCCGGTCGGGCTCGTATAAAACTGGTTCACCTCAATGTGGCCGACGTAATTGCCCTGTGCATCCAGCACTCGTTCATACGGCTCGTCTGGCGTCCGTTCATACGGCTGGCGGGAAAAGGGATGAGGAGCATGTTTGAGATATTCTTCATCGACCGTCATGGTCGAGGCTTCGTGCTCCTCCTTGCTCGATGCCCGCACAAAATGCGCTTTAATCGGGGGTTTATACGTGCCTCGCCGCAAATCGTTGATGTCGTGGTACCCAAACCCGGCATAACCACTCAATGCCCGCTGATCCTCGTAGGGCATGGCCTTGGCCCACTTGGCTCCCGGCCCTTTCTCATGGAACTCGTAGCCCTCGTCACTGGTAAAGCTACGGCCTGTAGTCTTCGACCATTGTCCCTGCTTGTCACGGGGCTGATCGGGATCGTACTTCAGCACTCCAGAAAATTTCGTGATAATGAAGAAATCGCCCTCCCGCATTTCAAACCGGGCGGCATTAGGATCACTCACTGGAGCACCTTCACGGTCATCGTCTTCCCCGGCCCTTTGCTCACCACCTCAAACCGGGTACCACGGGGAAGGATCACTTCCTCTTGATCCTCGTAGCCATGTGCGCCGAGTTCTTCATTCACATCAATGTGGCCCAATCCTTTGGGGGCCAAGACGGTCATCATGAAGTGCCGAGTTGGATTGGCTCCAATATCCTTACGGATATCCTCGATTTTTGAGAGATTTTTCGTGGTGGATACGTAGCCATTATCCTGAAAGACGTCTCCAACCTTGAGTGTGTTCACGACCTGATCGAGGATCGTGCGGGCCAACGTCGCGTCTTCCGTGAGAGGATTTCGCTGCATCTGGGCATCAATGAGTTCGACTTTTCGCCGGTCGTTATATCGGACCTTCCCAGCACGGAGATGCTCATTCGTATATCGAGCCCCTCCCTGCACATAATCAAAAATAGCGAAATTGGTGTCGTTACCTCGCTGGAGTTTATCATAGAGGGCTTTGTCAAAATCCTTCGCCGCGCCTTCGGTCATCTTCGTCCACTGACCTTCGGCATCTCTGGGTTGGGCAGGATCGTACTTCAACGCCCAGAGATAGTCCCGCTTCACCGCAAAGCGGTCTCGGTACTCGGCGCGAAGCTGATCGACCAGCATCAGTCCACGTCCCCACAGGGAGTCACCGTCTGGACGAGCCCTCCCTGAGCCGACAGCGTCCCCACCGTGACTTGATCACAGGGTGTCAACGTCAATACGGAGGCTGTCTGCACAGCAACTCCCTTGAACGACGCGATCAGACCGGGGACACCCGTCCCCGGCGAGGAAGACATCGTAACGGAGATCGGCGCAGCAGTCGCCTGAATCGCATAGGCCGTCGCCATGCTGAGATGCTTGTCTCCCGTCATCACGATGAAGGGCGCACTCGCGGTGGTCGTCGCTCCATTCCCCGCTGCCATGATCACCGACACCACTAATTCCCCGTTGGCAGTGGGCGTAATCGGTCCCAGCGTAATGGGGTCGTTCGCTGTGATCACCCCGAGGTGCTGATCCTTCGGTGCCACACCCGACCCGGCAAATCCCAACACGATGATCTGCATGTACCAACTGCCGCCCATATGAAACGTGTGGCCCGCGCCGACAGTCGGGTGCTGACACCACCAGATGCCCACCTGTCGTCCCGCGACGGGTGTTCCCACAGGGGTCCACGTATTGCCTTTGTTGTCATCCACCGTGGGCGCAGTCGGATTCTCCCAACGTCCACAGATAAGGAGCAGATCACACGCCGAGGTATCAGCGGCCAGTGTGACCGGGCCGCTAAAGTCCGACGCCACCGTGTTCTGGGCGTAGAAATTTTGGACATACCCCATGATCACCTCAGAAGATCCGAGCGGTCACTTTCACGGCATTGGTCAGTGTGACCATCTTCAGACGAGCGAACTTGGCCACGATGTTCATCACTTCGATGCGGCCCACGAACGTGGTGTTCAGCCCGGTGTTCAGTGTGGCTTTGGTGACGTAGTACTTTTCCTCGTTGGTGTCTGCCGTTTGGAGATCCACCGCAAACGTCCCCGGAGTGGCGGCAAACAGGATCTCCACCGAGAGGCAGTTCGGCATGTTGGCGTGCCGCTTCATGTTGATGGCTTGACTGTTCTGCCCATTCCCGCTCATCGTGATGTTCTCATCGTTCCAGACCACCGCTGGGTAGCCGGGGGTCAAGGTCGCAACGGTTCCGGTTCCATAGACTGGCATGAAGATCACCCCTGTGGTTTCTGCGTCATACTCCACGACGCATTGATTTTATCGAGGTCCATGGGCACTTCTTGGGCTCCACGGAGACGGTGTTTCGGGAACCGGGCGCGTGCCGCCTGAGACACCCGCAGGAACTTCGCCTTCTTGTTTTTGCGAACATCCCACTTGAGAATCTGGGCGTAGGTCATGCGTCCACCACCGACACGACATGGACGGTCCTGTAATTGACGCCCGCCTGCTCCGCTTTAATTTCCAGTTGATATTCGACGCCCTTGGGGAGCATACTGTCAATGGAGTCGATGAACCACTCGTAATTCCCATCGCTCCCTGTGACGTAGGCCATGGGCACCTCCTCGAAAGGAGGGACGACGTTGCCCCGGTAGTCTCGGAGGGAGGCCGTCACCGTGGCGGAGTTCAGGTAGATGTTGTCGTCCGTGGACTTGAGGCCCATCAGCGAGATGATCTGGTCGTTGCCGCGCTTCACCACAATTCTCATAGGACTCGCTCCACACAGCACGTCTTCATACCTTCACTGGTAATCAGGTAGCGGATCTTCACCATGGCCGTCGCGGTGATGGTATGCCCGTTGATCTCGATCCCTGTGGCCATCTGTTGTACCTGTACCATAGTGGCTTCGACAAGCGTCGTGCAATCAAGTGCCGCACAGGCTACCACCAATGTCCGGACCTTGATGGTGCTGATGAGGCAGGGGGCGAATCCGGGGATGACCGGGACGGGTGCCGTCTCTAGCCAATACGCACCGGGATAGACGCCGCCAACGATCACTTACTGGATCTCCCACGCCTGTCCTGAGACGATGAACCCCGGTGTGCCGTTGAAGTTCGCGCCATCCTTGCGTGTGATCACCATGGTGGACCCGCTGGGGTTCACATCGAGCGCGACCCGGCCTGACGCCCCGTCAATGGCGTAGTCAATGTGATTCAACTGGTACGGGGCCATGTTCCACGGCATCCCGATATACAACTGTGTGGCCGATCCGGTCAGGGTGTTGCCTCCAGAGAACCACGAGACATAGATACTCCACCACATCGTGTTGTCAATCAGCATGACGCGATGCCGGAGGATGGCTTGGGCGGCAACCGTCCACGTCGCCCCATTGGCCGCGAAGTTACCAGCGGCAAATGGCACGTCATACCAGCGGCCCATCGGGTTCGGACGGCCCCGCTCGTAGACGTTCTGCTGGATGTAGGCACTGCCTGCTCGACTGAAATACACCGGAGTCGTTGACGCCACCGTTCCGGCATCATTCGTGGCTTGCAGAATCAACGCCTGTGAATTGGCCACCCAGCGAAACATGCGCTGGTCCACCGGGGCGGTCGTTTCTTTGAACCGGACCTCTGGAGCAGCACTGGACAGTTCAAGGATGCCGGAAGGCATGTTGACCTGTGACGAGAACGTCTGCGCCACTGTGAAATTGTTCGTCTGGTTCGTGATGGCGCAGTTCGCTGGCGGCACGCCCTGTGGGCCTTGGATACCCTGCGGACCTTGTGTGCCCTGTGCCCCGGTATCTCCCTTGACGCCCTGTGGGCCTTGACTCCCTGTGGCTCCGGTATCACCTTTCACGCCCTGTGGGCCTTGTGGGCCTTGCGGACCCACTGGACCGGGTTCCGCCAGTGCGGCCACGATATCGATGCCTGCCACGCGGACCACATCATCTGACCCGAGGTTCAGCAGTTCGATGTCTTCGGTATCAGCCTCGTTCCGGGCGAAGATGCCCTGATCATTCGCAAATCCCAGTGCCCCAGACGTGGCCGGATGTTGCCCCGCCCGGATGCCATCACTCGTCCAGATCTCTCCGAACTCCTGATCAGGTTGGCCGAGCGGGACCGAGGTCGCGGGGATGATGGCGTAGGCTTCCACCCGCAGATTGCGGCCATCCCAGTCGAGATAGCCCGCGCCCGCCGTCCCAAAGGACAACCGCCCCACGTCCATGCTGCCACGCGCAATCGACTGATCCTCTCTGAACACGTTCTGGACATCGGTCAAGGCCACATTCGAGGCGAGTCCAGACGACGGGATGGTGGACATGGACCCCAGCACCCCCGTCCCCGTCTCCACCGTGACGTAGCCGGAGGGCAGGGCCGATAGCTCCTGTGCGTTGGGCAGGTAGCCCTCCGGGGCACGCCCCGCTTTCTGCAACGCCCGTCTGGCTCCTCCGAGATCTTGCACGATGAACGGCGTCATGCCTGCGCCCGCGACGTCAATCACGGTGCCGGTCATGGTCAGATACGGGCCGAGGCTGATCTCCTGCATGTCGCCGCCACCGGCTCCGTCACCCCGACCGAACAGCAGGTTCTCGTCGGTCAGTTCGATGACGTCGGTGCCACCCGGTTCGTGAGTCGCATGATGCACGACAAGGCCGACCGGCCCAAGATCGACCCAGCCAGACTCCCCCCCGCCCCCGCCTGCTTCGTAGAACTTCGTCTCGGTGTGAAAAATGCTGTTGCCACCGCCGTACAACCCCATCCCACCCGTGGCGTAGGTACTGTCCGTGCCGGTGATCACCAGCGTGCCGTTGACGTACGCCCGGAGCGTCGAGCCTTCCGCTTCCAAGCGCAGCACCGATCCGGTAGCCACCGCTGGACCAGTCCCGAGACTGGTGAACGTCATCGCCGTCTTTCTGTAGAGTTCACACGAGGTCAACCCCACCACGTAGAACAGGTAGCCGTTGCTATCCGCCCCATTCGGGGAGAGCCGCACCATGATGCCGGGACTGTTTGTGCTGGAGGTCGTTACTTTGGACTCGACGGCCTGATTCGCAGACGGAGACAGGTTGTACGGGTAGGACATCCCGATGCCCCCGCCTCCGGGTTCGCATCGGTTGGTGTTGATCGCCCACGACTGATTCAGATCCAGCCACTGGTGTGAGCCACTGCCGCCGTAGGTGTTATCGAGAGTGGAGCCGGTCAGAGCACCATTCGAGCGGATGAACGAGTCCGAGGCGACGACCGTCCACGCTCCGACAGCTTCCTTCCATCCCCAGAGATGGCCGGTGTCTTCAACGATCCACACATCTCCGGGATCGCCAGTTTCTGGCAACTCTTCTTCGGTCGAAACGATACCTTGGATGGTCAGTCCCCCTCCGGAGGGGCCTTCGGGTCCGGTCGGGCCTTCTGGGCCGACGATGGGACCGGCATCCACCCAGCCGCCTGAACTCGTGCCCGCTTGGTAATACTTGAAGTTGTCGATGGCGTCGGACGAGGAGATCCCCAACAGACCCGGCTTGCCGAGCAGATAGGTGTCGTCCTCTGCGGCGACGAACAAGGCTCCGTTGACGTAGCCCTTCAGGTACGGCCCATCGACCTCGAACCGCAACGTGTAGCCCGCGCCCGTGGGGAACGCATTGGTTGCCAGCGTGACGTAGGCAAGGTCCGTCTTCTTCTCGATGCTCAGCCCACCGCCGTGACCGAGCGCACGAAACACATAGCCATTGCCTGTTGCGCCGTTCGCCGCCCACCGGGTGATGAGGCCGATCCCATCGTTGTGAAGACCAATCGTGGCTTCGATGGCCGTCTGCATCTCATCGGGCGCATCCGTCACGACGGTGATGCCATCCGTCCCTCCAGCCGTGGCGCGGTTACTGGTCACCGTCCAAGTGGTCGCCACGTTCGCCCAGTGCAGCGATCCGAATCCTCCTGCCGCATGGTCCAGTGAGGAACCAGTCAACGCCCCATTGGATCGATTGAACGAGTCGGACGCACGGACAGTCGCATAGTCCGGGTGACTCGCCGTGGAATCCCACGCCCAGACATGGCCGGTGTCCGCAACGAGGTACGCATCACCAGCCGTACCAGTTGTTGGCAATGCCGCACGAGTCGAGACCGTCCCGGTCAGTTCGATGCCGGGTCCGGGCGGGCCTTCGGGACCAGCGGGACCAGTCGGACCAGCGGGACCAGTCTCTCCGGCTCCCATCGGATTCCAGATGGGTACCCACTCCGTGGTAGCGGGATCGGGACTGCTCATGTGATGACCATCATCCGCTGCTGTGGCGGTTTTTCTGTGATCTCAAACGAATGAGCACGCCACGGCGCATTCGTCGTGCCGGTCAAACTCACCGTGAGAAGACCGATGTTTTGCGTCAAGGGCGCAAACGTATGCACCGCGATCAACGCGCCCGCTCCTGACGGTTGCACCAACTGATTCGTCCACCCAGTGGGAGGCGTGTTCATCGAGGTCGCCGCCGTGCCGCGTGTCGCCATCCGCAATCCAGACGACGAACCGTTAATGGTGGTGACGGGCGCACAAGACGGGTAGTCAATCGTCTGGGAGTTCGACCCATTGGCTGTGCCGGTTGGGGCCGCATTCACTCCCAAGAGCATTCCGGGGATCGGACGCAACACAATCACAGCAATATGGGAGGCACCGGTCCACGCTCCGGTCGTCGTGGTGGACGCCGTTGCCACGAACCACGCAGACACAAACGCGAGCGTGTTCGCGCCCCCGGTGTATGCCACCGTCCAGTTCGGCACGGTCCCACTCGCCGTGGGTTTGGTTGGAGCCGTGTTACTCGCCGCTCGCGTGATGACCCAGATCAAATCGCCTGCGGCGTGCGTCGGGATCGCCACACTGGTTGCCGCCGCGCCACCTGTGCCTTGAATCGTCATGGCGTGTGCTCGATGTACAGCGTGACCGTGAGATTCGACGGGGTCACCGCTGGCGACGACAAGACCAGCGTCAATTCATCGTCTGCGGCCAGTGCCTGACTGAAGGCCGTCGTGGTCGCCGTTCCGGTGACCGTAATCACGCTGCCGAGATTGCTCCCGTTCCGCCTCAACTGCACACCCACACTGGTTCCGGAACCAATCTTGTGGCGCAATCCAATCAACGTCGCGGCCTGCGTGCCGTTGAACGGGACGAACATCGAGGGCATCGTGGTAATCGCGGTCACGTCACCATACAACGCCCACGTATGGCCGAGGCGGAAGGGACGAGTGATGCCAGCGGCTCCCGTGCTTCCCGCAGGACCGGTCAAGTTCATGCGCTGGGTCCACGCGGAACTCCCAGTCTTCTCGTAGACGTCACCGTTCGACGTGTTCAGGTACCAGTCTCCGACCACGCTGCCGGAGAGCGATCCTGACGGAACACCGGAACCAGAGAACCACGCTTCACCGGGAGTTCCGGGCGCACCGGTTGGCCCAGTCACCCCTGCGGCTCCGGCGGCTCCAGCCGGTCCTGTTGGCCCAGTCGGGCCGGTGGGTCCGGGAGGCCCGACTGCGGTCGTTGCGCCGATCCCCGGCCATGGTTCAGGGGGGGTGGTGACCCCCGACTTCACGCACATGTAGGCGATGCCGTCCGCCCCGATGACGATGTCCCCATCGTTGTAGGTGCCGGAGGTGTAATCGCCCACGTAATCGAGATCGGTACTGCCGCCTGTGCCTGAGCCGTCTTCTCCCGGTGGGCCTTGTGGACCCTCTGGACCTTCGGGACCGGCTGGCCCTTGAATACCTTGGATGCCTTGGGGACCGGTCGCTCCGGTATCACCCGTGTCACCTTTGGGGCCTTGCGATCCCGTCGCGCCAGTCGTGCCCTGAATGCCTTGAATGCCTTGCGGGCCGGTGTTGCCCGTGTCCCCCTTGGGACCGGTCGATCCGGTAGCTCCTGTCGAGCCCGTGGCTCCGGTAGGTCCGGGATCACCTTGGGGACCGGCTGGTCCCGTCGATCCCGTCGCACCAGCAGGGCCTTGAGGACCGGTCGAGCCGGGGATGCCCTGATCTCCCTCTGGACCTTCGGGGCCTGCGGGTCCGGGTGGGCCTTGCAGATTGCCTGCGTCCACCCATGAATCGCCATCCCACACCCAGAGGTGACCCGTGTCAGACGTGATCCACGCATCGCCTTCGGCGTTGCCCGTGGAGGGCAGGCTCGTGTATGTGGGAACGCTGCCTTTGATGGCAATGCCGGTTCCGGGTGGGCCTTCGGGACCATCGGGGCCTTCGGGTCCGGGCACACCTTGGGGACCAGTCGGACCTTGGATGCCTTGAGGGCCGGTCGATCCCGTAGCTCCGGTGTTCCCGGTATCGCCCTTCGGACCAGTCGGACCTTCGGGTCCGGGGAACCCCATCTCCCCCTGTACCCCGGCAGGGCCTTGGTCGCCGGTATTGCCTTTCAGCCCTTGGACGCCCTGTGGCCCCTGTGGACCCATAGGCCCCTCTGGGCCGGTCGATCCGGTCGCCCCGGCGGGTCCAGTGCCTCCGGTCGCTCCCGCCACGCCTTGAGGCCCCTGTGCCCCCGTAGGGCCTGCGGGGCCAGTGGCTCCGGGAGGTCCAGTCGCCCCGTCCTCCCCATCGGCTCCGGGCACCCCTTGGGGGCCTTCAGGACCGGCGATCCCGGTCTCTCCGGGGGGTCCGGTGGCTCCAGCGGGTCCGGTCGCTCCTGTGGCCCCTGTGAGCCCCGTATCACCCTTGGGGCCTGCGGGGCCGGTGGACCCGGTCGCCCCGGCTGGGCCAGTCGCCCCGGTGTTGCCGGGGATGCCCTGTATGCCTTGGACGCCAGTGGAGCCTTGGATGCCCTGAATCCCCTGTGGACCTTCGGAGCCTGCGGGGCCAATCTCGCCTTGGGGACCGACCGGGCCTTGCGGGCCTTCTGGTCCCTGCGGACCTTGGGGAAACGCGCCCGCGTCGAACCATGCAGAGGTGTCCGCATCCCAGACCCAGAGATGTCCGGTATCGGCGGTGATCCATGCGTCTCCCGGCTGAGCGGTAGAGGGGAGATCATCGGCAGTGGGCACCGTGCCCTGCAGATCGATGCTCGTCCCCGGAGGGCCAGTCGGCCCAATCGGACCTTCCGGACCTATCGTGCCTTCCGGACCTTGTGGACCTTGGCTTCCCGCTGGTCCCTCGATCCCTTGCGGGCCATCCGGGCCGGGATCACCTTGGGGACCGGGCACACCCGAATCCCCTTGGGCTCCAGTCGGCCCTTGATCTCCTTGCGGACCTTGCGGTCCCACAGGGCCTTGAATCTGTCCGGTGTCAATCCACGTCTCCGACGTCGAATCCCAGACCCACAGATGTCCGGTGTCTTCGGTGATCCACCCTTCACCGGGGTCACCCGTGGGCGGGAGATCATCGGACGTGGGCACCGAGCCTTCGATAGCGAGACCGGCTCCCGGTGGACCTTCGGGGCCTTCCGGACCCACTGGACCTTCAGGACCGGGAGGACCAACGATGCCTGACTGTCTCAGGTCATCGAGCATCTTCTTCGTGATGGTCGCCGCCACCCAGTCGCCTGCGAGGATGTTCCGCGTCGAGGTCGCTTCTGCCCCTCGCTCCACCGTCAGCGTGTCGCCGTCAATGGCGAGGACACGGATGATCTCGGCGTTGGTGGGTTCGGGGAGGAGATTCTTCGGCCAGACGGACGCATTAAAGGGCACGGCAGGGAACCGTGTGCCTTGGCCCGCCTTCACCACGAGGAGATCCCCGGACCCCGGAGGAGTGGGGGCTGTTACGACCGTTGCTACAGCAAAGTTCGTATAGGCGTCCATCGGCTCAGCAGACTCCTGTCAGGGACGCCACAGTGTACCCTCAGCCCTGCACCGACACAACCCCTATTTTTCCTGCACTTGGTTGCAGTTAATCAGGCCATGCCCGAGTCGCTCCGGTACGGTAGACATGGTCCCGCATCCACGAATCGGACATCGCATCCTGTGTCACGTCCCATTGGTTGTTGCGACGAACCCAGAGCGCGAACGCTGTCACGACCATTACCAGACCCACCACGATGATTGCCATAGTTTCCTCCAAACAGTGAAGGGACCGGAAAGAGTCATCGCCTTGCGGCTCGTCCCCCCGGTCTCTCGCGTCCTTCATTCACGCCGGTTTCTTTGGTCCGGAAACTCAGCCCATACGGGCCGTCCTTTGTTTGCGGCCACTACACCGCTTCATCTTCATCGGGGATTGGTCCCCAGACTAGCCGGTCGTGATCCGGCTGGGCTCAGTAAAGTGCGACCGGCTGCGCGGGGCTCACCAACGCCTGCACACAGGCGGGGCACACCGCATAGCCATGGAGCACTTTGGTCTCGAACGACGGCTGCTCACAGAAGAAACAATTCACTTCCGCCTTCGTGGCCACGAGCACCGACTCCAGAAATTCGTCTGCCGCTAAAGGTTCGAGGTCGCCCAGATCACCGGGGTTCGGGCCGTAGCTGTCCACGTTCGAGCCATCCGTCACGGTCACCGACACCGCGCCCGTCGCCTTGGCCAATGACTCCGCGAGAGTCGGCACCTCAATTGAGGTGACCGGTGCCTCAATTGAGGTCGTGGCGACGGAGGCTTTCGCCTCCGCCTTCTCCACCGCTGCCAGCCACTCGGCCTTGAGCCCGTAGTGCTCCGCGCAATCCGGGCCGAACCCCGCATGCACCGACCGCTGCTCCTTGCCCTTGCCGACTTCCTTGTTGCAGAAGCAGCAGTTCCCCGTCAGCTTGCCATGGTCCTTGGCGACACGCGCCGGGTTCTTGCTGAATTCCTGCAGGAGCACCACCAGTGCGTCCTTCAGTTCCTGCGTGAGGTGGCCTGCGAAGAACTGACCTTCCGGGCTCACCCGACCGTAGAACGTGCGGTGAGGATACTGCCCCTCGCCCATCACCGACAGGTGCCCCGGAGTCTTCGACTTCGGGCCGTTCACCGAGATGACGACCTTGACGTTGTTGAGCACCAGACGGACCTTCGGGAACTTGAGGTGTTCCTTGGCCTTGTTGAAGAGGGCCACGACACCCGAGAAGTCACCGACGCTCACGACGACCGGGGCCACGACGGGGGCCACGACCGGAGCCGTCGCACGGGCGATCAGCTTCTCGATCCACGGGGCCTGCTTCGGCGTCAAGCCGCCGTACTTCTTGTAGGACGCGATCAGGTCCGACGCAAACTTCGCGTCATTGAACTTGAGGCTTGAGAGGACCGACTGCAGCTTGGCGACGTTTTCGTGAAGGTTCATACTGGGCTCCTTGTGCCATTCCATTGGCGTGTGTCCGACTTACACACCAATTCTAGCACCCCCTCTGGAGTTTGTCAACTCGCCTGTTTCCCTCGGGATTTCTCAGGATTCTCCATGTAGGACTCCTGTCCCCTGACCCCAAATGCCTCGGCCAGTGCCACGGCGATCACGAAAGACTTCGAGACCCGGTAGCGGGAGGCCCGCTCCTCGACCTCCCTCCGGATGGACTTCAGCACGCAGGACGGCAGAGCCTCCCGCCCGCCCTTAACTGGCTTCTGGCGTCTGATTTTGTTGGGCACGGCGTTGCGCGATCCTTGTCTGGGCAGCACGTCGAGACTTCTCGACCAGCTTTTCCCGGTTCTCCGGCTTCTGCGTCCAGTGCAACCGCTTCTTTCGTGGGAGTCGCACCATCGGCAACGACTGGCGGATCTGTTCCGCCTTGGCCGGAGTCGCGTCTTCCTCGAACAGGGCGTCCAACACGTTCGCACAGGCCCGCAACCGCTTCGCCAACACCTTCACGTCTCTCATCACACCCATCACTGCCCTCCTATGGCCGATGCACGTCACGGTGTTCGACCGGGACGCCTAACTCACTGCCGAGTAACTCCGCCAGAAACACGCTCCGATGCTTGCCACCGACGCACCCGATGTAGCCCGCCGAAATGCCGGGGCTTTTCATCAGGGCCTTGAGAGCCCGGACCTTCGTCCGGAAAGCCGGAGTCTTTTTGATCTCGTCCTGCACAGACTGGTCAAAACCAGTCTTATGACGCAGGCTCCGATTGGCATACGGGTTCCGGAACATCTGCCGCACGTCCACCACGATCCCCCCGGCATCTTTGGGGGGAGGCGCATACTTGTAGCCAAAGGAGACGATCTTCTTCAAGCCCACCGTGGCAACTGGTTGCACGTCCTGCACAGCTTCGAGGGTCGCTTTCTTTTTGGTCATTCGTTCCAAACCACCAGCCAGTTCTCCTTGCCATCCGTGTAGTTCACACACTGGACCTCGCCGTTCCCGGCGAGTGTCATCTCGTCCTTCGTCCACTCCGTGTCGTCATGGATCAGGGTCTGGGGCCATTCCGCTTCCGCCACCGGTACCGTCCACCCGAACTTCGACGCCGCCACGGTCATCTTCAATAGATCGTCATTTGGCATGACTGCTCCCCCAACTGACCGTAGTGGTCACACCCACTCCCGATGATCCCACTCTCGGCTCGATAGCCACCTGCTGCATGCTGAAGTAAATCATGGGTAAACCCGCTGCAATCATCAACCCACCCACCAATCGAGCATTCGGGCCTCTCGAACATGCGCCTGAATTCACACTCGCATGTGATCCCCACGACGTATCCGTGTTCACGCAGTACGAATGTCCCACGACATCTACCGTGTCCCCCTGCGGTACCGCTGTGATGACCCCCGCTACGGCTAATCCTAGCCCGACGAACGTCATGATCGGACTCCGGGCCTTGGTCGTCGGCGGAGCATCGAGCTTGGCGCGTGCTGCCGCCCGTCTTCGTCCTGTCTCCGCGATATCACAGGCAATATTCTTCTGTTCGACAGACATCACCGGCCAGTATGCGGCCATGAACTCTGCCTCTGACACTTCACACTTTGGTTTTATCTCCAGCAAAGGGGTACTTTCTCCCTGTGCCCACACTCGCCCGCCCATGGTCAGCGTACTCACCACGAGCCACCACGCCACTTGCCGCTTCACTGTCCTGCCTCCTTGGGTCCAATCACCACACCCGGATGGACCAGCGTCAGACTCCGAATCGCCAGTTCCTTGTAGACCGCACTCGGTCGCAGGTCAAATCGGATGGCCTGTGCCAGTTCGTACGCTTCCTCGAAGTCGAGGCCCATGACGTACGCCTCCCCTGCGGGTTCGTCGTCTACCTGCACGCTGTTGTTGATCACCAGATCGTAGGTCACGAAATACACGTTTCGCCGTTCCATGGTCAGATCCTCTGCTCACTGAGCGGACGCAGACCGACCTTGGCCGGGTCCACCAACTTGAGGACGTCCTTCTTCAGGCCCGCTGCATCCACCTGTCCCCAGAGGGACGAGATGTGTGAGGACCATGTGGGCCGGGACATGCACCCCGCCAGATAGCGGTCGCTCGTGGACGTCAGAGCCTGTGCGAGTTTGCTTGCCAGTTCCTTGCGAGTCACTTGTTCACTCCTTGAATCGGACCCTGAGTTTCTCACATGGGAGAAACCTTGTCAACTACTTCCTTCGTTCCTCATCGTAAATAGCCGAGAGCCATCGGTTAGTCTGGACACACTCCGCCTTGACCTCCCCTAAACGGGCGAAGATAGCTGCCAACAATCCTGCGAACATCCCAACAATCAGCGGTAGTCCGATCTCACTCATCTCAGTCCTCGTGCCGGTTGTTGAACGCCCGCATCTCTGCTGCCGAGAACCCCATGGTGCCGAGCGACGTGTCGAGCCCGGTCACCCGCGTAAAGACGCTCTGAAGCGCATCGTTGTACACCTCGCTCACCGTGGCGACGTTCTTGAGCTTCCCTGCCCGGAGGTAGCTCGCCACGACCGTGTAGGTATCCGAAAGGTCCAACACGATATGTACGACGTTCACCCGCTTGCCCTCGGAGTTCACCGAGTTGATCCGCATCGACAGGGTGTTCTCACTGCCGATCAGATTTTTCGCGCCGGTCATGACGAGAAACTTGCGCCCGCCGAGTTGTTCGAGAATCGTTTGTGCCACTTGAAGATTTGCCATACAGAGATTCTCTCACACCTCGCTGGAGTTTGTCAACTACCGCTCCAGCCGGGGGATTTCCTTGAGCAATGCCACGTAGTACTCCCCCCGCAGATTCCCATCCGCCCACTGCTCTGCCAGCAAGAGCTTCGACCAGACGCCGAAGACCTCCCCGTTGTGAACCACGACGTACTTGCCCTTCTTCATGAGGCCCATCTCAATTCATCTTGTTTTGACTGAGCCCCGGCTCCTGCGTCATGCCATAGGCGGCAAGGGTGGCACCCTCGAACGCCTTGATGAACTCAATCGCCTGCGGCACGTTGAACGTCAGATGTCCCCATCCATCCGCGCCCACGGGCAAATGCTGGATGTTGATCGACACGTTCCCTTCGGGGGTGACCGCCACTTCCACTGTCATCGGATCTTCTGCTCTCATGTCAGTCCTGTGCCTTCCAGACATCTCCGTCCGGGAACGTGAACGTGTGGTCCTCCAGCAGAGTCATGTTGTCGAGGTAATCCACGAGCAACTGGACCTTGGCAGTCAACTCCTTGATGACGAACTTCTGGGCCTCCACGGTCAACGTGGGGTCGTCTGGGGGCAGTTCCGGGGGCAGATGGTGGTTCTGGTGGTTAGTCATAGGCCACGTCCGCTGCAACGGCTCTGAGAGCCTCCCACTGCTGTTCCGTGACCCCAACCCGCCGTGCCTCCTCCAGCAGGGCTCCTGTGGCCTCTCGGGCCGCATGGCGGGCAATCCAGTAGCCGACCCCCTTGGGGCCGAAGATGGGCTGGATCTCCGGGCGGACCACCGCCGGATTCTGCCGTCCGTATTCCGCCGTGCCCTTGAACACGGCATCGAGATATAAGTCCTTCATACCCATTCTCCTCTCAAACACTGCATCCGATAATCCTCTGCCGTCGAGACGCCGGGGAGATGCTCCACCGTGCTCGTGCCATCCGGCCAGACGATGATGAGGGGCCGGTGGGCCTGTCGCGCATACCGAATGGTCGCCCACGTCCCGGAGCCCCGCATCTGCTCCTTCGTTTCCTTGGGAGTCGCAATCAGGATATCCGACTCCCGGACGATGTCCCGATTGCGGTCGAGGAAGAACTTCACCGGCATCACCATGTCGCACTGGCACTTCTCCGACCGCTTCCAGAGGGTGTCCTTGTGGGACACGCCGGGACAGCCGATCAGAAAGTAGCCGAGCACCTTGGCCATGCCGTGAAACTGCTCATCGGCCCCTTGGCACATCCCATGACTCGCCTGCGTGGCTCCCCCCGTCCACATATCTCCGAGCAGCATGTGGACTTGGAGCATCTGGTCATTGGTCATGCCCGCGCTAGTTCCAGAAAACCCAATCCGCATCGCCCGTCTCCCTGCGTCCCCGCTTCGCCCGTGTGCTCTCCATGACGGCCACGCTCATGGTCCCGTGGATGTAGAACAACGTCGTCACCAGTTCCCGGCACTCCTGACAGAGGGTGTGGTGGGTCTGTCCATCGGTCATGTCTGACAACGCCTCCGTGCCTTGGCACACCGCACACGTTGTCATGACACCACCGCTTCGGATTGCACTTGAATGCCATGCTCCCCGAGGGGCTCCAGATCGGACGGCTTCAACCGCAAGCCTGCCGAGAGCCACCACGACCGGGTCGCCAACTCCGCACCATACGGCGTCAGGGACAGCACCGCGAAGTGGACGTGCTGTGTGCCCACGGTCGTCACCTTGAATCCGGGTGGAGCCATGGCATACAGCCGCTCTGCCGTCGAGGACACCATCTCCGGGCCAGTGTACGCCCTGAAGTGGAACTCCGCCACCCGTAGTCGTCGTACCAGTCGTCGTCTCATCATGGATACTCACCCACTCCTGTTGGGGAAGCTGACGCAGTCTATCAAACGGGCGAGAGGTTTGTCAATCCCCTCGCCCGGTTTATTTACGCCGCTGCCGGAGTCACGCTCACCACCGTGGGGCGTGACCCGAAGGCAAAGCTCTTGTCGTCCTTGGACACCTCGAAGGTAGCCGAGAAGGTGATGGCGTCATTCCGGTTGACCGCCAGCTTGCTGGGGACCGTCACCCAGACCCGCGAAGCGTTCGCCAATTTGACGAGCATCTTGCGAACCGAGCCATAGGCCCCTTCTTGCACCTTCGTGCTCAGGACGACCCCTGAGACCGTCTGACGGCCCTCTGGAGCCGGTCCCTTGACCTCAGCAGCCTCCACCACCTTGGCCTTGGACATCTCGACGTCGCGGGCGAGGGACTTCAGGACAGCCGCCACCTGACGCTCAGAGAGCGAACCGTACTGGCCCAGCTTGCTGATGACGTCCTGCACAAAGCCGTTCTTCGCGTGCAGGTCGTTCTTGGCTTGCTCGACCGCTGCCGCGAACACCGGGTTGGCTTCGAGGAAGGCGACACGGGCCTTCCAGATCTTCATGCGCTTGTGACCGACTTCGGCCTTGGCCTGAAGCTGCGCCAGCTTGAACGCGACGTGGTTGCGGAACCCGAGACGCGCCGTGCAGTCCGACCCGAACACTACCGTCTCGCCCGTGGGCGCGTGGAACGTCGCCGTGATCCAGCGGACGTTGCCGTTCCCGCAATGCACGCAGTGGAACACCTTGCTGCGCCAGTCCGGGCCGAACGTCGCCTGAAGCTCGTTCTCCCAGTCGCGGACTTCCTGCTCGTAGGCCGGAAGGCCCTGCCCGTAGTACTGGGGGCGACGGTTGTCGAAGTAGTTCACGACCTCGTACGCGGAGGGCTCGAAGTGCGTCGGGTTGTGGACGGTCGGGGTCTTTTTCGCCATGGGTTCAAACTCCTTTTGAACGGTTGCCGTGTCTGCCTTACCAGACCATTCTGACAGGTCCGGTAGGGTTTGTCAAGAGCTTACTTGTAAAGCTCCCACTTGCCGTCTGTCCGCAGGCCCACCAACCACACCCGACCCTGATCCCGCACCTGTCCGTAGACCTGAGCCTCGTTGGGACGCAGATGGAGGTTCCAAACCGTCCGCGTGTGCTCGTTGGTCCAGCCCTTGTGCAGGATGACCACCGGCTGCTGTTTGAGTTCGTTTTCCATACCTCTATTCTCCCACACCCAGAGGGGTTTGTCAAGGGCCGGTTTCCCGGCCCCTGATGGCCTCAGAGCACTTCCGTAGACGTCCACGAGGCAGGACGGTCGCTCCGGGTGATGATGAAGTTCTCGCCGCTGTGACGCAGAGCCAGCAGGGCGTTCTCGACCCGCGCCAATTCGTTGTCCGTCGCATTCTGAAACACGTCCGTCCGAAACACAAACCGCCCGTTGAGACTCACGCTGAAGTAGGTTTCCATCTGTCGGTCCTCCTGTGACCTGCAACCATTCTCGCACACACACCAGCGTTTGTCAACACTGCACTTGAGTGCCTACCGCGTGATGGTCCGCACGCCTTGGGGCGTCCGCTTCAGCGTGGCCTTGAACCGGTCAATCTCCGCACGATGCGTCTGTATCCAGTTGTGCTCCCGCACCTCCTGCAGGTAGTCCTCGAACAGAATCACTTCGGCGTCATTCGCATCTGGAGACAGGGCTATCGGCTCACGAGCGGAGAGACGCTCCCATGCCGCCTTATACGCCTTGTTCCGCCCTGCGAGATACGCCTCAAACTCTTCATCGGACACCGACAGTCGATCCACCCACTGCCCGTGATACCACACCTCCACGGCACGGCACTCTGACAGGGGGACCGGACGATCCGTCGCCAGCCACTCGATGGGATTCCCGATCTGCGTCATCATCTCCTGCTGGAGCTTCGGCGTCTTGTTTCGCACGAGATAGTCATACCAGCGGAGCTTCGCCACAAATGCGGGGGCACTGAACCGCACCAAGCCTCCGTTACACAGTTCGGTAATCGCCCGTCCAGTCGGCACCACCGAACGCGCCCATGACGGGCGAGGATCTTTCAGCACAGAAAGTTCCCATATGGCGTTCCAAGAAAACCACAGGAGGGGCTTGGGTTCGTTGATAGCTCGACTCTCTTTCTTCGCATTTCGAGGGCGCAACTTCTTGGCCTTCAGAATCAGATCGAGGTGGTATCCCGTGGTGTAGTGGTACACCAGCGGCGTTTCATCCGGCTTGTGACCGACGTGCCAGTCCGCGCACTCCGGGCACGGGTAGACGTTCAGGCCCTTGGACCGCTCTGGGACGCCTTCCAGATTGTTCTTGAAGATGAGGGCCTTCTGGTGGGCCAGTGCCGCCTCCCGGCTGGGGTGAGACACCTTGCCCGACCGGCAAGTGATGAGGGCCATCAGTAGCCCTCCTCCTCTGCCGCGTACCGCTCACGGGCGTCCTCACGAGCGTCCGGGCTGTTCAGATACTCCTCCAGCCGCTGGCAGTCCCCACAGAGGCGTACGGTGTCGTACTCCGCTGGGGAACCCCATGACCGGGGGGAGGTGCAGACCTCGAAGGTCTCCACGTCTTCCGTTTGCTGACACTTGTCACACAGATTCATTTCGGCCACTCCTTGACCCATTCAGTATCTCACACCCCGAAGGGTTTGTCAACTCACTCCGTGTCCATGGCGTCGAGTCGCGCCCGTGCCGCCCGCACATGGGACAGGGCCGGAACCGTGTCAGGTTGTTCAGAGTGATCCTTGTCGCCCTGAATGTCGCAGTTGTAGACCAGCGTGTCCATCCCGTGCCCGTAGACCTCCGCGATCTTGTCGAGGGTGTGCGTCCGGATGCGGGGGAATTTGGCCTTCAGGTCGTTTTCGTCCAACTCCCGGTCCATCCACTTCGCCACCGCCAGTACCTTCGCCTCGTCCAGTGAGAGCGCGGCCACGACGTAACGGAACACCGTGGCATTCTTGCGCTTGTCCGTTTCCTTCGTCTTGATCGAGATTCTGAAGAGCGTCACCATTGCCATGTCCTCCTTGGACTTCACCTAGTTTCTCACAACTGTGAGAGTTTGTCAAACTCTAAATTTGGAGCCACCGACCGGACTCGAACCGGTGATCCGGGTGTTGCAAACCCGTGCCTTGCCTCTTGGCGACGGTGGCCTTGAATCTTTAGTCTCTCACAACTGTGAGGGTTTGTCAAGTCCTCGGATTTGGGTGATAAATGGGAGGATCTCGAAGTCGTCCGTCCGCTTGAAGCCCCAAAAGTCCACGAGCCAGTCCACGAGGTCGTTGGCCTGTTCCAACGTGCCCTCGAATTCCGGGACGGGCTGTTCGCCGTTCAGTAATACCTTGTAGCGGTTCTGCATCTGCCCACTCCTTGGGAACCTCCATCATAACACAGACTAGCCTTCACCCCAAGCCCGAAGAGGCGGCACATGCCGTTGGGTCAGTTCCCGGCGTTCTTTTTTCCGGGCAGTGGACCATCGGAGGTAGGCGGCATACTCGAACTGCATCACGGTCTTGTGGCACCCGTAGTCAGGCCCTCTCCAGTTGTCCGGATCGTTGGGTTTGTTCTGCCACGTCCCTTGGAAGCGACACGTCGCTCCGGCAACGTCATCCACATGCTGGGCCGGGTCATCGGCTCGGTCGTAGGCGATCTCCAGCATGAGGACGTCCATCCGCTGGCCCGGACCTTTGTTCCAATACCAATTGGCTTCTTCCCCTTTGGGGACGGCTCTCCCGTCATAGCAGATAGGTTCGTGGCCGTAGGGAGTCGCGAACTCGACGCCGATCACACACTGGGGACGATGCTCCCGGACGATGTCCAGCGTGTGCTCGATGTCCTGTGGCTCATACGCAGCTTGACTGCCATCCACCACGAGTTCCCAGTCGAGGAAGGCGGCATCGACCAGATCTGCGATTTTTGGGAACAAATTCCGCAAAATGTCCACGGAAGCCGCACCCTCTCCCACGGCTCCGCCTCGACAGTGCAGAGAGATCATGGGGAGCAGCCCATACTCGTAGCACCGCTCCAGTCGTCGTCGGAGGAGATCGGGGTTCTGAGTGAAGTCGAACGTGCGCCCTTGGTAGTTCGAGACCATCAGGGAGCAGGGGATGCAACGATTGCCACCTATGTCCCGATACTTCGGGGCGACGGTGTGGAACAACTGGTCATCGAAATCAAGCCAGTGCCACGTTCCCAAAATGTCTTTGCCCTCTCCAAGACCGGAGCCTCGGCCTTCGATAGCCACAAGCTGCCGGGGGATAGGACGTCGTCCGAGAGTCACGGTCTCAGGGACGGACCTCGACGTGCGCCAGATTTCCTCGATGTAGGTGGGGGCGATATCCGCGACCAACCATGCCTTCAGGATCTCGTCTCTCGACGGACGGCTCCCGATAGGCCCGCCTCCGGAGATAGGGTCATACAGCGGGACGTGCGGAAGTTCGTCAGCGATACCCATTAGCCTTGTCCCTTCACGATGACCCACGTCTCGTGGGCATGCACTTCACTCTTGGCGACCAGTTGGAACGGCATCTCATCGACCATCGGGCCACCGTTGATGGCAGAGAGGATCTTCCCGCTATCCGACTGCAGCGCGATCTTCATGCCCAGCATGACGGCATCCCGGAGGGCGGATTCGATCATCGACTGGACTTCTTCACGGGTCATCCCGGCAGGACCGGCTGGACCCTCTTCACCGGGAGGGCCTTGTGGCCCCATGGGTCCGGGCGGGCCATCTCGTCCGGGGTCACCTTGGGGGCCGGTGGACCCGTCTCGCCCGTCCATGCCGTCTTTCCCGGTGTCGCCTTGCGGGCCTTGCTCTCCGGGAGGCCCCATCGGTCCCATCTCACCCTTGGCCCCGTCAGGGCCACGTTGGCCGGGTTCACCAGTAGGTCCAGTCGGACCCATCGGCCCCGTAGGGCCTAACGCCCCGTCCGCTCCGGGTTCACCACGCTCTCCCTCTGGTCCTAATGGACCTTCAGGACCGGGAGGACCGGCTGGCCCTGTCTCTCCTTGCGGTCCAGCAGGGCCGGGTTCCCCTTGAGGACCGGGAGGGCCTTGTGCGCCGGGAGGACCGGGAATGCCCCCCGGTGCCCACGCCGCCACGCCGTGATCCTGACACTGTAGGATGATGTAAATCGATTCGTTAAAGCTCGAAACACTCAGCGGCGGCAGTTCAGTTGGACAAGTGCAGGCCATGAGGGTCACCGACCGGACACTTGCTTGCGGTTCATGGGTTCGTCCGGGTCCGTCGATTCAGTCGGCGTGATCAGATCCTGCCGCGACTGCAAGAGCCACAGCAAGGCCGTCTGGGCATGCGTGATGGCAATCGAGATGGCGCGGCTGTCCACATCGGCTCGCTGATCACGCGCCGTGATCATCCGGTCAATGGCATCCTGCAGGGCGAACCGGATCTCCTGCCAGTCTTGGTCCGTCATCGGGGACTTGGTCATCACCACACCTTTACAAGAATCAGCAGCCACAGCAGGATGTTGACGATCAACATCCACTTGATCCACAGCAGGTCACTTGGGATTCTCGACAAAGGTCACCGGGACGCCCGAGAACTTGATCCCGTTCTCCCAGTCGAAGATGGTCTGGCCTTGGATGCGCCCATCGGGCATGACCACGAGCATCCACTGCTCGTCTCCACCAACTTGGTCGAGGGGGCGGGTCTCGAACTGGCGGCTGCTGGCGTCGGCACACTGCCAGTCCGGAGCCCCGTTCATGGCGACGTTTGCTTCCACGTACACCAAGATCCACTTGCCGTTGCTCTGCTTCTTGGCGCGGACCAGTTCCTGCCCACCGGCTCGATCACCGGGACGGAGTTGCCGATCCCAATGCACCTTCGGACGACCATTCTGGTCCCGGTCATTCGGGTCCACACGACCCGTCTTCGCGGCGGCTCCAATCAGAAATCCATCGACTTCAGTCATACCGTGTCCTTTGTAGAGTGGCACTGTCGGATACAGGCCGGTGGGGGGTTTGGGAGGGACAGGAATGGAGTAGGGCGGAAACGCCTCCCAGTTGTCACTGGCATACCGCATCTTATGGAGGGCGGTCATGAACGTCGGGAAACGGGTGCAGCCGTCCCGGCCATTCCCTCGGTCGAAGGCGAAGATCCAGACGGCCTTGGCCCCATGATCGACCGCCAGCTTCCATGCGCCTGCGGCCACGTCGAGGACTAACTGCTCCGGGCGGTCATAGCCCTCTCCGGTGATACCTCGATGGAGGGAGAGGGCCATCGCCCATGGACGGCTTTGGTTTCTGGACACGTCCTCTGCAATTGAGTGCAGGTTCTGTTCAGCGGACTCGTGGCTGTTCGCATACGCGCACACCATCGCATACGAATCAGCGGCGACCTCCCGATCATGAGGGCGACCATCCACGTACTCGTAACAAGGCCAGCCGATACTCCGGGCTAAGCTCCGGGCGTTGGCTGTGGGGGGGTTCTCTGCGGAAATATCCACGAACACCCCTCGGGTCATCCGGTCCACGGGGTGCCGCTCCGCGCCCGCTCCCGCCTCTGCGAGGTTGTACTGGTTGCCCTCGAACCACGCACCCACAGGCAGGGGACGATGGGCCACCACGAACTCCGGCACGGTCGCAGGAGGGGGCTCCTCGGGCTTCGGGAAGGGCTGAGGCTCCATCGTGATCTGGGCTTCACGAATGTCCTCGACTCGCTCCCCGGCGGTCAGCGAGAAGCAGACGAAAAACTGGCCGTTGGGAAGCTCAATCGCGTCAGGGTTGTAGGTATGCTCGACTGGACCGACCAGCCAGCCTCTCGTCGCATCATCGACAGCATGGATAACGAGATTCTGGGGGCCAGAGTAGACCACATGCAAGTCCCCGTCGAGTCGGAAGAGCTTGCCACCATACGCCGGGTAGGCCAGTTGGCAGTAGCGGACGTTGCCATCCTCGTAGACTCCCAGTGTGGTCGTGTTGTTCCACCATGCAGCAGCATGACGGTCGATGCACGTACTGCTGACGATGGGGGAGTTCGGGTCATCGAGGATGACGCTCCCATTGGACAGTTCAATCCGGACCCCGTTGGCCAGTTGGCGATACGGACTGTAGATCAGGGTGCCGTCCACCCCCACGGCGTGCTTGCCCGCATGCGGGATGACCCGGCCCTCACTGGTGGTGAGCCGGGGGCCTTCCGCTGGGATGAGGAGACTCACCCACCGGTTGCCTCCGGCGCATAACTCATTGGCCCGTCCCGGCCACGTCCGTCCATCCTCGGCCTTGAAGTAAGGCTCGGGCAGGGGTGGGTCGTTGAACGCATCCTGCTGCCAGAGGAGGACGTTGTCGAAGAGCCAACCGGGTTGGTTCGCAGGCTCCGCGATGACCCGCGCCGCCTCACCCCGTCGTTGCACCCCTACGTAGCGATCTACTCCGAACGCGATATTGCCCAGACGGTCATAGCGCGGCATGCTGGGCGCACTCTATCACTTTATCAAGCGGGGTGCAAGCCCTACTTGATCGTCCGATTGCGGGTTCAGCGTCTTCTGGATCTCCGCGATCCGCGCCCGGTCATCCCGTGTGCTCGTACCCACGATCTGGCGATATCGCAACAGCCGCTGCTCCTTCTGGAGCTTGTCTCGTTCTTTCTTTGTCACGTTAATTTATCCCTCACGATGATCTGGCTTGGCACATCGTTTACACCGTGGCGCATCTTCTGGAATCTGGTCATCCCTATCTGTCATGTACGGATATTCCGGAATGGCCATATGACACGCCGTCAAGTCATTCGCGTGCAAAGAGACCCGATGGACTTTCGTCCACCGGGTAGTCCATTCGTCTGCTGGATCGTTCAGCCGCCAACGAATGAGGTTCATTACATCGTCACCGCATACAACTGCTTACCAGAGGATTGATCAACGTGATCCCACGTCGCGTCTCGTCCACACGACATCCCATGGAAGTAGCCGCCATTGTAGGTGAGTCCCTGCTCCCGCACGTAGCGGTCGTATGTCTCGGCGTCTTTCTTGGACGTGAAGTAGGCAATCCCGAAACAGATCCGGCTATCGATCTTGACGGGCTGGGGCACGAGCAGCGGGGTGGTCTTCTTCTTTCGCATGTCAGACTCCTTCTGTGCGTCTGAGCTTTCGACGCTCCATAGATCTTAGCACACCACTTCGGGCTTTGTCAACTCGCCTGCATTTACTTGCAGTTTGACAAACTTCCCGGACCTGTGCTAAGATCTATGAGGCTCAAGGAGTGAGCGTAACTCAAAAGGAGTGTGTGCATGGCACTGAAGTTCGTTGCGGCTAAACGGAAGGACTACAAACCGCGCAAGTCATTGTTGCTCTCCAAGGCGCAACCCAAGGCGTTCCGACAGGACTACGAGGTTGTGGACCAGTTCGGAGACGTCGCCGCTCGGAAGCGTGCTGCCGGGGCTCAGGCCCGCAAGCTGGGGCATGACCTTCGTCCATGGCATCGAAGGCCCAACGACCCGGCAGGCCGTTGGAACGCTTTTTGTACAAGTTGTAACCGGGCTCTGGTAGTCTGCACCGAGACGCCGTTGGACTTCGAGGACATCTACGGGCCTGCCTTCTCGGAGGACTGTCAGGCCACGCCTGCGCCGAACGTCGAGGAGGCCAACGACAGTTCCGATTGATAGTTGGGTTGGTCCTCCGGCTTCTTCAGCTTGTCTACGTTGGCATAGACACTCTGCGGGATCATCAGGGTGGGGATGCGGTACAGGCCCCACAGTTCCCGCCGCATGGTCAGGCCATACGTCACCCCGGCGAGGGCATCGGACAAGTCCTTGCTCCCGGCTGGGGGATGATCCACCTTCCCGGTCTTCATATCCTTCTCCAGCATCAGGATCTCCCGCTGGAGCTTCGAGTGGACCGGAATATTCATCCGCCCCTCATACATTGCCGTCTTACAGAAATCATAGGGCCTGCAGGGCATGTCGTCCATGGACTGATGTCCGGTAATCAACCCCTGCTGTCGCAGAATCTGCTGGGAGTCGCTCGACTGGAACTGGTCGAACGTGACCCAGACGATGTTCAGGCCCATCCGTTTCAAGACGATGATGACCTCCCGGATCTTGCCGAGCAGGATCTCGCAATTCCTCGGGGGCCGGATCTCCAGCACCCCGTCGATCCAGATCTCCGGCATGTAGGCAGGCTGTTGCGGATCACTGGAGACGGCCTTGAACCCTTTCACCGTGCCAATCGCCAGCCCTGCGCTGTCCCCAGAGAGGGCCAAGTCACAGTGGGCGAAGCGAGGTACCTCCGGATTCCAGAAGTGCTGCTTGAGGAGCGTGAGCCGTTGCGTGACGAAGTCTACCACAGGCTGGGAGAAGATGGACTCTCGGGACTTGAAGGCCGCATGGACCTTGTCCACTTCGAGGAAGAAGGGATGACGAGCCAGCGTGCTGACTCCGGCAATCTCACGGAGGGCGTTGATGACGTCCTTCTCGAACTCCAACCGGAACTCCTCCGGGACGTGGACCACAAGAGGCCGGTCAATCTCCGCCACCCGGTCCTCGGTCGTCAGGATGCGGGGTTTACGGGTCAGGTCGCCCGCGAACACCTGAAACCAGCCTTGGTTCCCAAAGCCCTCTGGCTTAATGTCCCAGACCCGCTTGTCGTAGATGAAGATGGTTGGATCTTTCTCGGCCTCGGCCACCTTCTGATCTGTGAACTGGCCGGGGTACTTCTTACTGGACACGAGACACAGGATGCCGGGAAGTTTACCGTTCTCCATGAACCGGGACTTGCGGCGGCGAGCGATGGAGTTGTAGATCAGGACCGCCTGATCATACGTGCCTCGGTCCACGGCGACACGAGACTTCTCCACCACCGCCATGTAGTTCAACTCATCGATCAATCCACCCATCACGTTCTGGCCGATGGCCGCAGTCTCGGAGCCGGAGATCGGGAGCACCTCCACCCGGTTGGGGAACACGAGCTTAGACGTCACCTGCTTGTCGAAGGGGTAGTGCTTCAAAAAGTAGGCACTGCCCTCGATCATGTTCCGGAAGCGTTGGTAGTCCACCCCTCGGGCCAACTGCATCGTCATGGACTGGAACACGAGGAGAATTTCGGAGCTTGGGTCCAACCCGAACTGCTTATGCGGGCTTCGCAGGCACGAGAGGAGATACAACTGGTAGGCGTTGGTGTAGAGAGCCAGCGTCGTCTTCCCGGAGCCGATGCCCCCGGTCATGATGGCTTCGACGTACTGTCCGTTGTTCAATTCCTCAGCGGCTTCGAGCACGCCCGGATAGATTTCCTGTTCCTTGTTCAAGTAATGCTTCGAGCAAATGAACTCCCGGACGCCCACAGGCTTCCAGCGGTACTGGGCGAACTCCTGCATGGCGGTCGATTTCTGCCCACGCAGTTCCTGCTCGACATGGATGACGGCCTGCGCGAAGAACATCGCCCGCTCATGCGGGTCGGACAGGCTCTGCCCGGTCTGCCAGAGATCCTCGGCGTGCTGCTGTCCCAGATAGTGCTTCAGGTAGTCATAGGCCCGTGCATTCACCTCGTCCAGATAGTCCTTCGGCGGTTTGGGCTTGGGGAGTGCATTACCGGACTTGATAATGAGCATGGGTCACGTTCCGCACATCCATGGGCGGAGGGCCGTCACACCGGGGACAGTAGCACTGCATGGCAATCACTTGCACGGGCACCACCCACCACGCGCCCACGACATTCGTCGCGGCATGCCATGGGTACTCACAGTGCGGACACTGCAGGGTAATCTCTTCGTGGACTTCCGTCCTCCTGAAAATCAGCATCAGTCATTCGAGGCGTGCGGGATTCTTCGAGCGTCGAAAATCTTCTCGATGGTCGAGACGGCTTCGTAGACTTGCTTCTGCACACTGGTGCCATCGGAGAAGGCGGTCGTCTGACTGGCTCCGCGCACCAGCGTGCCACTGACGGGGCCTTTGTATTCATCGAGGCCCATCTCGAACCGGATCTTCTGGATGTCGAGGAGGAGCTTGCGATAGCCATCGACCACGTCGTTGGTGGTAGCGTAGCCCGTGAGCGTCTCCTTCTCCTGCTCGATGAGCGTGAAGACGCGATCCCGCTGCACGTCGGAGAGTTCTTCGAGACGGCCCAGTGACCCTGTGGAGATTTTCTCCAGATACTTAATCTGGGGCCGCTCCCCTTGGGCGATCTTCTTGGCCATCTCTTCCCCGAACAGACCCTCAGCCATGCCCTTCCGGAGGCGAATCAGGTGGAGGGTGAGGTGCCGCTCCGAGACGTTCTGGAAGTCCCCCCAACCCAGTGGAGGCTTCTGCTGCATCTCATGGGCGAGAGCCGCCGGAGGCTGGCCGCGCATCAGGCGGTTCAGGAGCTTCCGAAACTTGACTTCCCCAAGGGCTTGGAAGCGGTCAAAGAAGCTAAGAGCCATCGGTCTTCTTCTTCGCCCATCGGGCGAGAGCCCGGTCCTGCTTCTGTGCCTTCTTCGCCGCCAATCGACGCAGAACGGTTGTCACTGGAGGTGGGGGGACCACCACGGGTCTGAGCCGTGACGCCCCCCATCGGTTCGTGAACCACACCCAGTCGATCATCGTGACTCTACTTCTTGGGCATCGACTTCTCCGCAGGCGCGATCACATGCGGTTCCTTGTCGTCCTTCGGCTTGAAGGTGTCCGGTTTTTGCACACCGGGGGTCTGACTCACACCATGCGTCGTCGGCTTGAGAGGACTTTTCTTGCCCATGGACCTGCTCCTTGTCCGACTCGTGGCACTTGAGTGCAACTCTACCACGAGAGGGTAATATTCGTCAACTTTTCGGGAGGGCCTGCCCCGCTTCCGTAAGGATCGCATCCAAACAATCCACGACCTGATCAAACGCATCGGCTTTGCCTTCGGTGTAATCACTATGCGCCCGATAGAGTGCTGCCGTTTTGGCTGTGAGGTCTTCCCTCAGTCGCAGGACCGGCTCCACCAACTCATCCTTCGCTTCACGCGGGAAGTGGTGCAAGAACTTCTCCACCTGTTGGGCGAGGAGAGGAATCTCGACGGTATGCAACTCGGAGAGATTGGCCGACAGGAAGCCAACGAACACGCGCAACAACTCAGGTCTCGTCACCGATCTTTCTCCTCATGGTCCTTGATGACACTCCCCAGCAAAATAAGAGCCGCAATCCCGCCGACGATCACCAGCGAGGCGACCACCAGTATCACCACGAAGACCATCACTGGTAGAGCCTCCACCGGGTCAAGGCGGCAAGACGGGCGATCTGCTCTCGGCGTTCAGGGGAGAGACGCTTAGCGCGGGTCAATCCGCCGTTGGACCGGGCCTCTTGGCTAAACCGATCCCCCGCTGTCAGGCGTCGTCTCTGTATCCACCGCTCTCTGTCTGCGAGGTGACCGTCTTCGAGCCAGCGAAGCATGAGACACCTTACCGACGTCCGGGACGGATCAGCGGAGCCAGTGACTGGTATGTCATCTCGATGATCCGTTGAAGCTGGTCCATCTGAGACTGCTGCCGTTGGAACTGGACCGACGCTTCCTGCTGTTCCTCGGGGGTAGCCACACCAGCTTGGAGTTTCTTCAGGAGGAGATCACTGCGCTGCTGCTCGTGGGTGGTGATGGGCATGGTCAGGTTTTCTGCGTATAGATCCGGTCGAGGATCTCGAACTGCCGGTCGGAAACAAAATGTTTCGTCTCCAACTGCTCAGCGAGTGATTCTAAGAAGTGCTCTTCCCACTTCGTGAGGTCTTGGGTAGGGGTTTCGAGAGCCGTCATCATCGCTTCGACTAGCTCCCGTCTCTGCTTGTCGAGGGGCATAGAAGACCTCTGGGGGAGCCGGAGCTTCGTGATAGTGGTGACAGGGGAGGGCATCGGAGGGCATCGCAAGGGGAGGGTCATGCGGGGTGTGAAGGCACCAGCCTCGTGTGAGGTGGGTACCGGTCCAGCGATTGTGTGCCCAAACGCCCCAATCCTTTTTCCAATGACGGCAGGTATGGCAAGACACCATGGCTGGCCGGGGAGTCTACCATAGGCCATCCCGGACTGCCCATTGGACTTTGGGCGTAGTGTCATCACACCAGCACCTCGACGTCCTCCGCTCTGGGGCCTTTGTCTGGGAGTCTGGGGATGAACGACACGGTCTGGTTCACGCTAATCATCGCCCAGCCGCCCTTCCGGACAGACGACCGATGGAAGAAGTACTCCTTCAGGTCGTCCCCTTGGATGAAGCCGAAGCCCTTGTCCGCCATCAGCTTCACCACGGTGCCGTTCAGACGGGCATCACTGACCAGCGTAGTCACGGGGCTCCCCGAAGTCCAGTTCAAGCTGCTGGGGTTCCCCAGCGGGAGCCTGAATCTTTCTGGGAGAAAAGGCGGTGGCTGACGTCCGGACCTCCGCATGGTGGCACACCTTGAACAAGCCCAGCCTCACGAGATCGGCATCCGTCTGGATGGTCAGGACACGCTTCGCCTCATCACAGGCGAGACGTTCTTCTTCGGTCAAGTCCACGGTAATCATCGACATACTACACAACCTTCCCGGTAAAATCAAAAAGGTCCTCGTTCCCCATCCGGCGGGTGAATGACGGATGGGGAACGAGGACCACCTAGCTAGGGAGAACGACGAACTACTGCTTGTTACGACGACGCCGAGCCGCCAGAGCCGCGAGTCCTGATCCGAAGAGGACCAGAGTCGCGGGTTCCGGGACGTTCGCCGCTGCGACGAACGGCTTGATCTCCGTCGAGGAATTACCCACGATGGTCCCGCCCGCGACGAGGCTGAAGTCGTTGCTCAGCGTCATCGAGAACAGGGTCGGGTCGTTGACCGCAATCGGACCCACCGCGTGGGCCAACGCATCCGAGATCAGCGTGACATTCTTCGTCACCGTGCTGATCAGGGTACCCGGACGATCAGCCGGGTTCTCCGCGCCCTGCTGGTTCGTCGGGTCGTTGTACCACCCATACGTGGAGGTGGTCCCGATGGCATTCTGATACGTGGCCGAGCCACTCACGAACGCCGTGCTGGCGACCGGGAGGAAGTTCGTCGCGCTCACGGCCACACTGCCCGTGATGGTCGCGCCGGTCGTGTTCGTGGCCTGCAGGAACGACGTGTTCAGGATGTTCTGCGACGGCCCGAACGTGGCCTGCTGGGCACTACCCGTGAACGCAATCCCGCCCAGCGTCTGGTTGTCGAGGTTGATCACGTTGGCCGCACCTGCGGTGTCCGTCAACTGCATGCCGAAGCCGCAGGCGACGTTGTTGTCAGTGGCGCAGAAATTCACGCCCCCGATGGTGCCGGAGATCATCAGGAGAGCGTTCGCCTGACTGACTCCCACCATCGAACTGAGGGTGAAGAGGAGGGCAACTACGAGTTTTTTCATACGGTAAATCTCCCATGGGACGGAACGGCAATCAAGTGCAAAAGGGAGGTGCTGAGTATACCCCAACGACTCCCACTCCGAACATGACAGGGGTTACACCCATCTCCACTGGGATTTACGTCTGCGTGTCCAGACGAGTGCTGAGGGAGTCGAGCCGGTTCCCAGACCCGGCTCCCCAGCAATGTGGTTGGGACTACTCCGCGCCTTCGGCCCCTTCGACCGGGGCGACGGTAATATCCCAATTCGGAAATTTGTCCGCGATAGCCTTCATCATCGGCTCGAAGCCCACCGATTCGATGACCTCGTCCAGAGAGAAGGGCTTGTTCACGGTGGAGACGCCGCCCAGATAGCCCAAGCACACGTTCTCCAGAGCGACCGTATCGAACTCCGTCTGAAGCTCACCCTTCGCTTTGGCGAGAGCCTGCTGGACGGTCTCCGCCTGACTCGCCTTCAGCTTGAAGGTGACCTTGACGATCTCGTCCGACGTCTTGGCCTGCTTCTCCCCACCTTCGGTCCCGGCCTGCTTGATGATAGCCTGCAGTTCGATGACGGTGAGCTTCTCGGCCTTCTCCACCCACTCATCGACGTTGTCCACGTTGATGATCGGGGCGAGATCCTTGAGCTTGGTCCAGCCCAGATGGGAGACCTTCTCCCACGGGATCATCTTGGTGACGAGGTTGTCGTAAATCGAGATCAGGTAGCGGGCCTTGCGGCTCTGGAACCCGTACTTCTCGTAGACGAACTTCTCGAAGGAGTCGAACCCCTCGAACCACGAGTTGTCGTTGATGAGCTTCAGGACGCCCCCGAGCTTGAACTCGTTGGTATCGATGTTCTCCGACAACGTGTCCGCGAGATTCAGGGCCTTGGTCTTGCTCAGGCTCTCGACCTCGTGGGCGATATCGAGGAGGAGGTTGCCCGTCTTCTCGACCTTCTTCTTCCCGATGGTGCTGACTTCCGGCTTGGCCTCTTCGACCACCGCTTCTGCTTCACTCATGTCAAATTCTCCCTATCCCCTTCCTTGGGGAACCACAGTCAATGACTCATGATGCCACATGGGCATCTGTTTGTCAAGCGGTCGCCGCATCTTTCTCGAACTCGACGTCGGGAAACTCCTGCTTGAGCCGGTCGTACTTGGCCTCCAGCACCCCCACCGGAGCGGTGCCCGTCAGGTCGTAGCAGAGCCGCCAGAACACGTCGATGGCCAGCTTGAGGGCCTCCCGCATCTGGTCCTGTCGGGTCACCTCAGCAAGGCCCTCCGCCGTCACGTTGATCACGTCCACGTCCCGCTCTTCCTTCTTGCCGCCCTTGAGGGGCATCGGGACCATCTTCTTCACCGTGGTCATCTGCGGGGCTACGAACAGGCCCTGCTCCACCTGCCGGATCAGGTCCGTCGCCAGACTGTCCAACTGGAGGATGGCCGCGCCACGGGTGCCCTGCAACCGGGACTTCTTGGTGGCCGAGGGCATCTTGACCTTGAGCACACGGGCGAGGACCGTGAGGTCGTAGCCGATGTCTCCGAGAATACGGGACGCCTCGTCCTTCATCGCCTGTGACTGGGGCAATCCCAGCAAATACTGGTTGGTCGCCTGCAGCAACTGGCCGGTATGGCCCTTCAAAGCCACGGTCGCACTGGCCGCATGGGTTCGGGCTGTGCTCTTCGAGACCGCCCGCAACGCGAGCTTCGTGCTCTTGGTGGCCACGGTCTTCATCACCTGACGCCGAAAAGTTCCTATCTGCATGTCCTCTCCTTCCACTCCTTGGACTACAGTAGCCCGAGTTTTCACAACCGGTCGTAGTCTATTCGTCTTGGGAGTGTTTGTCAACCCCTAATTAAAAATTATCTTACGGTCACACCCTTGATCGCCAAAACCTCATCCCACCCTAGCTGGGCCATCTGCGCCAAGCAATATGCGTCCACGATATCGTGGCTATGGCTGCTGAAGCCCCACAAGAGTTCCGCCCATGCCGCCATGTCTTCCTTCGTGGCATTCCCTTTCCCCGCAACCCATTTCTTCAGCACAGTCGGAGGGACTTCCACCCATGGGAGGTGGAGGTCTCTCAGGGTCATGCGAATCACGGTCCCGATCTCCACGAGCGTCACGAAGCTGCTGACGTTCCGGACGTAGGCATAGCCCTCGACGGCCACGAACGCAGGTTCCCAGACTTGGAGCGTCCGGGACACATCTTCGGCAATCAGTTGCAACCTCAAAAACCCACGTTCCTTGGGGACTTCGATGGTCTTGCCCCGATCTTCCTCTTCTCCCACGAGGGCCATCCCGGTACACGAGGCGGGGTCAATCCCCACGGTGATCATGCGCTGACCTGTTTCCCCGCTGGGTAGTCTCCAGAAAAGCACTGCGGGCACACGCTACACTGCTTGGCAATCTTGTCCACCGCTGTGGCACAGATGCCTGACGGCATGGTCTGCTGCGCTCCCCGGAACACTTGCAACGACGTGGCCCGCTTCAGGAACTCATCAAGGTCCGGGTCATTCCGTTTGACCGTGAACTCTTTGAACGGGAGGATCTCGTTCCACGTCGCGTTCATCTTCCCATACCCTCGGCTCACATAGAGCACTCTGGCTTCCTGCGTGTTGATCTTGTCCCGGAACGGATGCAAAGATTTGTCCAAGATCCACATATACAGGTTCGTGCGGAGCCGATGCTCCGGGAGCGGGGTCAGGATCTTGTCGAAGTCATCCGGGTTCATCGTCTTGATCTCGGTGACGACCAGTTGCGGGGCTCCAATGTTGAACAGCGCATCGATACCACCTTGGATGCCATACTCCGGGGCCTCCACGACCAGTTGCAGGTACTTCCACCAGTGCCAGCGGCCATCCGAACACTTGCCTGCGGGATGCGGCACCATGGTGCGCTGCTCTCCGCAGTAGCGGCACAGCCAGTTCCCCACCACCGCCTCCCCGCCCCACTCCTCCACGAGGAGGGTCTCGGTCATGTTCCCCATCCGGAACGTCACGTCGAGGGCGGTTGAGATGAATTCCGTCTGAGCGTCCTTCTCCAGCACATCGAACAGTGCCCACTTCCGGGGGCAGAAATCCGACTTGGTGACATCTGAAGCGTGCAGCACCTTCATGGACCGGCCCTGTTGTGGACCGCCCAGATTCAGCTTCAGCACGCCGATGATGGACTGCTTCGGGCGCGTCGATTGATGCAGAGCATTACGGAGCCACGACATTAGGTCTCGGTCAATTCCTTGAAAACCGCCATGGGCACGACCACCCAATCTGCGTAGTGTCTCAATCGGGACTCCCCATGCGAGTCCACGAACGATACCACCACAGCGGGGGTCTGCCCATGGTCGAGGGCTTCCTGAGCAATCTTCACCAGCCACGCCAGATCGAGGGGGAGGACCGAGGTCACCGTGGACTTCACCTCCAACCGGTACTTCTTCATGCTGGCGTCCGATTTGTTCTGGACCATCGCTCCGGAATTCAAGTGCAATCTCGCTCCGAGCTTCGTGGCCACGACCTGCTCAGATTTCTTCCCGTGGGCGTTCAGCCCTTCAGCGGCTAACCGGGTGAGATACGGGTTACCGCTGGGACTCTCGCCGTTTTTTCTCTTTCGCCGCATTCTCCCTCGTCTTCCCGGCTGGGGGTTCTCTCACCGAGTCTGGAGCCTTGCTCTTGCCCGGTAGAGGCTTCTCGGACGCCTTGGACTCGGACTCCGTCTTACTGGGCGGGGTCGGGATCGTCGTCGGCGGGGTCTTCGGTTCCATCATCCACCTCCACAGCGGTACCGGGTTGAATGTCCTTGGCCTGCACAGCAGTAGGCTCGTCCACCAGAATCAGACGGTCCCCATACGCCTCGATCACGAGCTTCTGGAGTTGCGCCCGGAAGACAGCGTCCTGCTCGTATTTGTTCTGCAAGAGCGTCAACGTGGCGAATTCCAGTTTCGTCTTCTTGTTCTTCGAGGTAATCGAATACGTCCCCTTCGGGGTCTTCCCTAGCAAATTCAATGCCTGCAGATGCGACTTCACCATGTGGAAGCTGTCCGTCTCCCCGACTTGCATGGTGTCGTGGGTATACATGCACAGCTTGAAGTCGAAGCTGACCGCCCGGACGGGCACCTTGGCCTTCTTCACGATCACATGGGTGTCCTTGAACACCAGCAGGTTCCGGGCCTTGTCGATGATGTTCTTGGAACTCAGGCGGACTCGAAGGGACGACAAGAACTTATGGGCTTCGCCTCCCGGCATCGTCTCGGGGTCACCGAACATGACCCCCGGCTTGTAGCGGGTCTGGTTGATGAGGATGACGCACGGGTCATGGTCCCGCTTCATCTCGTCGCCAAAGGCCACGGAGAGCTTATTGACCATGCGCTTGATGAGGAGGGCGGACGTGCCGATGTCATACTGCTCCACCGACTGGGAAATCTCCTTCGAGGCAATCAGGCCCGCCAGCGAATCCACCACGAGGATGGCGACGTCCTCCGCCCGGACCAGTGCATCCACGAGGTCGATGGCCTCTTCCCCGTAGCCCGCCTGCACTACCAACAGTTCCTTGGTGTCCACCCCCATCTTCTCGGCCCATGCCGGATCGAAGGTCTGCTCGATGTTGACCCACACGGCTTTGTTACAGGGGGGCTTCTGCCGCTGGGCACTGGCCACAGCCTTCAGGCACAGGTTGGTCTTATTCGAGCTTTCAGGACCATACACCGTGCTGTAGCGGCCACAGGGGAACCCTCCGCCCGTGTAGAAGTCGAACTCGAAGATGCCGGTCGGGAGACGTCGGACGGGCTTGATCTCGTTGCCCCGGACCACGACCTTGTCGCCCTTGTCCTTGGTGATCCCGGCGAGAACTTCCTCCGTGTTCCCGGAGAAGGGGCGTCCCTTGCCCTGTGTGGCCTTGGCTAACGGTCGCTTGAGAGACTTCGGGTTCACCACCGTGAGGTTGGGCAGGTTCGGCACGGGCTTGAGGTTTAAGGCCACTCAGCACTCCTTGCGGAAACGGAGAGTATACCGGGTCTGGGGCAAAGAGTCAAGCCTTTTTCGCTTGAGCCACCGCGATTTCGATGCGGTTGGACACCCACGACGTGGCCCAGTCATACGCCTCGTTGATGCAATTGGTGTCACACGGGACAGTCAGAGAGACGGACACCTTGGCTGACTCGTAGTTGCCCAGATTCAGTGTCCGTCCCCCCGTGACCGTGATGGACATGCCGTCCGTGAACACCCCCGGATGCACCGTGGTCGTTTCGTCCAGCGTCTCTGCGACCACCGTGCCTGCCACCGACTTGGCCGACGACACTTTGCCGGTGACCGGCTGGGTCGTCAGATGGTGCCCGTAGTTCACGCCGGGTTTTTTCACGCCCGGTGTCTTCCCGCCCTTCACGATCAATCCCACACCCACTCCTTGGCTAGTCGATCCAATTCGAGTACACCAGATTCACGACGTCTTCGAGATCCGACCGATTGGCCTGCGTGACCCGATGGCCGCGCTGATCGAAGAACTGCCGCACCTTCCCGATCAGTTTCACTTGCGCGGGACTGAACCAGAGACGTCCGTCCCGCCGATGGGGCTCCGGAAAGTAATTCTTCCGTCGCCACTCTCTCAAGACCCAGACCGTGATGCCGAGCGTCTGCGCGGCGTCGTTGAAGGACACCGTGTACCCATCCGTGACCGGGGTCTTCTTGGCTTCCCGCTGTTGACGGCTGCGCTCCAGTGCAGCGGCCCGGTAACCTGCATCTTCACGATACCGCTTCGCCCGCTTTTCCGAGAGCCGGGTCCGGTTCTTTGCATACCAGTCATCCCACGAGAAGCCGGGATGTTTCACGGGCTCAGGAATCGTTGGGAGTGCCTCCTGTGCCTTCCAGATCAATGCCATAACCATTCTCCTTACACACGTACAATCTCCGCGCCAAGCGAGTAATACTGCTTGAGCCGAGCAAGGTGGAACCCTTGGAAGATGGCATTGGAGTCAACCAGATCCAAAATCACTGGCTGTTTCTTTCCGTCAACCGCTCTCAACACTCGGCCCACCGCCTGCTTCACATCAGCGCGGGGTGTCGCCATCACCAAGGAATCCCATGCGGGTACGTCGGTGCCTGTTGAGCACATCTTATAAGTCCCAAGGACCACTCGTCGTTGCTTGGTGAACGACAATTCAATTTTGGACATTCCGCCCACGTAATACCCAATATCATTACCCGGTACGCCCTCGTTTGTCAACATCTGAAACAGCCGGTCCAGATGGCTCTCTCTCAGGTCGGAGAGCACCAGCGTCGTCCGTCCATTCTGGTAGCACTGCACCACGAAGTTGACAATCTCCAGATTGCGCCCTTCCGAGGACGCCATGGCCTTGGAGACTTGCATCATCCGACCGGGCGAATGCGGAATCGGCTCTGCCTGCCCATACCGTCCGGTACGGCAGGGGATCTTCCAGCCCGTCTGCCGGATGAGCACCTTGGCCTTGGCGTCGAGCACCGTGCCCTTGACCATGGTGGGGCCGATGTGCCAGTGGAGCAACTGGGTCTTGCCGTCCCGGCGCGTAGGGGTCGCACTGAACCCCAGCCGGTACTTCGCGGAGACCTTCTGGCACACCCGGACGAAACAATCTGCGGCCATCAAATGCACTTCGTCCAGAATCTGGAGACCGAAGTGCCGGTACATCTCCGGCGGGTAGCGGTCTTCGAGGATCAGGCTCTGGACCATACCGAGGACGAACTGCTTGCCTTCCCAGTCGCACACATCGGCCTGAATCTGGCCGATGAGCGAGGGGGAGACCCCGAGCACCTGTGTCAGCGAATCGCGCCACTGGTGCATCAGGTCTTCTTTGGTGACCACGATCAGCGTCGGCTGACCGAAGCCTGCCGCAATGGCTCCGCCGACCACGGTCTTGCCCCACCCCGTAGGAGCTTCAAAGATATGACTCTGTCCCTCGCGTAAAAGTTTCAAGGACTTCTGGCACAGGGTCGCCTGCTCCGGATTCCGGGGCTTGAAGGTCACCGGAATGGGCGTCGGCGGATAGCTGACCCGGTAATCCTCCGGGGGAGGCGCATACGGGACGCTCTCACGGGGCACCCAGAGGATGTTGCCCTTCCGGACGGCCCCGCACACGATCAGACCCTCGAAGGCGTCCGGGAACGTGTAGAGCGATTCCAGCCACTTCGCATAGGGGTACGCACTCATCGCCCCTGTCCGGATCGGCACGTTGTTCGTTACATACCCCACACATTCCTCCATGACTTGCTCAGGGGACGGGCAGGGAGCCCCGTCTGTCGGAATGAGACCCGCAAACGACCCTGACCCATCCCCTGAACCTCGTTACAACTTGCCTGAGTAGTCTACGGCCCCGGTCCCCGTCTTCCCTCCGGGCTTGTTAAAAGGAACGGGATCATCCGAATCAGCCGCCAGCAACTTCCGCAGTTCCTCCGGCGTCTTGTAGGGCATCTCTGCCTCGTAGTCCGCAGGCGTGAAGTTCGTCACCTTGACCTTGGTGTTGGTCTTCGGATCGATCTTCTCGATGGTGTAGAGCTTCTGCAGTTCCGCGACGTCGTGCTTCTCCACGAACTCGAACATGCTCCCCACGGCAGCGGACTTGTCGCCCACGCGAGAAGCGTCGAACGTGCAACCCGCCAACCCCTTGCGCTTGATGGCCAGCTTGGTGAGGAACTCGAACGTCTGGGACTTGGCGACGAACAGCTTCTTCGTGTCCTTCCACGTCTTCGACTTGTCCTTGGTAGACTGGACCTGTCGATGGTCGATGACCGTGAACAGGGCCACGAGGGATGGACGGTTGTCCGGTTTCAGTTCACAGATGACGCACTTCACTCCGGTCGCGGGGTCCGTGCGCTCCGGGCAGATGAAATGATTGTTCCACGAGCCATTCAGCTTGATGCTGTGCTCGTAGTAACGGGGCGGGTCGAGATACCCGGCCAGATCCCCTTCCTTAGCGAGGTCGCCATCCACGAACGTGATCCGGGCTTCTTCTTTCTCCTTGAGCCAGAACCGGAACATCTTGCCCTTGTCCGAGAACCGTTGTTCCGCTTCAGCGGCGGCTCGTTGTGCCATTTTGGCACTCTCTGCGCCTGTCTTGAGGAATTTGAACGCCAATGGGGTGGACTCCTTGTGGTCGGAAATTCGACCGTCGCCAAGGATACCATGCACCCTTTACTTTGTCAAGTGCAATTGAGTGCCTGATAAATTTTTTCTTTCAGATACTCAGAGGCACACTCTGCCGCGTCTTTCACGCCCTCATCGAGCCAGATGACTTTGTGCGTCAGCCCTAGCTGCTGACAGTGCCGAGAGTAGTACCCCACGCTCTGGTAGCCCGCTTCATCCCGGTCGGGAATCTGGAGGACCGTCCCGCTGTCCCCGAGCTTCTTCATTTTCTCAGCGGTAGGCTTCGCGGTGAGGTTGGCCACAACCTTCGGGTACGCTTGGATGGTCCGGAACAGATCGAACTGTCCTTCAACGACGACCACCGGTCCCGTAAGGTTCAGGACGGGCTCGTTATACCAGACGAACCGGGCGTTGTTCACCCCTTGGAACGTGTAATCGTAATGCTTCAATGAACTTGATGACAGGACAGATCGGCCCCGGCCCCCGGCCAGTCGCCCATACACGTCCCAGTAGGGACTGATGATCATCGACCGCTTCTGGTCATACCGGAGGTTAAAGTCTTCGGCAGTCTCCATCGAGACACCCCGGCCCTGCAGATACAGCATCGCCTCCAGCGAAAAGGTGGCGGGGGTGAAGTTTTCGACCCAATATGCGGGCCACTCGCTGAAGACATGCTCCGGAGCCAGCGTCTCCCCGAACGGGGGGAGCGGCACCACATACTCCTCGTCCATCAGGATCTGGTGGCACGTCCCGAAGTCGTAAATGCCGGTGCCCTTGGCGTACAGTTCAAGGGTATGGAGGAGTGCTTCGGCACTGCCCTGCCGACAGGCGAAGCACAGGAAGTGGCTTCGACTGCCGGGGGCAATTTTGAGCCCAAAGCTGGGCCGATGGTCATGGTGGTTGGAATGATTCCATGGAGCGAGTGGGCAACTACTCTCCACCCACCCGCTCTCTTTCACGCGAATCTGCTTCGCTCGAAGGGCCTGCAAAAAGGCCACGGCTTGATCGGCCCTCATCTCTGCTGTCGCACCTTGAACCCTTCGTCCCGGCCCGCCTTCTCGGCTTGGGCTTCCGTCTGGACGTTCACGGCATCCATTTTCTTGACGACCTCTTCATCATCCTTCAGGTCTTCGTCCCGGCCTCCGGATGACACATACCCGGCCCGGTAGGACGGCACGAAGTTCAGCAACTGCTCATGTCTCGGAATCGCCATCTCACACCTCACAAATAGGTTTCGACTATCACCGCGTCGTCCGCATCTTCTCTCGGAATGCAAATGGCGGAGGGTGGGATCTGCTCCCGCGCCTCCTCCAAGCTGTGGCATACGATGCCCACGAGTTTCGCAACCAAGACCCCGCCCTCCAGCACCCACCACTGCCGCACCACGTAATGGTCGGGGAAATCGAGGGGGTGGCGGTAGATGGTCCACCCGCACATCTGCTCGTCCATGGCTACCGCAGATTGATACCGGGGCCTTCGCCCGTCAGCGCCTTCAGGAGCCACAGGACCACCAACAGGATCGTGATGACCCGGATGATGACTTTGATAGGCGGAGCCATGGGCACGTACGTTTCCACGAGGTAGAGCAGCACGCCCACAATCACGAGCACGATCAACAGGCTAATCACGATGACCTCCTCTGGTCCGTCGCACAGTAGGACGCAGACCCGCCCCCCACATCCCGGTGCCCCCCGCACACGCAGAGGGTCATCCGGTGACCGGCCTGCGCCCTACCCGTGCAACGGACGCACGGCTCGTAGCGTACGGGAGCCCAGCTTCTCCTGCAAGTGCGGTTTCAATTCGTACTCGCTCAGCACCTTCCGCAGGGGCGTGATGGCGATGGTGATGACACTGGCCGTGACCTCCGGTCCAAACTTCTCCAGCAACTGGTAGATGAGACCCAGCGGGTCTGGCACCTCCACACTTTTGCCTCGCGGTGAGAACTCCACGTCCCCTTCTGGGGAGGTGAAGACCGCCGGGGTCAGGTCGTCCACCGTCTCGTTGGCCACCGCCTGCAACTGCTTTTTGATCTCGTCCATCCGCTTCAGCAGGGCCTTGACCTCGAAGTAGTCATACTTCCGATAGAGGTCGATGTATTCCGCCGTCAACGTCTCCACGACCGTCTGGTCGGGGAGTTCCACAAAGACTTTCTGCGGCTCGATCACCGCCACCGGCTCAGCCGGGACCGTGATCACTTTCGTGTGCATCTTCAATGCCATGTGACTCGTGACTCCTTCAGTTCCCCACGTCTCAACAACTTCAGGGAGGACTTCTTCTCTACGACGGCCCGGACATGCAGTTCCCGCACCCGGTCCATCACGGCCCGCTTCGTGCGTCCGTGAATGTTGCTCCACTCCAACAATACACGAATTTCTTCCTCGATCCGTTCTGACAACTTCCCGGTGTGATCACCCATGGATTTCATTGGCCCTCCGTGGCGGATGCCGTTTACCCCTGCCACAACGCGACAACAATCGCATCAATTTCCCGGCGTGCGGCTTTGGACCGAGAACACCCCTTGTTCACATCCGCGTCACACGTCACATGCACATACAACGTCCGCCACCCCACCCGCTTTTTCACCGGATGAATCATCTGCCCACACGCCACGCACGGCATCTCAATGTCCAGTAATTGCTGTTGCTCGTCTGGGGGAATCCGGGATCGATCAATCTCCAGCCGGGTGCGCCCACACCGGGGCGGTAACGCCTGAATCTCCAGATGCCGTTTGATCAACACCCATGACGGGTGGCGCGTGAGTCTACTTTTCAGAAACCGTAACACGACGTCCCCCTACACCGACAACTCATCCTGCGGTTCCTCGAACACCTTCACCGCTTCTTCCGGCGCGGGATTCAGTTGCTTGAACGTCATCGCCGTAAAATCCCACGCAATCGAGAACTGCCCCACTTCCCCGTTCCGGCCTTTCAGGACTTTCACCTTCCGCTCCTTCAAGGTCTCGATGCCGTCTTCCTGATACAGCGAGAGGGCAATGCTGGAAATCTGGCCGATGGCATCCGAGTAGCCGATGTCTTCGAGGCCCCCTTGGTCGCCCTTGCCCTTCTTCTGCTTCTTGGAGGCTTCGCGGTTGAACTGCCACGAGCAAAACGCCATGGCCTCTTGGTTGGAACAATACCGCTTGATCAGTTCGACGTTCTCCGCCGCACGGGTATACCGGTCCAGCCGGAGGTTCTGGTGCCGGAGCAGATAGGCCCCGTCAATAAAAATCACCTTGCATTTCAGCATCTCGGCTAAGTCGAACAGGTCTTCCGCGCTCGTCGCAAGGTTGGCGTCCACGAGATACATGCTGGCTTCTTCCAGCTTAAAAAATTTCAACCCATGCGTGAACTTCGCCATGGTCTGCTGGCTATACCCCGACATCTTCAACTGGGCAATGTTCTGGTGCGTATACAGCGAGGTGATGCGCTGGGCGACGGGGAGTGTCGCCATCTCCATGGACGCGAAGAGGACGTTCAGCTTCAATCCGGCCCAGTTGTGGAGGGCCGTCCAGAGGGTCAACCATGTCTTGCCTGCGGCAGGCCGTCCCACGAAGGAGATGACATCCCCCGGCATGACGCCCCCGGACTGCTGGTCCAGATAGGGCCACCCAAACTCCGCGACATACTCCGGCGTGTGATGGTACGCATGGAGCACCAAGTCTCCCGCTTCCTTCCCCACGTCCAGAATCCGCGCCCGGAACTTCTGCGCCACAATCTCCCGCAAGGCCGTCCGTTGCACCTCCAGTGCGGCCTCGTTCGCCGTCTGGTCCTCTTTCAGAATGGCTTGCGAATCGAGGTTCGCCTTGTTCAGCCGCTCGTAGCAGTACTGCTGCTCCAGTTGCAGCAGGTAGTAGCTCGACGGTTCCGGGGTCGCCACTGCCGCCACGTCCGGGAACTGGGTTTCAATCGTCACCAGTTGCGGCAGGGTGTGATGCACCCGCACATGGTCCGACACCCACTCGAACAGATCTTGTTCGTAGGGTTTGAACAGCACGGGCCGGAGTTTTGCTTTGAACCACTGGAGCGAACTCTGTTCCTCACAGAGCCGCCGAATCACCTTGGTGCCAAGTCCATACGCCACGTTTACTCCGTCACGAGTTTGAAACCGTCCAAAAATTCCCGGAACGGCGTGCCATACAACCCGGCCACGCCTTCCAGCGTTTCGACATACACCACCGTGGGCTTCTCCTTGATGGATCGCTCCAGCAGGAGGTCATACATGACCTGCACCCGCCATGCGGGGAACTTCCCCGACAGAACCGTCATGTAGAGGTTCGGAATCAGCAGCACAGTCGGAGACGCCGGATGCCCCCCGTCCATAGTGCTATCGATGATCGTATTCAACGGCGTCACGCGGGCGTCGATATAGTTCCGCACGAATGCCGCCGCAATCGCCTGACACCGGACTTCTGGACGCTTCACTCCGGCCAAGACCAGTCCGGGCAGACCTTCGGCCCGATACTTCCGGAATTTCCGCACCCAGTCTACCTCGACGTCCCCGCAATACTGCGCCAAGGGTTCACGAAGAAAGTGTCCCTGAATCCCTGCCGTCGTACACACGTTCTCGAAATCTTGGATGATTCGAGAATGTTCCACCGCGTCGAGTACGCTTCCAGTTGTGATCACGGTCCTGCTCCTCACGGAGATTTGAGATCCTTCTCCAGTAACGCCGCCAACTCCTCTGGCGAACGCAGATGGCCTCTCTTCTTACTCGTCACTCCAGCGAGTGCAATTGGTTGCACTGGAGCCGCCTCCTCCGCTCCTATCGGAGAGGCTGTCGCCAAGGGGATAAGCAAATTCACCGCCACATGGTAGTGCTTCAAGAGATACCCGATGTGCGGAGCCGTGGGCCACGTCTTCAGGCCCGCTTTGAGCGCCGCCAGACTGGCGAACTTCCACCAGTTCGTCACGGCGTAGTCGATGACGGGGCGAGTCTGCTCCCCCAAGAATTTGGACAGGTGTTTCAATTGTCCTCCCTCTTGCCCAGTTAGGTGATGCTGATACTCTCCCGAGACGGTGTGGCATCGGGATTTCCAATAGGCGACGAGACTACCGTGTGGGGAGGGTTCCTTCGCCTGCAGAATCTCGTGGGCCTTCATCGCGTGCTCCTGCTGACCGTTTGCACTCAGAAAGTGCAAATTCGGGGCTATATTGTTCTTCTTCGGATCTTCACTGTTCTTGATCGTCTTTCCCTTGTGCTCTTGCTCTTGCCGGATCTCTTGATCTTGATCTTTCTCTTCCGGATCTACGCCGGTTTTTTCGGCGTATTTCTTGACCTTTGATTTATCACTCTCTGTCGTGTTCTCTGTAGTAATCTCTGTTATAAGATTGGAGTTAAGAGCAAATAATGGATTGGAGCCATTTACAAACGATTGTTTGTAGTAGACCTCCGCCAGATGCTTGATGTCATCTCCCAACAAGTGCTCTTTCATGGTGGCAAATCCTAGCTCCGTGAGCCGGATGTGGGGGGTCACTTTGTTGTTGAACAACCCCCGCTCCATGAGGATAAGTCCACGCTGGACCAATAATGGCATAATGCGCTTGTATTGTTCAAGCGTAATCCCTGTTTCCGCGCACATCTCCAATCGAGACTTGGCCAACCAGAGCCTCCCGTGGCGGGGAACTCGCAGCCGCCCTTGGTGCCAGTACATGATCTGACACAGGACAAGGGCGGCAGTCGCATCCCCGACGAGGGGAATCAGACTCGGAGAAAAGGCGATCTTCTGTGATGCCATGGCTCTTAGTCGGCTTTCAGTACCTTGAACAGGACTTCGATGGCTTCGGAGGACGTCTGGTCCGTAACCTCCGTGATCACCGGGCCATTGGCGTTCTTCCGATGGACGACGACCTTGTAGTTGTTCTTGGCTACCCGGACGCCCACGAAGGCATACCGCTGCCCGTTCATCGTCACCCAGACGTTGGCCATCAGACGGTTCTTCCACGTCCGGGCCTCCCAGTCTTCGGCATAGCGGGTGATGTTGACAATCAGGTCATGCACCTGTGCCTTGATGTTGGCGGCATGGTGTTCCACCGCCTTCAACAGCCCGTCCACGAACGCTCTCAGGTCGTCCCGCGTCTCTAGTTTCTTCATGCACACTCCTTGTGGACCTTGATGGTCCGGTTAGTTCGTCCAGCCCTTCGTAGGCGGGGGTTCGTCGCCGTTGTCGTCCTCATCCTCTTCCGGCTCTGGCTTGACCACGGGCTTGAGGCTGGCCCGGTATTCGGGCGACGTCAAATCCGGGAACCGCAGGACACAGGTCACCTCGTCCACGTTCGAGGGACGGGCGATCAAGAGGGACTTGATCTCCTTTTCGAGATCTACCACGACGGTGAAGCCTTCGAGCATGGCCTGATCCGCGATCCAGTTCGTCAGCAGGCTCCAGACGCCATACTTGGTGGCGAAGAAGTCGAGTTCCCGCTTCTGCACGGCAGGCTCGAAGACGCCGAACGCCACCTTGTCGAGGCGGAAGCCCTCGAACAACTCGGGCATAGTGCCACTCGGAATGACGAACTGGGCCGGTTCCCGATAAGACAAGTGCTTGAATTCCAAGGGGTTGGCGGCACCGTGCGCCACGAAGCGCACGACAAAACACCCCACCCCGGACGGATGTTTGGCGTAATCCACGCCGACGCCGAGGAATTCCCCTTCACCACGGATGGCAAAATCCACGTACTGATTGCTTGAGCCGAAGTACCGTAACGGTTCCATAACACTCCATTGGGGATCAAATGTGATCCGATTCGAGCAGTCTACACCTTGGGCAAAGCCATGTCAAGTGGCCCGGTTTCCTTCACCATCCATCCGTTCTCTTTGATACTCTCATACACCAACACGCGCACTTCGGCATGGGAGTAGGTGCCCTTGTCCCCTCGGTCCAACTCCTCTTGGAGCAGCCGCTGCCGCTTCTTCGGCATGAGGTCACCTGTGACAGATTGATACACCTTGGCCGCAAACAGTTTGGCGGCAGAGAGGGAGAGCTTCTCCAGATGGAGCACCTTATCCAGTCGCTCCGCCCGATACAGTTCCTTGGGAAGGATCGACAGGTTGTTGGTGGTCATGATGGTCAGCACCCGTGAGGTGTGAGCCTGCAGCCACCAGAGCATCTGGGACAGGATGCGTTGCGTCGTTCCCTCATCCCCGTTCGTGGCGAACAGCTTCTCAGCTTCATCAAGGAGCCACACGCACGGGGCATTCTGCTCGATGACGTTCAGGTTGCGGGCGATACGGGATTCCGACTCGCCCAGATAGCGGTTGAGGGACGTGGAGACGTCGAGACGGAACAGGGGCACATCCCAGTGCTTGGCCAACACCCGTGCCGCCATGGACTTGCCGACACCGGGGTCACCGGCTAACAGCAGGCCCCGTGGCACTAATTGCATCGGCGTGTTCAGATCCAGAAAGTAGCTGTCGTTCAGGTCGAGCCAGTTCTTCAGGCTCTCCGGCCACTCGTAGAAGTCGTACTCCGTCTCCAGCGTCGTCAAGCCGGGGGTCTCCCCGCCCATCATCTGCCGGGTCTTGCGGACCTCGTGGGGCGCGATGGACCCGGTTCGGGCCATGGTCAGTTGGACCACCTCTTGAGCCGCTTTGAGGGACAGACCCTTCAACTGCATGACCACGGGCTCGATCTGCTCCGGGGCTACGAACTCCTTCAGATATTGCCGGTAGAACACGGACGGGGTCGAGAGGATGCCCGTGTCGTACACCAGCGGGGAGGGCTTGTCCGGGTTGATGACCGCACAGCTAGCTGCTGCCGCACAGAGCTTCCGATACATCTCTGTGGTGACTTGGGACAGGTCTTCCGTCCACCACAAATAACTATCACCCACCGTGGCCTGCTTGGCCATGGGCAGAGGCTGCAGGGTCTTCCCAGACAGATGCTGGAGCATGATTTTCACATGCACCGGGTCGTCCGTCCTGACCGCGATAAACGGCAGATGGGCCTTAAAGGCCGTCGCAAAATCAAACACGGTTCGGGCACTCCATTGGACCCGCGCAGTATGACAGAGGAAAAACTATTTGTCAAGTCCTAGTCAAACAGCAACTTTCCTCGACTGAACAGGAACGCTTCGGCCCGTCTCTTCTCCCAGAGTCGGGTCTGCACCTTGCCGTCCTGATAGCAGAACATCGGGAACTCTGCCGCCGCGATCTGGAACATCCCCTTGTTGAGCGCGGTCACAAGGAAGGACTTCTCGAAGGCCGGGACCGACTCCAGATCCGACACCAGACAGATGAGAGCTTCCCGCTGGGTGGGGAGGAGCGGACGGGCCACCACCCGGTCCACGATGCGTTCCGCCCGGTGGAGTTGGACGGACAGGACAGCGTCCGGACGCTCCGTGACCGTGAAGAAGTACCGGGTCAGGGCCACGCAATGGGCCGGAGGGGTATAGACGTCCACGGGTTGCACCAACGCCATGAGGCAACTCCTTTGCAACCAAGTGCAATCAGTCGATCCAGATGATTCCCCCGCTGTCGCCCATCCAGAGGGCATTGGCGGTTGCGCCTGCTGTAGGGGGAGGTTCTGGGGCAAATTGTAGCGTTTCCACGACCATCTGGGACACGCGACTTGGGGAGTCGGGCAGAATTAACGTCTCCACGACGAACTGGGAAACCCGTCCGGGAGTGGCAGGAAACAGTAATGCCTCCACCACCATCTGGGAGACACGGGCTCCCGCCGTGGGATAGCTGAGGGTCTCTACGACCGCTTGGGAGACTCGTGCGGGGGACGGTGGAAGCGCAGGGAGAAACACCACCGTTGAAGCGGCAGTACTGACGGCTCCATGCGTCCATGCCCATGTTGGGTTGATGGCCGCTGCCGTCGCTTGGACGGTGTACGCCGTCGTGCCGGGGAAGTTGACCCCTCCCACCCCCGCGAGATTCTTGAGCGTAAATCCCGTAGGCGTGAGGGCCAGCCCAGTAATCGTCCCAATATTCGGCGCAAACCCGCTCAGGAGAAGGGCTCCATTCACACTCGGTGTGACACTGCCTGTCGCTAAAGGAGACGCCTGCCCGAAATTACCCGCCCCACTGCGCGTCTGATACGCCCCACCGGTCATGCCCGAAAAGGCAAACACGAAAATAGACGGATAGCCACTCGCACTGAGACTGGTCACCGTGAACGTATGGCCTGTGCCGACCGTGGGGGTAAAGCAGTAGAAAAACTGCTGCACCATGTCGCCGCCGGGTTGCCCCGGTTGCGTCCACACTGGAATCCACGTATTGCTCTTGGAATCACTGACGGTCGTTGACGTGGCCCCTCCCCCGGTCCAGAAAGAGGTACTGATCACGAGGAGGGAAGCTCCAGTCGTGTCGATGGCCGTCGTTGTGCCCCCGGTTGCACCGGGGCCTGCAGCAATGAACGCAACGAGACTATCCGGAGGAGGTGGAGCCACTGACCCTACGACAAGAGAAGTCGTCGCCACCGCGCCTGATCCCCCGGTCCATGCGGGGGTTACCGGGGCGGACGTGGTCTGAATCAGATACCCTAAACTACCGCCGACGTTACCCCCCGCCCCTACGGGGGTGTCTACGATAGTCAATCCACCACTGACGGCAGTCTGCACACTGCTCTGGCAGATGCACCCGGACACGATCAACTGGCCATTGGCATTCGGCGTGACGGTGCCGGGAGCCAGCGTCAGAGCCTGCTTGATGTCTACAATGCCCGCATCGGAGGGTACGCCACTGAACAGCGCGACGGCCACACACGGAGACCCGCCGTTGTGAGTGAACGTATGGCCTGTGCCCTTACTGGTCAGGAAGGCATAGAAGATGCGTTCACAGTGATTGGAACTGTTCAGGGCGGTCAGGGCCGTCCACGTATTCGAGTAGCCACCCCCTTCGGTGACCGTGGTCGCTGCACTGGGCCATGACCCCGCCTGCACAATGGCGAAGTTTGCCGTTGTAGAGTTCAGTGCGGCAGTCGTGGCTCCGGTGGCGGTGTCACCGGCAACAAAGGCGATGGCCATGCGCTACAACCGAGTGAAGCCAAATTCAGCGGCGTTGAACCCGGCTTCAGTCCACGCTACGCCTGTGCCGGGATTGGTAGGCATCATGACCGTTTGATACGCATACGTCGTCCCCGGATTCGGAAGGACTACCGGGTAATTCGTGCCGCTGTGTCGAACCACACCCGACACTGCACACGAGCCTGCGTCTTCTTTCTTGATGGACACGTTCAATTGCACGCCCATGATGGCGGCTCCTGCGACCGGAGCATCCGGAGTCACATAGGTGTCGGTGTGGCCCGACGTCACCGTGGACACGTACGTCGTATCATCATCGGGAGCCGTTTGGTTGACCATGGCAGCGTTGTCTGTTCCTGAGAGCGGAGTCCACTGCGACGACGTCCCTTCGGCAGTCGGTCGAAGCGCATCGACCCGACAATCTCCAAGGAATGTATTCCACGGCGCAGACCCACTACCATCGCACACATATACATCGTCAAAATCGACATTTAGATTGCCCCCGGACCACGAACTTCCCACGTTGTCATTCGTGCCCAGAACCACGCTCGTCCATGTAGAAAATCCCGAGGCCCGAGTATTCTGTCCCGTCAGATTCAATCCGGGTACCACATTGCCATTCACCCGCACCTCCACCGTGCCTGCACTGGGGTGGATCACCACCTTCCATTCAACGTACGCCATCACCCCCGCCGACATGGGACTCCCACTGGACTGGCCCAACCACGTTCCAATCTGATTTCCTCGAAGAACGGTCAAGGTGAAATCTGAATTAACTTTGAGGGTCACTTGAGGGGTGGTCGAATCCTTGATCACGGCGATCACCCCACCTACCGTCCCAATGGCTCCGGCTGGGATGACCACGGCAAACCCCATGATGCACGTCGTGGCATCCGTAGGGACGAGAGCTTTTTGCAAAAATCCCACCCCACCCCCACTAAACCCCGTGAGGAAACGAAATCCATTCGTTCCCCGCCGACCGTTCCCACTCCCAATAGAGATGCTGCCACCAGCCCCCGTCCCTGATGTACTCCACTTTTCCGTGATATCCGCCGTGGCGTAGTGATCAAACGAATCCATGAACAGTAGAGCCATTACTCATCTCCTTCGCGGAACTCAATGTCGATCTCGTCCAGTGGACTCAACATCTCCAGCGGGTTGATTTCCGGAGGAGACGGGAACTGCTCCAACACCCGGAGGTAGAGCGTGGCACGGGTGATGGTCGTCACGGAGGCCACCTTGAACTGGATCACGTCCCATGGTTCGAGGTCTCTGGCCCATGTCGAGACACCCGCCTCGTCACGAGCGGCAGATTGAGCCGTGCTCAGGGTGATGGGGGTGGACGCTGAAATCTTGTGGGTCACCGGGTCTGGCATCTGAGGGACAGCAGGAGGCTCTGAGGACGCTCTCCGGCTCACCTCTACCGTGAGACTGCCTACGGCATCGGCAATGATGCTCCAGCCTACGATGGTGCCCTCGAAGTCGATCTGGATCGCGCCCTTGACGCCCACGGTACCATCCACCGTAATCCCGATCTTGCGAAAACTGACGCTCCCCAAGGCCGCTTGGTTTTCATAGGCCACCGCCAATGCAGATTCTGCATCTGATTGCGCTTGGACGGAGAGAGCCTCTCCGGCTTCGAGACGGGCATCCAGCGTGGGGTAGACCGTGTTCAGAGCGAGACTCTTGCGGGACGCAGACGCTTCGGCGGTGTCGAAGAAGACCGGGACGAGATACTCGACGTTGCCGGAGAAGGCGGACCCGGTCCAGAAGACTTGATAGATGGCTCCGGGGCCAAACGTCGGAGACAAGACTGGCATCCCGGCCACACCCACCACGATGTACTGGGTGCCTGACGGCTTCCCGATGAAGCTGAGGGGCACCGCATTGAACGAGGCCACCACCGCTGTTTCAGACTGCAGATACATGCCACCGGGCGCGATAGTCACGGTCGAAGCGGACTTCGTCGCCTTATAACTCTCTGGACCAATGATGGCGTCCGCCCGGTTGAACAGGGTGTCGAGGAACATGCCCACGGTCAGGGCGTCCCCACCAGACACCGCGCCGATCTGGACCGCCATCCCGTTGATGGTGTCCGTCAGGGTGGCGATGTTGGAATTCAGCTTGGCGATGTAGTCGGTGTCGCCGCTATTGAACGTGACCAGTTCCATGGAAAAGCTCCTACACCGTCACTCGAATGAACGTCTGGCCCTTGAACAAGGCCCCCGCCCCGAACGGGATGGCCCCAAAGGGCTGAATCTCTCCGAGTTCCGCCAGCGTCAACATCCGGATGGTCGTCGTCAGGTCGATGATCGTTCGGATGGACCCATCGCCCAAATCCACCGGGTACATGATATGCGTTCCCGGCTGTTCTTGGGAGAATCCTGTGATCTCCCACTGGCCCCGGAGATTGCGCGTGAGGACGACCGGGGCTCCAATCTGGGCATACCGGAGTTCTTCGTTGTTGCGGGCAATGGGCACGTTGTGCATGCTGGTGTCTACATGCCCCGGCAACGAGTCGTCCAACTGCCAGTCTTCCGGAGGCTGGCCGGGAAGGCCGGTCAACGACCCCGGTTGCCCGTTCTTCTTGATGTACTGATTCACCTCGCCTGACGCATCGAACTCCCCGATATTGACATCGCAGACCCACTGCACATTCAGCCCGTCAGATAGGAGCAGTGTCGGATTGCTGGTCGTGGTGCCATAGAGTGTCGTGACCCCAAGTTTGACTTGGGCCGACGCCATGTCAGTAATGACCATGCCCATTTACACGAGCCTCCTCTTCAGAGCTTCTGATGGGATGGACACGGCTCCGGACATGGACCCCGGTGCGCCACACCCGATCAGGAGACGGGCGGCATCGGCCTTCTGCCAACTGGCCCATTGCAATCCGTATTCTGGACCTTCCCAATAGGGGAGGGCCGTACTGGCTCCTCCGGCAGGGCCTCCATGGTATAGGTTATTCAAATCCTCCTGCGTGAGCGTCACGCCCACTGATGCCGCCCGTTCCGTCGCCTCTTCGTCACTCAACGGTTCCGTCAACCGGGTGTAGGCTCCGAGATATTCGCGGACAAGAATGTGCTGCCAGTCGGGGTCTTCAAAGATCTCGGTCTTCGCTTCCCACCCCAAGGCGGTACAGCCTGCGGCGTGCATCTCCGTCCAAAACCGCTCGCGGCCCCAGTAATCAGGAGAGCCGGGGTTTTCCCCGTAGCCTTGATACAACCCATCTCCTGACCGGCCCACATGGGCCATCAGAATGCTGTTGGGCAGGGTTTCCTTCGCCATTCTGCAGATATCCACCATTTGCCACGGGTAGGTGTCGGCATCCGACTCCGGCCACAGGTCCGTGCCGTAGCCATCAACAGCGTCCACCCAGCCCCAGCCTTTCCAACTGTCGAGATCACGCGCAATCTTGTCCAGATCGATATTGTCTTTGGTCCCATAAGCGTCTGATGCGGCAATCTGGACGTAAGGGGTGATGCCTGCGGCTTTCAGTTCGTTGACACACTCGATGAACCTCGGCGGGTCTTGGCGGCAATCAATTGCCGTTTCGTAAGGCTTGGATCGGGGAGCAATCCCGTGTCTCACCGCCCACCGTCCAGACCGGCCACGGGCATCGTACAGATTCCCATCCCGGTCCCGGAGGAAAGCATTATTGTTGCGTTGCAGCCCGCCCCCGTAGTTCACCGTAGGGGCAATCCACATGTGCTTGATGCCCAGCTTCACCCAATCCGCCACCCACTTTTTCCGCTCTTCGGGAGGCTGGGCGCAATAGAGGTATCCTTGACGAATCGAGTCACCCGGTGGGATGACGTTCTCGCCTGTGACATCCGTCAGGGCGAAGTCTCCGATCATCTCGGCGGTCGTAATGGGCGGCAGAGTGGGGCCTCCCGCACCGGGACCGGTCCCCGGCTTGCCTCCCCCTCCGCCTCCGATAGGCGTTTCTGCCCGTGGAGCCGAGTGGGTGGGGACCAAAAATCCCTTCACGTCCAGCACGGCTTCACTGCCTCGGGACAGCGTCCGGGAATAATCCTCCACATACAACTGACTGCCATCGGTGAACGCCAGAATGTCCCCTATCTCAATGCGGGGATCGTCCACGATAGTTACGGACCACTTGTTGGCAGAGCGGGCCAGATAAATCAGTTCTCGGACGGCAATAGCTCCGGCATGCTCTTCGTTCCCGATGAAATCGCATTCGAGGTCAGAGACGTTGTTCACCCACGTTGGGACGGAAATATCAAAGGCTTCGGACGTATTCCGGGCATGAATCCAGTCGTAGGGCGTGCCCCAGACATCATAGGTGCCAGTACCTGCGTTGACGAGCATGGCCGTAATACCCGCCTGCACGAGGGCTTGGTGTTTTCGACCATTTAACGGCGTAGATCTTGTCATACTGGGCTGGGTGGTCGTAGTGTCTGTATCTCCCGGTAAGGTATATCCTTCGCTTGCAAATGCCCCTGCAACAACAACGTCCAGATGAGGAATAAAAGCTTGATTTACGGTCAGTATTGGAATTTCGTCTTGTTCAGCCGTCGCTCGATTCCAATCAAACAGCAGCCCTGCCATTGCAAAAAAGCCGAAGTTGAAAATCGAAAACTTGCCCTGCGTGGGCGATTGATGCACCCATTTCTCATAGCCGAATTGCACCCACCGGAAGACGCCGCCCCCATCCGGGTTGGGCTTGCATTCCGTCTTCAACGCACGGAGTGACCCGTCATCCGAAAACTTCACCGTTTGATGCCAGTAGGGCAACCAGAACCCAAAAGTCACGTTGAAGGACTTGATGACCCGCCGCTGCTGCTCGAAGACTTGCAGTTCCGGACTGAGCCACTTCACCCGGACCCGGTTTACCGGGGGCCTCATGCGGGTGCCGCCCACCTTGATGATGCGGTCATCATCCAGTTTGGTATCGGGTTCCCGGCCTTGCAGTCTCCGATCTGCGGCTCTCAGACGCCCCAGCGCATCGATGTAGGGGGTCCAGCCCAGAGCCACGAAGATGTTACTGACCATCTCCCAGTTGGTCATATCCACCAACTGGGTATTGCTGTGGGCCGTCGCAATGGCCGAATGCGGGAGCACGATCTCGTCGCTCTTCATCTCCGCAGAGCGGGCCACCAACTGGGCCATGTAGACCAGATCAGTCAGGGCCGGGAACAACGGAGTCACACGAGGCGTGGCCCGCCAGATATCCTGCTGGTCACGAGTCTTGGCCAGCACGTCCATCTGCCGTTCGCCTCGGGACATGGCGAAGTTCGAGATGCTATCGACGTGACCCAGCCACAGGATCTTCCACTGATCATCCTGCTTCAACTGGACTTCGATGGTCTGGTTCGGCTTGGGTTGCGTCGGGCCAAACAGTTCCCGATTGAACACCAGCGAGAGCTTCAGGTCATAGGCGGTCTGGGTCACCTCCTTGACAAACTCCGTCAGGTCTACCGAGTCATCGGACCCCGCTTCCATCCCCCGCCGCACTTCCCAGATCGCGGCAGTCGGGTGCAGAATGACCTTCAACTCCCGTTTACTGTCCCGTGTGATCGGTCGCCAGCGGAAGTCCATTAGACCAGCCTCTCCACCAGCTTGAGCGTGAACGTCACGGGATTTGTCATCCAGCCGATGGGCTCTCCGTTCTCGTCCTTGTAGTTCACCACGTCATCGAAGGTGATGCCCTGCCCTCCGGACGACAAGCCCACCGGGAGCACTTTGAAGGCTTCTTGCGTGATGTAGTTCGGGTACCAAATGACATACCCCACGTCCGGATCGACCGGCATCGTCCAGATAGCCATGAGCATCCGAAGCTGGGTGATGGGCATCGCCAATCCGCCCAGTGCTTTCCATCGCTCTTCCACCACCACATCCCGGAGATTCCCGTTCCACAGCACGTTGGCCGCGCCAGTGAGCGTGCGTGTCGAGGCCCACACGGGCGCAATGATGGCATCGGCATCGATGTTCACCCACTCGTCAGGCTTGACCTCGTAGTCGAACGCACCAAGGACCGGATGGACGATCCGTCCATAACCCCCTTCCACCGGGAAGGACGGCCACACTTCGAGGGGCAGAGTAATCAATTCTTCGGACGCCCCGTAGACTTCAAACGTCCCCTGACTCGTCAATGTCCGGTAGCCCTGAATACTGATGGGTGGAATCTCGATGCCGGGGTGCATCGGGTGTTCCGGGACAATCGCTCCCGTGCCCAGATTCGTTCGGGGAGCCGTCGTGACGTTGATGTCTACAAAATGGACGTCTCCGGCAATCTCTCCTGCCGTACTGGACCACGCGAACCGGATGGTGTGAGGCGCACTGCTCAGGACCGTGATATCGAACCACGCATCCCCCGCAGGATCAGGAGTCACTGGGCGATAGCCCGTCGTGGAGTTGATGGGGTGCAGGACGGCCCCGATAGACGAGTAGTAGGCCACCCACCACAAGCCATCGAGGAGCACGGCATGGGGCTGATAGATCGGCCCCGTCAAGACGGTCGTAGGCGGCAAGCCCGCCGTCTTCACCACGCTGGGGCCTTCCGTCCAGAACACCTGATTCTGGCCCACGATAGCCAGTTCCTTGGGCATCGCAGGGCCATCGCTCAGCCAGTAATCGTTGCCACTCAACTCCCGGATGCGAAGCCCGGACCCTTGATAGTCCGGGCGATACGCCATAGCCCCGTCCGCGCCCATCCCCAACAGGCCCGCTGCGGGGAGTTCATACGCCGCGACAGACGAGAATACGCCGGTTCCCGCCAACCATGCCGCCCAGACTCCGGTCCCACTCCCGAAAATCTGGTTCGCGCCGAGATCATGAGCGCGGGACTTCACCCCACTATTGATGTTGTAGTAGTTCAGGTAATACCCGTCGCCCCCACCATGCTGATAGATGATAGTCGTCGGGTTGTACCAGCACGCCCCTCCGCCCGTATCAATGGCGACGTTATCGAGGAACGCCCCCATGCCTCCGGTTCCGTGGGCGATGCGTCCTGCGGCATTGAGAAATGGCATGACTACCTCAAAGGGACGGGATAAAACGACTGGCCCGTATCAAGAGAACTACTGATCCACTGCCACATGATGGTGCCGGGAGTCGCATTCCCGGTCATGATCGTACTCACCACCTGAATGACTTCGATGTTGCCACTCGCCGCTTTGTAGGCGATAGAGTCCACGGAGTGCCCGTTGTAGAGCACTTGTCCCGGATTCCGACTCAGGTGTGCGAACTTCGCGTTCACATCATGGATGGCGACGGTGACCGCTTCCGTGAACGCCCCGGCTCCATCTGCCTCGTACTTGTAGGGCTCCGTCAACCGCCACGGACGGGAATCGTACACCTCCCGCACTTTGAAATACATATTCGGGGCTGTTTCCTGTGCGCCTGTGCCCGGATCAGTGCCACCTCCCGGAGGAGCCGGGTTGGGGGGAGGCACCGGAGGATTGCCCCCACCGGGGGGAGGTGTCCCCGGAGGACTTGGGGGAGTCGTCGGAGGTGTCCCTCCACCCGTAGGAGGCGTTGTGGGAGGCGTACCGGGAGGAGGTGGTGTGGTGGGGGGTGGCGTCCCTCCGCCTCCTGTACCGCCTCCTGAGCCCGCAGGAGGGGTGGTGGCAGACTGTCCGCTAGGCACGCCAATCGTCGGGACCAACGGCACACGGATCTTGGCGATGACCGTCACCGTCCCCACGATGCCACCGCTCGATGAGCCGGTGTCGAAAGATAGCGTAGACGCCATCAACCCCGGATCACCTTCAACCCCTTCATACAACTCTTCCCAGTAGGGCTTCACGTCCGGGTGATCCATCATGCCGGTCGCTCGCCCTTGGTCGGAGAACACCAGCAGCATCGTCACTTCCGGAAAGTCTCGGGCGAGTCGAGCGTAGACCGGGACCAATCCCGCCAAGTCATTCGTGTTGTTCGTATTCGACGTGTAGCACTGGCACACGAGACAAATGTCATTGCCGGAAGGAGCCGTTGCAATGACCGACTGCATGGCCACTTCAAACTGCGCGGCTGTTTCTTCGGCGCGACAGTAGGCTTGGAGAGCCAGCCAATCCCCGGTTCTCAGCGTGGGCCACGAAGGCCAATCGCGGTGGTCCCAATAGGCCACCGCAGGACCGGAAGTCGCCGCCACCTTGGTGTTGATCTCTCCCACCGACGTGCCCTGAATCCACTGGGCGATGATTGCGTCCGTCACAATGTTCTTGATCGGGCCGACACGAGTAATCTCGTCCACCCACATCAGGCAGTTCGCGGGAGGGAGGTAGGCGAGGTCGCCTATTTCCGTGTGAGGTGGAAATTCAAAAAATCCCACCCACATGGGCTTCCCGATGACCGGAATGCCCAAGTCGCCTCCGACTCCGGGGCCGGTGGACGGAGGGGGCGAGGTGTCCGGAGGCGATTGGAACAACGGAGAGCCGATGCACGCCACATAGATCAGCGCATCCCCCCGGTAGTCGGTGATTGGTGTGCCTACGAGTGATCCCACCCCACTCACAGTCGCCTCCACGATGAAATTTCCGACCCCTTGGTTCAGGTCATCGACCACTTGCACGAGCACCGGGACGGTGCGTCCCATCCTCGGTACCTTCAACGGAAACGGCGTCGTCAACCGGTTCGGCTCATTGACCAGACTGAAGCCCCGGACCACCGTCGCACAACTGCCGTTCGGATTGTCGGGCCACGGCTCAATGAGCATCAGCCGCTTGTACATCCGGTCGTAGGCAATCCGGGCTCCTGCAGTCAAGTGCAACCCGCCATCTCCGTAGACTTGCCCTTCCTTCAACGGGGGAATCTTCGCGGCCCCTAAAATCTCGCCTCGCGTGTAGTCGAGCAACGCCACCGTGCGGTTCGCCAGCAGAAGATAGGCTCGACTGGGGTCTTCCAACGCGATGTCCATCACCTGATGGGGCACCACGATGTCATACCGCCACTTGCCCGTCGTCAGAGTCCAGACGCCCAGTGCGGCGACTCCGCCCCCTCGCCCCACCGGCTGGAGATACGTCCCTCCTCCGGCAGACTGGTCGTCCATGGCGAACGGTCCCCCAATCGTGGGCGCGTTCTCGAAGTGCGCCTGCCCCATCTCCCCATCGACCGCATACAGATGGTCCACCTCGATGATGGGCTTGTCGTCCGCCTCCTTCAGGGCTTGCACCTTCGTGGCCCAGTGGAACTTATACAGCGTCCCTCCCCCACCGGGGGCATACCATTGTGTACCGGAACGGGCTGTCGTCATGTAGTAGATCGACAATGCCTCGCCCACGAACTTGATGGCATACTTCGCCATCTCCACGCCGGTCTGGCTGTCGATCCGCCAGCAGTCCACGTCGAAGCCCGGATGATACTTGGCGTCCATGGTCGAAACGAGGTAGACGCTGTAGCCATTCGGAGCCGGAATCGTCGTCGCCATCAGCCCCAACGGAGTATTGAACGTCTCGATATAGGGCGATGTAATCTCCGGGTGATACACGATATCCAGCCCGGTCTTCCGCTGTCCCTCCTTGTAGTACGACAGAGGTACGGTTCTCCATATCTCTCTCAGCACAGGAGGCTGGCCTCCACCACCGATGTCCCGATCTCCTGTACGCCATACTGCACCTTGGCCACGGCAAAGCCTTCGACATCTGTCTTGCTTTGCGGCGTGAGGAGTGTCCCGACGCCCGTCACCTCCCAGTTCACCAGTTCATTCGGGGCAGGGTCTTCCTGATCACCGGTCACTTGCACGCGATACGTGACGATCTGCCCTGACCTCGGCTCCCCCTCGAACACCTCCACGGGCGTCATGATGGTGGGATTGACTTCGAGACTCCAGACCCACAACTGGTGTTGGGTCAACCCCGGCGTCTCCTCCGGAGATTGCCACGTCACCAACACCCTGAAATCCGTCGCGTAGTAGATCCCTCGGGACTTCACCCCGGTATGCAACAGGTCAGAAAGCGTGTGCGTCACGGCGTCATAGAACACGCCTCGGGTATCGTCTCCGACAAACCGGGTCACCTCCCCCACAAAGGTTTCCGTGTTCGAGCGTCCGGGATGTACATCTCCGTAGTAGAACGGAAGCTCCGTCCCTTCCCGCGTATCGATCCCTCCGACTACCCCGTGCAGGAACTTATCACCCCCCGGCCCCCCGGAGTAGTACACCGCCCGGTCAGGGAACCTCACGTAGCGGCGAAAATACAGGCCCTCAGCCAGCACCCCCGGTGGATTCGCGTTCTGCCGCCCGAATATGTAGGGATCGAACACCATCTCCACCGGCTTGATGGGCTGACCAATGCTGGCCATGTTCCAGACCTCCACCATGCGCTTCTTCGCGGGCCACCAGCCCACCTGATTCAACTGGAACACCGACTCATCGGCCCGATCTCGAAACACTCCGTCGAGGGTCACGATCCCCACGCCATCTGACCCCGGTTCTCCCTGCACGTTCCCGGCAGCAATCAACCCCTCTGCCGGGTGCCACATCAGGACGTTCATGTTCACCATGGCGGTCGTCTCTGGAATCCGGAGGTCGAACTTGGCCAAGAGACGCACTGCCATGTCATTTCACTTCCGCCGACACGATATAGCCGCCCACACCTTGATTCATGTCGTCCACGACTTGCACGAGGACCGGGATGGTGCGTCCCACTCGGGCGACTTTCAACGGAATAGGACGAGTCAGGCGGTAGGGTTCGTTAACCATTGAGAATCCACGCACCACGATAGTGGACGACCCATTAGGATTGTCAGGCGTGTTTTCCGCGAACAAAATTCGACGGAAGATCCGGTCATACCCCATCCTGATGTTCACATTGTTCCAGAGTTGGTCTGGGCCGTAATTCGTCCCCCCTTTGAGTTGAGGTACTTTAGCGGCCCCCAGCACTTCGCCTCGCATGTAGTCAAACAACACCAACACCCGGTTGCCCATCAGGATGTAACACCGTGAGTCATCTTCTAGGCAAATCTGCACGACAGATTCCGGCATACGAATGGAGTACTTGAACTTCCCCGATTTCAACTCAAACACATGTAACGTCTGCCCTTGGACGTTCAGAAACACGTCTTTCGCGTCATCAATGGCGACCACGCCGAAAAACGAAATGGTCGGAGCGAATCGATCCGCTGAAACCTGCTCAAGGATCTTCACGCCAGTAGTCGTAATTTGCAATTTACTCAACACATTCGAGTAGTAATGAAGGCCCCAGACCGAACCATTCCGCGAGACAATCACCCCGTTATGCCACTCAAATCCAATGGTAAAACCTCCAACGGCAGACGTGCGTCGAATGAAGATTCCGGTCTGCCCATCCCACATCCAATACGCATTCGACCACCCCGGCCAATAACTCGCGGTGGGTACCCCAAACACATAGACCGCCGACGTGCCTCCGGGCATCTGTTCCGAGGCATTCACATTCGCGATCACGCCTAAGAGTTGGGTCATGGCCCCTTCGGCGTAGGGGGGTTTGACTTTTTCGGGGTAGTACCGAAATCCAAACCCCCATGTCCCACCCCGTGCCCTATACTGGTCTTCCGTCTCGTAGGGGAGAATCGTTGAACGCCAGTTTTCTCTCAGCATAAAACCTTCGCTGTGAGCACCGTCGTGCCCGTTTCCTGCAACCCATAACGGACCCGCGTGATGGCGTACCCGTCCTCATCGGTCTCCGACTGGACGTCCATCAACTCTCCCGCACCTTCTAGGAACCACACCACCACGTTATTTGGGGCAGGATCGTCTTGATCGCCCATCAATCGCACGCGGTAGGTGACAAACTGACCGGAGCGGAGAGTGCCTTCAAAAACCTCTGGGTTAGTCAACTGCGTGGGACGGACTTCCAGACTCCAGACGATGATCTGGAACTTCACATCAGGAAGGCCACGATTGATACTGGCATAGGTCGAGACCAGCACGCCATATTCAGGCGCGTACATCAACCCCTGACAAATCAACCCTGCTGGCGTCTGGTCGATATAGATGTACTTGGAGGACAATACCTGTCGCTCGGTGTCGTAAAACACGCCGTGCGGATCGACCCCCCCACACGAAATGAACACCTCCGTCAGATTCCGACCGGGATGCGTAAACGGGGACGCGCCACTGAATCCCGGTAAAAGCGGTCCTTCTATCGTGTCCACGCCGTCTTTAATGCCGTGAATCCGTTGAAACGAGGTATACACCCGACGATCCGTCAGGCGCACATAGTTCGTGTGGGACGGAATGCTAAAATCCACTTCGTCAGGGCTCGTCGCCTGCGTCATGAAGGCAATGGGCTCCCACCATAGTTCCAACCACTTCCCGCCGCGACTTTCAACGCTCACCATCTTCTTCCGGTCAGGCCAGTGGCTGGTGAGGTTGTGGATGAACGTGGCACGATGTTGGTAGACCCCATCCAAGGTCACTACGCCCAACGAACTCAGTCCTCCCCCCGACGCGAGCAGCCCAACATAGGGATACCATTCCCCAAAATTCAGGAACACCGACTCATTGGTCAGGTTCTGCACGTCCGTTGGGCCGTCGAGCTTCCACACCGCCATCATCGCCTCACGGAACGTAGGCTACGCCGACGACGACCACGACCTTGTGCCCATGCCACCCGGCATCAAACCGACACGAACTCCGACCGAGGGCATCGGTGTACGCGGTGAAGGGCGTCAGCGTCCCGGTGCCACTGATAATGCGCCACTCCACCGATCTCCAAGGCGGGCCGATGAACGACAGGATGGCTCCGCCCGAATCCAGCACCCGTCCCGTCAGATTGTACAGACCCGGCTTTCGGGGCGGACGGAGCGGGGGATCACCCACTTCGACCCACGATGTCAGTCGGGCTTCTGCCGTCGAGCTATCGAACTTGAACACCCGGCCCAGCCCTGCCGTGAACGTCAGTCCGACCGGGGCACACGTCTGATCAAAATGCAGAGCCCGGTCCTTGACCAACATGCCCGACAAGGTCGCCGCACAGGTCTGGTCCAACGCGACGTTGCGCTCATGCTGGGCGACGGTCCCCGCCAGTACGACGGGGTCTGCGGTCTGGGTCAGGTCCAGATTGTTCGCCATGGCCTGCTAGGGGTTGCCATCCGTCAGGACGAAGGTCGTCACGTTCACCGGCTGGCCAGCAATGATCGTGATGTCATCGATGGTCATCGCCCCACCTCCCCCGAACACCGTGATGTTGCCTTGACAGTGGGTGGTGGCTCCGGATTTCAGGCGGAAATAGCCTGCATTGGTGCCTGCCCCTGCCGCCACGTCAGCAGTGCCCGTCCACGTCCCCTGTTTGGACTTGACACCAGAGGCGGCATTGGAGAGCCAGTCGGCAGGCAGGACCATCGAGCACAGCAGCGTGCCCGCATCAGCCGCCGCACAGTTGGCAGGCATGGCTCCGGACATGATGCGGAGGGTCGGACTGCTGCCGATGGTCGTCTCCACCTGATTGATGCGGTTGTTCCGCAGGGTATCGCTAAACTGCAGTGGCATTACCGTCTCCCTTGTTGACGCACGACTTCGTGTTCCAACCACTCTCTGAGGGTCATATTCATGGCATCCGGGTGAAGGGACACCACCATATTGCTGGGGCCACCGCCTCCGGGGGTCACCGCAGAGGCCCCGCCATCAGACACCACGACGCCTCCGTTGGCGTAGCGACGGGGGATGACCGAAGGCAGTGAAATTGATTGCAACGCCACCACCCCGCCCAAGGCGTAGGAGGGAAGGATCTTCCCCAGACGGATACCTTCCAGCAGGGGGAGCCACTGGGCTGTTTTGGAGGCAGGCATGACGTGCTCTCCCGTGGAGAGCATCGCAGGCACCGAATCGCTGGTGCCGGTACCGGGGCCACTGATAACCCCGCCTTCAGCACGACCGGGTACGAATCCCCGACCGAGGCTTCCCACGGTTCCACCGCTGCCACCAAACGCCGCCAGCATATTGATGATGCCGCGTTGCACAAAAGACCGCACAAAAATGCTGACAATCTCATTGACGATCTGATTCGCCATCTGTTTCCAGATTTCCCCGGCCTTCCTGAAATCGACAATCGTCCGGGTAATCGCGTCAGTGAACCCATCTTCGATAGATTTTCGGATGCGGGTACTCTGGAGTTCAATCTGAGTCCCCAAGTTTACGTATTCCGTATTGAGTCCCTCCAACTCTAATTTACTTTGGAGAATTGCCGCTGCATGTTGCTGCTCCAGCACAAGCAACTGCTGATTGATCTCAACGGCATCATAGCCTTGCTGGACTCTCAGAATTACCAATTCGCCTTCTTGTCGTTTGAAATCAACAATGTTACTCGCCAGTTGCTCTTCTTGTGACAGTCGTCGCTGCCGATTATCGGCCATTTCCTCTCGTACCCGTTCATTGTTCCGGCGTGTCAATTCCACATCGGTTATCCGTCCCCGTTGATTCAACAGACGGTCACTGGCTCCTTCAGCCGACCGCATCTGCTGTCGTAAATCCAATTGGCCTTGGATGGCCGTCTGAATCCCCAGTTCAATCTGATGGGCGCGTTCCCGTTCTTTCCGGACAATCTCTGCTTCACCAGAGAGCCGCTTCATCTTGATGAGTTGATCCGCCAGCGGATTCCCCAGAATCCACAATTTGTCGTACTCTTCATCCAACTGGTAGTTCAATTGGATCAGGGCTTCCTTCTGCCCTCCAAATTGAGCACTCTGAGCAATCAGTCCCGCTTCGATCTCCTTGTTCATCACCCGACGCCGCTCATCACGGTCGAGCCGTTCCCTATCAAGTTCGGCTTCCGTTTTCCCGGTAATCACACGGGCCTGTTCCCGCTCCCTCGCGACTGCCGCTTCTGCATCTCGGATCTGCTTCGGGTCACGCGACTTGATCGCCAGTGTCTGTAACTCCAACGCTTGGTTGATCTGTTCTTCTTGAAGGTTAATCTCCGCTTCCCCTTGTTCCCTAATGCGATCCATCCGTTGACGATAGTAATCGTCCAGCCGGATCAAATTCTGTCGTTGAAGATTTTCGAGGGCGTTGCCCTGAACCTGTCCCTGCGTGTTAAGACTGTTGACCGTGCGTTGGGCCTGAGCAATACGCTTATTCGTGGCATCCGTGGTAATTTCTCGCTGTTCTGCGATAACTGGAGCGGCGAACGCCAATCGGGCTTGTCGAGCATTTTGCGCGGCCCTGCCCAGAGCCGTGGTCGCGGTGGCTACGTCTCCTGTGGACGCGATATACTTATTGACCAACTCCCGAAATTCGGCAGACGAGGCGTCTGTGACGGACTCGGACACGACTTTCAACGCCTCTTTCAGGGTCTTCCCGGATTGCCTCGCCTGTTCGGCTCCTGCTTGGGTCTTCAACGCAAGGGACTTCGTCCGCTCTTCCAGCACCAATTCAAAATTCTTAGCTCCTTGCGTAAACGCCGCAAGTTCGGTATCATCCGTGCCCCCCAAGGGGAACGTGAACTTGTCCAGCCCGAGTTGCTTCTTCGCCTCCCGCACCCGATCTCCGAACTCCTGATCTTCCCGACGTTGGCGGTTTCGTGCGGCGGTCTCGACTTGCTGTTGCCGCTGGTAGGGATCTAACTTGACATTGCTACGGATGGCCGCTTCCAGATCACTCCACGCATTTTTCTCGTTTTTCACCGCCTCGGCCAAGGCGTCGGTGGCTTTGATGCTGTTTTCTTTTGTTGTCGGTTCTTCCAGCGTGCGCGACACTTCTCGTTGTGCGGCCCACTTTTTGCTTTGCGCCTCGAAGAGTTTGACCTCCGCCGCTGCCGCCTCATTCGTCCCGTGGATGCTGACAAATTGGGCTTGAATGAATTCTAATTCCGCATTTTTTCTTTCCAAGAGACGTTTGGCCGACTCGTTTGCAGCAGTACCCCGCGTCGATTCTTCGAGTGTTGCCGCCTGATCGATTTCCGCCTTCTTCTGAATCAAACGATCCAGCAACGACTGCTGAGTGGTATCCGCTTTATACGTCGCCTCCTCTGCGAGGAACATCTTTTGGAGCGGACCTTTTTCCTCTAACTTGACCAACGCAGGGATGATGGTTTTTCCCTGCTCTTTCTCAATCGCCTTCACAAGTTCTTCGTGCTGATACAACCACTCATGAAAAAGAAATTCCCGCTGGGCGTTGATCTGTCTCTTCGCTTCTCCAGACCATTGGGCGAGCCCGCTAAAATCTTCCATCTTACTCACGCCCATCAATCGTTCCATGATGGGTTTTTTCGATTCTTCTTGGGCCTCCTTATACCTGACGTAGATATACCCAATGATAGGCACCGCCACCAACGCAGCGAGACCGAGCCATGCCGTTCGCACCAACGCGATTGCCGTAGACGTCCCGGTCACACTCGCGGCCAGTCCTCGCTGGGCCATCGTGGCCGTCCCCGCGCTAACTGCGGCTTGAGCTTGTTGAAGGGCCAACGCCGCTTGGGCTTGCGCGGCGGTCGCGGCAGTGGCCGCTGCTGCCCTTTGAGCCGTGGCCAATTCCAACTGGGCAATCCCCGCCTGCACCGTCTTGGCCTTCATGATGTCCATGATGGCCGAAAACCCCACCATTCCTGCCCGGAACGCTGCAATCGCCCGAATCGTATTCGTCAGGAAGGTGATAAAGGCAATGGCACTCGAACTGATCCACACCAACGCCCGAATTCCCATGATCGTGAGCTTGAGTTCAATGCCCCACTTCACGAGGTTTTTCACGAGTTCGATGTTGTCCGACAACCATTTGACAGCCGTAATCGAAAACTCACGAATTGAGATCGCCCATCCCCGGACAATCTCACCGAGCGTCTTCGCTCCTTCTTTATTGGCCGTCGTCACCTGTGCAACGACAATCAACTGCTCATAGAAATGCCCTAGTTCATCGACCAGAGCCGAGTACACGGGGAGCAGGGCCTCCCCCAATGTTTCTTTCAGCGTCGTCGTCAGACGTTCGAGAGACAGAAGCTGCTTGCCCACATCCCCCATGGCCGCAACGTAGGCCCCCTCAAGGGTCTTGAGTTGCTCCAACGTCTCGATCATGAACGCTTCGACTTGTTGACGTCTGGACAGAGCCCTGACGGTCGTATGCTGGGCCTCCGCGTATCGCTTTTCCGCCTGTTCACGGGAGACCATGACGCCCATCCACCGCAAGCCCAACGCATCAATCTGCTGGATGTTCAGAATCAACCGTTGAAACGTGGCGGACGAGTTCATGCCAGAAACGACGGCTAGGTCTTGAGCCGCACGGGCCAGTTGAGGAGCCCACTTCACGTCCAACCGAGCTTGGAGCATCTGCACCAGCGACTGACGGCTGGAAGACGCTGTGATCCCCATTCGCTGAACAGATTTATCGAGCTTGTCAATCTCGTCCGACGTCACCCCGGCATTTAGGGCCACGACATGCAAGGTCGTCTGGAGCACTTCAGCTCTTGCCGCCGTATCTGCGATATCTTTGATGAACCGAACACTCTGGTAGGCGAGGAACCCCCCAGTCACCAAACGAATGGCACGTACAACTTTGTTGAACGCCCCTTCAAGATTTATGAGAGATTCTTCTGCTGCCTTTGCTGCTGGGGGAATCCCCAAACCGGGAGGAATGATGTTCCCTCCGGCACTCCCTGCCTGAGCCTGCAACTTGGTCAGAGCCTGAGACAGTTGATTGGTCTGCGCCACCAACGACTGCAGAGCGGTCCCGCTCGACAGGATGTTGATGAGGACTTTCAGTTCCATCGCGGCTGACGTCGGAGGCATCTAGTCCTCTCCCTGCAAGCTGTTCATAAACTCCCGGAACACCTTGGTATCGGTGCCCTGCGTATGGCGAATGGCGACCGTCCAATCATGCAACTGTCGGCGGAGACGCACAGCAATCAAGTCCACATACACCTGTATGGCTCGAATCGTATAGCCCCACACATCCTCGGGACCATGTCCGTTGGCCACCAACAGGTCTACTGCGGTTGTAAGCTCGTCGGAGAAGACGTCGGCAGCGGTACGGCTTCGCCTTTTTCGGAGAGCTTTTGCAGCAGTGTGGTCACCTCGGATAACAACTGGCTCGCTTTTTTTTGATCCGGGACTGACGCTTTCCAAATCTCCGATAGGGCAATCAGTTGCACGGTCGCAGGCATGCGCTGTTGGATGATCAACATCGACTCTGGCTCATCGGAAGCCATAGCGATGATCTTGGCCACGACCTCTGGGGCCGTAAGCAGGAAGGGACCAAGATGCTCTGCATCAATCTTCCCGTCAATTCCTGCCGCATACAACGGCAGAAACACATCTTGTGACTCGATGAACAACCCCACCATCTCTCGAAGGTTGAGCGCACGTACTCTGATGGATTCGTCGTCGGAGATATCGACGGTGCGTCCGAGTTGGGCGAGATCTGCGATCTTTACGACGGTCTTGGCCATCCAGCACTCCTTGTGGGGCCTACATTGTTAAACGGGGCAGATGGCACCACGCCACCCACCCCGGTCGAACTCGTGTGTCTCTTAGAAAGCGTTGTCTGCTGCTGCCTTCAGCTTCTTGATGCTGAAGTAGTTGGAGCCATACAACCGGGTATCGTCCTTCAGGACCGAGCCCTCGATCACGAACTGCCCGAAGGTGTCGGACAACAGGGCCAGTTCCTTGAGCGGGTCGTTGCTGAACCGGAACACGTCCACGATAACCGGGCTGTTCTCCTCGATGGTGTTGAGACCCTCGAAGCGGAGCCAGTTGTCGGTGATGGGACGGGTCAGGGAGTCCACCACGTACTGCTCGTCATACGAGTAGCTGACCGTGAGTGTGTCCCCCTCTGACGCCGGAGACGTTTCCGCATACGCCGCATAGTCCATCAAAATCCCGTCGTTCATCATGATGGAGCCCGCCTCCGGGTTCAGCTTGTAGTCCCACGGCACGGTGCCATCGGTGTACTGGGTGAGCGTGCTTCCCCCCTGCTTGACCACCACCCCGTTGACCTTGATGTACCGGAGGGAACTGACCAGACCGGGGAAGGCCGGGACGTCTTCGTTGGTGACCGTGCCCATCGGGATGAGCGTGTCCGAGCCACGGGTGGCTTCTGCGAGGTTCTTGGCGTTCCAGTTTTCCACCGTGATGGAGCAGGACACCTTGATCTCGGTCTGCAGACGAGCGTCCGTCGCACGCTGGCCGTCCTGAGAGCCCTTGTGGTCCACGACCGTGGTCGTGACCCCGAGCTTCATGTCCGGGCAGTTGCCGACCGGGCGCAAGCCGATGGGGTTGCCAGTGATGGGGTCACGTCGCCCCACCATAATGACCCCTTGGCCGCTGAAGTACCAATTGGCCGCATCAAAAGTTGGCATCTGAGTCTCCTAAGTCCTGAAACGGTTAGCGGCCAACCTTGGGTTTGCCGGGACCACCGGGTCCACTGGGTCCGGGTTTGATGTTCAAATTGCCCCGGCCTTGATCTCGACCCTGACGGTCGCGGCCATTCTCGTCCTTCTTGCGGCCAGCAGGCGTGCCGCCCTCCGCATAGAACTGGAACATCTCTTCGTTGCTGGCGTCCCCGACTTTGGTCACGACTTTCACGGGCAGGGGCTCTGACGGACCTTTCCAGACGTCCATGTTGACGCCCGTGGTCAGTTCGGTTGGGGAGACGAACGTGGTGGGCTCTTCGTGTCCGTTGAACACAATCTTGGCGTCCGGACCAAACCCGGTGCCCCGCACATGCAACGTGAAGCTCTCTTCTCCGATTTCTGCGGAGTTCGGCTCTAACTCGGTGATGGACAGTTCGTAGTTCTCGTCCCGATCCGTGGCTTCCATGGCTTGGAAGAGCAACGGATTGGTGGCGGCTCCGGGACGCTTGTCGTACCAGAGGAGCAGCACCTTCTTGCCTGCCAGACTGGCACTGCTGACGAATCCGGAACTGCCTGTCGCGGTGCCGCCAGTGAACGTCGCTCCGGAGACGGTGACCGCATTGCCGGTCTCTGACAGGGTGTAGCTGTTCCCTGCGGTACCGGGTTGACGCACCTTCACGGTGACCTTGGCCATCTTCGGCGGGGACGACGTGTCGGGACCGACTGACGCCGTCACCGTGCTGTCCCCGGACATGATGGCTTTCGCCAGACGTTCCGCGAACACCTCTGGGTCCGTGCCGCTGGGGGTGATATCGATGGGGATCACCCCCGGAGGGGCATTGTAGCTCGTGCTCACGACGATGTCTTTGACGGTGTACACCTTGCCATTGACGGCAACGGTGTCCCCCTGCACGGCGGTGCTCAAGGCGGTAATCGTGGCCTGAGCATTCCGGCCTTGAATGGTCAGCGTGTTCACGGCAATATCAGCAGGAGTGGTCAAATCCACGGCTGCGCCGATATGGTCCTCCGGGTCCATTCCCGGAACGGGCATCACGGTGCCTGCCGCTGCGCCGGTTACCACTGTCAAGCGAAGACCTTGGAGTTCGGCAATCGCCTTGGGCATGGCGTCCGGAATGCCAGTGCCGCCGAACCCAAGGTTAGAAACATTTACCATACTCATCAGCGTTCTCCTTCTGAACGTGACAACCTGTGCGGCTGCGCGAGTACTCTGGCAGACCAGTTGATCAAAGTCAACAATTCTTCAGAGCAATTCTCAACATTGTCAACCGGCACTCAAGTGCAAAATCTCAACGCCGTCACGTCCTTAAAATCCTTGGACATGGCATCTAAGGTGGTCTGACTCCGAAGCACAAGCTTGATGTGACGATACCGTTCCTCCAACGTCCCTGTCGGACGAGGACTCTTCTTCCGGTGGTAGCCATACCAACCGACATGGTCCGCCAAAGGCGGAGTCGCCCACACCACCGGGCGTTGACTGATCCTCAGCAGACGACAGAACAGCCCATCCTGCTCGCAGTCATACTTCGTGGGGGGAAAATGGAATTTGCAATAGCCTCGCATGTTCCCAAAGTACTCTGCCCGACAGTGTGGCAGCACCATCTTGAGCCGGTCCCGTTCAAAACAGACCCCCAGCGAGGTGTAGGGGCCTTTCGTCGGATTCGGCCCTGCAATGCTGCAAAACAGCGGCTGAACGTGCTGCTGACGGTGCCACGCAAAGAACTCCGGGTGGATCATCACGTCGTCTTCGACCATGAACACGTAGCGGGCGTCCGACTCGTAGGCTTCCTTATACGCCATCAGCACGTTGAAGCTGTTGCCGTGAAATTGATGGGGAGACCGGGAGAAGACTTGCAGATCCAACTGCGGAAATTTCTTGGCTACCTCGATAATCTCGGCTTTAGGCGTGACCTGTCCCACATGCGCGTCCGCATACACCCTGATTTGGACCTCGTGAATCTCCGGGCTCTTCGCCAGATGGTCCAGACAGAGCCAGAGCATCTCGGGTCTATCGAAAGTAGGGAGAATTAGGATGTTCTGCATAGGACTCCGACTCCCATCGGGGACAAGTCTTCATACACAATCCGGGCATACTGATCCTCTGCGAAGGATCGGAAGACGTCATACAGTTCCGGATGCTTCGGATGGCTCAGGTCATCGAACACCAGCAACCCCTCCAGTGTCAGGAGCGACCAACAATCCTCCAAGTCCTCGCGGGCTCCTTCTGGACTATGATCCCCATCCACCAGAATCAGATCAAACGTGTCCGTGACGGTCTTCAGCAACTCGTGGCTGTTGCCATTCAGAAACGTCACCGGGTAGGGGTACTCCATCCGGGCCAGCAGTTCTTCGATGTGCGTCGGTCCCCCAAAGGACTCCCCGCCGTACTCCCCGCCCCACGTATCGCAAAGCGTCAGTCTTGAAGGAAATTGTTGCCGAAGTATGGTCTCCAGTGAATAGCCCCAGCACACGCCGACTTCCAGATACGCATAAATCTGCCGCTGCATGGCAATCGACTGCAGCGCATTGTGCAGGGAGTGCGTCTTCCCATGATGATCGAACACGATCCTATCCATGCCCTACCAACTCCACGAGGGTGTGCCGGAACGCCTGCTGATCCCGCAGGTACTGCATCCGGGCTTTGTCGTGATAGGTCTGGACCTCCTCAGTCGTCCAGTCCAAGACTTTCCTCACGGCATGCGCCACATCCGAGACGGACACCTTGTGCAGCATCCCCGCATGGTGGGCCACTTGATGGATACTCGGAATCAGGACCGCTGGCTTCAACTCATTCATGGGCGGGGCATCAGTCGTGATGATGATCTGACCACAGCCTTGGGCCTCATGCAGCACATGGCCGTACCCCTCATACGCGGAGGGCATCACCTGACAAAAGTGGGAATTCATGAGCACTTTCAAGTCGGCATCGGACACCCGGCGTCGGAGTTGCCCCGTGTGCTCTCCAATCACCGTCAACGGTACTCCGGCATGCTGACAGCCCGCAATCACCGTGGCGGTGTTCTTCATCTGGGACTTGCCAGAGACGTGCAGAAACCTCCGCTGTCGGGGGATGGTGGCGTTGTACAGATCACGAGACGTCCACCCGACATACTGACACCGATCCCCCACTCTCGCTCGGAAGATCCGCTCCGTATCACGGGTCTTGGCAAGGACAAGGTCGAACGGATGTCGGTCCCAGTCCGCAAACCACCACTCCGGATGCGGAGCCACCCAATTCTTGGGAGCGGCAGGGAAGATCTGGGGCACCACCACTTCAAGGAACAGGTTCACGTCGGCCTTCTGGACCCGCAACGGCTTAGCGTTAAACTGCACCCCCTGCACCTGATGGCCCAGCGCATCCAACTCTCGGCGCAACAGATCGAACTCCACCTGCAGGCCCACCCCGTTCGTCAGGTTACTTATAAGATTGAATTTCACGGGGGAATGCCTTGGGGAGGGCCGTCTGCGGCATAGGGGTGTAGCTATTACGATTCAGCGTCTTGCGACAGGTCTGGTCTTCATGGACCCGCGCCACGATCATCTGGTTCGCCGGGGCGGTCGAAACAAACCGACAGGCATCCCGTTGCGCCTGCTGGAAGAACTTGAGGTCTTCGCCTACCCGGAGCGAGTGGAACGGATGACTGGACCACCATGACTTCCGGTAGCACAGGGAGGTACCGAGGACATAGCGCACCGCTGAATGCGGCATATGCCACTGGTAACACTTCCCGTCCCGCACGTCATAGAAAAACGCCGAGTGGTAGCCGGTTACCACCCCGAATTGACTGAGCCGGGTGACCTGATCGGCCACCCGCTCTGGCGCGGACCAATCATCCGAGTCGAAGTGACAGATGAATTCCCCTCGCGCATACTTCGCACAGAGGTTTCGCATGTCGCCGGTCGTCAGGGTGCCTGTCACTTTAGCATACCGGATACTCCGATCCGGGGGGAGCAACATGGCCGTCTGGTCATCTCCATTATCTACGATGACCAGTTCCCGGTGGGGATACGTCTGCGACTGGTAACTCCGAATCGCCTGCGGGATGAACTCGGCCCGGTTCTTCGTAGGCAGAATGCAGGAAACGAGAGGCTCCACCGGTTATACCGCCGAAGAACGCCGTTGCCCTGTCTTTATAAAGGCAACCAAAGACAAGCTCACTCCAAACTCAGTAGCTATTACTCGACAAAATCGAGGATCATTCCTAATCTCGGCCACCTGTTTATCGGTCAACTTACGTTGAAATTCTGGAGCAGTTCGACCCTTCTGATCCCTATCCTTCGCATTATCCGTCTTGGTGCCAAGAAATAGGTGTTCTGGGTTCACACAAAGTCGAACATCGCACTTATGCAAAACGTACTGACCGGGAGGAATAGCCCCAACGTACAACTCCCATGAAACACGATGGGCTTTTACCCGCTTACCCTCGACATAGATTCGTCCATAGCCGTGTTCTGGCCTTGACCACTTATCCCCTTGCCACAACCAGCACCCATCGGTTTTTGTAAATTTCTTTTCAAATCTGGCGAGGAGAGTCATTGACAATAGGGGCTGTTACTGGTCGTTGTGTTAACGGGATTATGCGGCAATTGAACGGGCAAGGACCAACGCTGCACCCAGCAGACACTTCCAGTTCTAAGGGCGGCTGGACTTTCGACCATGAATTTCCAAAAGTGCTTGGTAACCTGACTACGCTGCCCCATGAACTGGAGCCGCATCGCATCCAAGTATTCAATCGCCCGCACCCGCTTCTGCAGCGTGTTGTGGATCTCGTCGCCCCGCTCCACGAGCACGAAGCCCAGCACGATCTCTGCGGACAGACCCACCCGTGCGGTGGGGCCTTGCTCCGTCATCGACCGCATGCCCTCGTAGACGATGCCGACAGCGGGAAGCGACTTCACGCCCTTCAGGACATCGAGGAGATCGTTCTCATCGTAGGCGACGACCACCTTGCCCGTCAGGTCGGCTGGCGCGGCATTCAATTGCAAGAGTTTGGTCTTGGCCTCTTCGAGGACATCCGTCAGACGGCTCATGGAGTCATCCCCTGCTGCAACCCCCGGATGATCCGGTTGATGATGACACGGGACATCATATCCAAGTCTTCCGCCGCAAACCCAAGGAATTGCCGTTGGGGAAATCCGATGCCGAATTGGTGCTTCTCCGCGTAAGGAAAGCCCTGCGGGGACGTGACATTCGTGCCGATAGCCCGCGTCGTGGGGCCTTCCGCATACAACTGAATGCTCCGGAAGAGACGGCCCGTGTCGAACAAAGTACCCCCGCCCCGGCCACTACGTGCCCTACGGAGAGCGGCTTGACTCGGGGGCCACTTCGTCCCGTCCGGAGCCTGCTCGATCAGGAAGCGAGCCCGCATCCGGTTGTAGATGACTGCCGCGCCTTCATCGAGGATCTTGGTGGTGTCGAGGGCATCCGCCAAGCCCTTGATGGACTTCTCCAGTGCCGGTTGTCCGCTCACCGTAACGGAGAGGAGTCTCATAGGGCTCTGAACGTGAACCCCTTCGTCCGGACGTAGGGTTGGAGGAGTAGTTCCGCATGGCTGGCCAACGCAAGATACTGGTCCTTCGCCTCGTTGGCCCGGTTGGTCGTCTGCTGGGAGTTGAACACCATCGGGACCAACGCCATGATGGCCTCGTAGATGTCGTTAGGGATGGGCTCCTGTGGCGCATAGGCCATCGTCCAGTAGGAGGGGTTGGTGGGGAGGGTACCTGCTGGAGAGGCCAGCTTACACTGATACGCCACCCCGGTGTACGCCACCGTCTGCCCTGCCGCATACGAGGTAGAGGCAGACCAGACCGGGAGGCCCGCGACCGACAAGGGCCGGGTGCCGTCCTCGAAGCCCGTGTCACACTGCACCTTGACGTGATGGTTGCCATACGTGTCAGCATCCACGTACAGGTAGCCTCGGGGATAGTCGAACTTCATCAGGCCCGTGTCAATCGCTTCATACGTGGCGAATGGTCCGTTGACTGCGCCATCTGCGACCGTCACCACTTGAGGCACGTCCTGTCGGACCAATCCGGACGGGATCTCCAGCCGATACAATCCGCTCGGGGCAATCCCGGAGAAGGACTCGGCATCCACAAAGTACAAGGCATTCTGAGACCGGCGGCACAGCTTGCTGTCAATCAGTCGCTCGACGTGCAACTGGGCTCCGATGATCCCAGAGGTCACAACCTCTTCAATGCCCGTGAGGTCCGGACTCAACTGCATCCGCAGAATCACATCCTGCGGGTTCACGAACAAAGGCATCGAGAAACTGGGCATCGTTAGACCGTGATATTTCCGTCCGTGTCGGCGTCGATGGCTCCCAGCACATCCTGAATCTCGCTGTCATCCCCGATGTCTACCCGCTTCTGTTCCTTGTTCACCGTCGAGATGCCCCATGTATCCTCCGGGGGACGGGACGCATGGACGGAGGTAGCGTCCTGAATCTCCGTCTTGGGAGCATGAGCCTTCGGGGCAGGACGATACAACTTCCAGACCTGACGTCCGATATCCTGTTCGGACAGAAGCACCATCGCGTCTTCATTCTTGAAGCGATACGGCTTGCCCTGCTCGTAGGTGTGACCCTGCCACGTATAAATCTTGTACAACGCCAACTCCAGTACGGTAGTCGCGGGAGCCGCTATTTTGGCCGACTCCTCTGGCGTCTTCTCATTGGTCTTCAATGCCATTTTCTTCACTCCTTTGAAACGAGGGAACTACTTAGTCGGCACCGTGCGTTGTCCGGGCACCCCACTCGTTCCCTTGTCGCCCTTGTCCGTGGGCTTCTTGAATTCTTCGGGGAGTTTAGTCGGTTTGTCGGTCGGGCGCGTTGGTTCGGGCTTCCCGCCCTTGTCTCCAGCCATGTGACGAATCTCCTTTTGAAACAGGGGTCAAAAAGAGAAAGAGAGTACCTACATACTCTCTTCCCCCCTCCACATCGCCCCTACTCAGCCTTGTCTTTGCCCCACTCGATGTCCTGTGGAATCTCTTCGCTGCCGCCGGGATCACCTTCTGCGAATTCCGGGGTGGTCCACCCCTTCTCGCGCAGCTTCTGGCCGTACTTGGCCCACTGCTTGACGGTGACGTACAGCTTCTCGCCGTTCACGTCGGTCATCACGTAGACCGTGGGCTTCTTGCCCCAGCCTGCCGGGGCTTTCTCGCCAGCGGGATCGACGTCGGCGGTGTCCACACGCTTGGCCTTGGACTCGCCGCTCTCCTTCTCCGTCATCTTGGCGGAGCGGACGGTCTCGGGGTGCGACGGGCCTGCAGGCTGGTTCATCACGGAGTCGGGCGGCACGTTCCGTTCCTTCTGCTGCCGCTCTTCGACTTCCTTCTTCTCCTGCTCGACCTGACGGGCGTTTTCCTGCGCCTCTTCCGGGGTCATCGGCTTGCCGCCGACATTCTCGGTCTTCTTCTCGAAGTCTTTCTCGAAATCCTTCTTGTTGTCAGCCACGGTATGCCTCCAGCGTCAAAAATGCAAGTCCAGAGCCAGAATGGCTACCGGCTACCGGTAATCCCGGTGTATTTTACGACTGCGTTCGCTTCTTCTATGGCGAAGTCCACGCGGCAGGTCAGCACGATGATGAACACACGAGCGCGAATGTCCTTCGTGTACTCGATCATGATGTTGCGCTGGATGCCGAAGATCAGGTTCATCGGGTCGGTGAACAGACCCTGCGTTCCCGGCATGAGGGCGACCGGGGTTACCCGGCTTCCGTAGACGTACACCGGAAGGAGCCCCTGCACTTGCGCGTCACCAAGAGCCGTCTGCCGTGCGCCGTACTGGTCGCGGATCTCCGTCTCGTTGTCGATGGAGACGAAGTGCGACATGGCCGCACGATTCCGCAGGTAGCGGGTGGGCATGGTCTTCAGGGCCTGCTTGACTGCGGCCTTGTCGAAGGCACCACCGACGTTGACCACGTTGGCCGTCGCCTGCTTCAGGTAGCCGTCGTTCAGGGCGAGGTAGGGGTCCGCGACGTTGGTCGTATCACCCTGAATCGCCAGTTCTTCGAGGTCGAGGGCGGCGCGTTCCGCGATCAGGTCCACGATGGTCTGATGCAAGCCCCCGGCTCCGGTCTGGAGCGGCACGTTGACGTTGCCCTTCTCGATGTTGTCTTCGATGACATCGTAGGGCAGGTTCACTTCCGCGATGACTTCGTGCGTCTCCAACTGCACCTGTCCGAGGTCGGGCTTGGCGCGGAGGTTCTCGGGCAGCGGGGTGGCACTGACGGCGGGGTGCAGGATGCGCGACCCGAAGCCGATCTTGTTGATCTTCATCTGCGGTGCGCCCATGGCGACGGTGCGAACGGACGCCAGCAGGGTCGGCTGATCGATCAGCGTGCGGATGAACCGATCCGTCTGTTCGGGGTTGAGCTTGCCTGCGGTTTCCAGATCCGACAGCGCAAGGTCGGCCTTTGAGATGATTACTTCCTGATTCGTCATGTCGTCTCCTCAAAAACGATGGTGATGGCCTTACTTGCGTCTCCGCAAGAATGCGGTGTCGAAATTCCCGGTGCGCGGATCGTCGTCCTTCTGGACGCGCATCCGGACCACGCCAGACGGGCGATCTTCTGCGGTGGGCACTGCCGTCACGGTGGCCTTCAAGGTGTTCTCGAAAGTGTCGGCCTTCTCCACGACGCCGTCAAGCGTTTTCTTGTGAGTCGCCTGTTCGCTGGCCACGGTCTCCAGCTTCTGACTCAGAGCCGTCAGTTGGGCGGTCGTCCGTGCTTCCATGCCCTTCAGGGCAGTCATCATGCCCTCGAAATCGGCCTTCTGTGCTTCATCTGGGGGCGGCTTCTGGTCGTCGTCCTCGTCCGGAGGAGCCATCTCGGCGGGGGGGTGGTTCTTGGCCCGCTTCTTCTTGTCGGCCTCGGTCTCTTCCTTGATGGCTTCAGCCGCTGGATTCTTGGCCTTCTTCTCGCCCTTTTCGGCTTCTTCTTTGTCGTCGTCCTTGTCGTCCTGCTCCTCGCACGAGCACTTCTTGATGATCGCGCTCACCGCCTCGTCGGCCTTGAAGCACGCCGAAGGCAGGATGAGGAGTTGGTCCAGATACGAAGCATAGCTGGTCAGCACGGCGGTGGCGTCCTCTTGCGGCGTCTCCGACTTGGCAACCAATTGCATCTGGTCCTGCAGGGTGGAGGTGGCCGTCTTCAGGTCAGGATAGAAGCCGAGATGCTCGACCATCTCTCCCGCCCAGCCGTCCGGGGTCTTCAGCCCGACGACCGACACCAGCATCTGGTCACTCAGACGTACCACCGTGGTCTCACCCTTTTGCGTGCCTTGGGCGTACACCACGGTTTCGCCTTCGTCCGACTTCTGGACCCGGTCCACGGCGAAGCCTGCCTGCTGGATGGCGTCTCGGATGGACGTCGTCACCGTCTCGTCAGGATGGGCAAACACCACCAAGGCCGAGACGGAGGGCTTCACGGTGCTGTCGTCCGACTTGAACACCTTCGTCAGATCAATGCCCATCTTGTTCTCCTTGTCACGTTTCAAGACTCGAAAAGGGATGCGCGTGGCCGCTCGATCCACGAGCGATATGTACCGGACATCGGCATCCCGCAATTGCTTCAACTTGGCTCGAATTTTCGCCATGCACTCTACCCCAGAATCTGCACGTTATCAACTGAAGAAAACCGGTGCCGGTGGCCTTTGGCATCTTCGGTGTGCGTCCCGGCCACGATCTGGTGAGAGTGCCCGTTGACCACGTCGGTCACGCCCCCTTTGAACTGGCCTTTTTCATCGTAGGCGACGAAGAACTTGTGTTGGTGTTCCTCATGCTTGCTGGTCAACCCAGTCACGATGGGGGGAATCTCTACCTCGACGTCCATGTCATGGCGGGTCACCAAGGCTTCCATGCTGAAGCCATTGATCTCGCCCTTCTTGATGGCAGACCAGAGGACCGGGTCGGGGATATGCACCCCAATCACCCACGAGCCGGGGAGGAAGCGGGTATCGATTTCGTCCGCGACGAAGGATTCCACGACACTCGCGCCCGACACAATCTTGTTCCCGTGCATGAGGTCAATCTGGCCCATCTTGCCATTCCGGATGAATTCATGGGCCATCTTCCGAATTTCAGGGGCGGTCATGTATTCCCCTTGGGCGTCTGGACGCATAGGCGAATAAACTTCCCCAAGGACAATCTGGAGTTCGCCTTCTTGCTTGATGACGAGCTTCTTCTGCATGACCGCCCCTGACCTTCTCTACCGCTTTGGCTGTCCCGGCTTGCTCCCCGGTAGATCCTGATCGGGATGGGGCGCACCCGGACGGCTGGGCTGACCCGGCAGACCCTGTCCCGGACGATCCGGATGAGGTTCGACTCCCGGCTGGCCCGGACGCCCGGTGCCCGGACGGCTCCCCGGTAGATCCTGATCGGGATGGGGCGTTCCTCCCGGCGTACTCGGAGTACTCGGCGTGCTCGGGGTGGTCGGGTTGCTCGGTGACGGCGTGGTAGCGTCGGTCATGTCGTGCTCCTTGGTTAATACTACGCGAACGTTAGCATGGAAACCCAATCAAACTTTTTCACACTCGCGGCAGGCAACCCATATTTCTTGGTCCACGCGACGGAGAGATGGTAAATCTGGGACATGGGTAGATCGACCATCACCACGTCCATTTCCATATCATTGTCGAGGTTGCCGTCTTCGGCATCCCGTCCTACGGCTGCGGCCCACGTATGGTGGCCATCGACCACATAGCCGTCTCGGGACACCGTGATCTTGGCTTTCTTCGGGTCACGGTTCGAGAGCATCATGCCCGCGACTTTGGCCCCTTCCATCTCGGCTTGACTCGCTTTCAGTTTTCGGGCGAGGATCGTGGCGTTGGGATTGCTCTTGACGCCAGACTCGGCCAGATGTTCCAGAAACTTCCCCGTCGCATCGACTTCATCGTTGTCGTCTCGGGGGAGCTTGTCCGCTTCGCTGCCCGGTATCGGGTTCTTGGACTTGAACTGCGGCATCTCAATCCGGGGGATGCCATGAGGAAACTCATCCGTCTTGATTTTTTGTGAGCAAAAGAGGCTGGTCCCCTTCACCGTGATCGTACAGGGGTCGAAATTCGGGGCCTTCTTGTTCAACTGCTTCGCTTTGATGGCCATCTCGCCTAACTTTTGGAGCACGGTATGCACGGCTTTCGTGTCCTGCAGTTCGACGTTATCCCCTTTGAGCACTCGGACCACGGCTTCTTCAATCGTCTTGACCTTGTAGACCGGCTTCTTGGCCTGCTTGGCTAACTCGGCCTGCATGGTGCGCTGGGCGGGAGACAGGGATTCAGACGTGAACTCGTCCAAATCGGTGTCCTTGGTAGACGTGCCTCCCCCACCGGAAGAAAATCGACCCGATTCAGGATCATGATTCTTGTTGAACTTCAACGCCACTGCATACGACGGTGTCTTCAGTTTCTTCTTCTTTTTCTCCAGATGCCCCTGTTTGGGAGGCCCCATGCACATTTTTTGACGGGTGGTGAACCCCTCGGTGAGCGGCATGGGTTACGTAAACTTCAAAATGTCGGCGTAGGAGAGATCGTGCTTCTCTGCCTCTTGGCGTTCCTTGCGCCGCTTGAACCGCCGGGTATCTCGGGACGAGTGAGGACCGGGCGTCTGGTGTTCAGGGTTCACCGATTCGTTATAGCCGATACTGAAGGTACAGACCGCATAGGGATCAACGCCACTGCCCTTGGCTTTGACGTGCTCGATGCACCGATGCCACTTGTCCGAATGGATGTGGCCTTCGCCTTTCGCAATCAATCGGCGGGTGGTCAGACCAGAAGTCAGCGGCATCAGCAGTTACCCCGCGAAGGAGGTGCCACGAGTCGCAAAGCTCCGGGGCTCTCTATACTCTCGGTAATCCTGTCGCAGGCTGAGTTTCGCGGGATTCACGGCAGGTTTGTAGACCCCCGTCGAATGATCGGGCATCGGCACCGGCCCTTTAGCTCCGGGCTTGGCGACACCTTCGTACGTGGGCATCCGCACGGCTCCCGGTCCTGACTTCGCGTAGGGGTTCTCATGAACGGGCATCGGCACGGCTCCGAAAGCGCGAGCTTCGACACTCCTCCCTCGTCCCGGTTGCGGCCACCCCGCAGGCACAGAAAACTTCGCCCCACTATAAGAGCTTGTGCCCCCACCCCCGCCCCCACGTCCTGACGAAAATCGTCCATCCGGGCCATGGTTCGGGTTGTACTTCAGGACACGGACGAAGTCAGGAGGCATGATCTTGACCGGCGTTTTCTCATGCGGATGGTCGAGCTTGCGACGAGACACCACCGAGGACATATGCAGGGGCATCAGACTCTCCAGTGCAACCGAGTGCAGACGTGCGGCCTATTTTACAGGAGTGTCCGAAACGCAACAACTATTTTCTCAGGCCCAGTAACGCCATAGCCCGGTCAGGATGGACGCCCTGCGAGGTGACCAGTTGCTGATAGGCCCGTGTCTTGGCCTGCGGTTTATGTGCGGCCACGAGCGTTTCAAACGCATTCAGGGGGAGGTTGGGCCGATCAATCAGACGGATCGGTTTGGTCACGATCTTCATGTCAGATACTCCTTGGCCTGTGCCACCATCAAATCATCCGTCAAGTCCAAGGCCCACGTTCCAGTCGCCTCTCCGAACAACCACTCCCCAATGGTCTTCCCTTCATACGTGAACGGCAACTCCACCAGTGCCGACATTGCGCCCACAGATCGGTCTTGGAGGAGGTGAATCACCAACTGCTGGTCCGCAGGAGCCAGCGAGTCGAGGATGGGTTTGAGGGCACCCGTGTCGATCTCATTCAAGGCATACGTGCGGAGGCTGTCCCACTCCAACTCGTCCGGGAGGAACCCCATCTTGGCGTAGGGGATCGTGCTCCCGGCCACACCTACGGCCACGGACGTCGCAGACGACTTCAGCCCCATCTCAATCAGGGAGCCAAACAGGTTCTTCAGGAAGGCCAGTTCCGCCTTGGGGTTGCCTGCAATCAGGTCCGCTTGAGTCAGATAGTAGGTGCTGGTGAACGGATCGAGGAGAGCATTGAGCTTGAACTCCAGCCCTTGTGGTGTGGCTCCCCGGACGTTGAACCCGATGTTGCCCGCCTCATCGAACCTGATGGGATTGGCTCCGACCCCTTTGCCCTTGGTCATCACCTCTTGGGGTGGCATCCCGGAGAGCTTCGAGAGGAGTTCCGCCGGGGTCATCCCGATGTGGGCGTTCCACAGGGCAACATCCTCTGGAGTCGCCTCGACGCCGAGTTCTCTCAGGTCGTCCGCCGTCACGGGCTGGAACACCTCGGCCTCTACTGGAATCGTCGGAACAGGCTCGGTGGGCTCTCCCACACTCGACGGCACATGCCGGAGCAGCGTCCGACAGTGGGGATGGTAAGGGGGGATATGCAGGCCCAGTTGCGTCAACTCCTCTGGGTCCATCTGCCTAAACTCCGCCATAGACGCCCGGTCCTGCTTGGGCCACGGCTGTACTGTTCTCAAGTCTTCCGGATTCTGGACATTCAAGACTTCGATCACCTTCCGGCGGGCATCTTGGACCTCGAAGACTTTGCCATCCACCATCCGACAGAAATTGCTGGTGCGTCCATCGAGGACTGCCGTCAAGCGGTACCGGGCCATGCCGAGTACTTCGGCTTCTGCCGTGAACCCCCATGTGGCCAAGCGGCTGGAGTTCAGGCTAGCGATCATGCGGAGAGATTCATCTCCCTGCTTCTCGAAGGACACGAAGGGGGTGACGTAACGACCAGTGGCTGGATCGGCTTTCTTTGCAGTTTTTTTCTTCGGTTTTTCCTCTCCTATATCCTCCACATAGCCATTACGCTGATCGGCCCAGCGTTGGGCTTCATCAGAATCATACGTCTTATCGACAAGGTTATCGTTCTCATCGTAGACGTGATACCGCTTATGCCTCTCTGGCGTAATGTCATGATACCCCCTCTTGCTTGGCTTGGGTGGGGCACCAGACTCAGTGAATTGTCCCTCTTGATCGCGGGAATGTCTGGACTCATCCCACTTCTGGCCCAGTGCCTTCCGCTCTATCTTGTATTTCTTGTCGTAGGCGTGCATCAGGGCCAGTGCCCGCTTCGTGCTGATCCGGAGCCGGTAGATCGGGACTTTCACACCGGGCGCATCCACCGCCAGTCCTGCCATCATGGCCCAGTGGTGGTGGCCATCGAGGAGACGGCCTTCCTTCGAGACGAGGAGGGGTGGGAAGGCTTTGTCCTTCTTCTTCTCGTACTCCCGCATCTTCTGCCCCGCATTGCGGGCGGAGATCTCATCTTGGGTAGGTTTGAGGGTGAGCGGGTCTACCCACTCCTTGACAATCTCCACCCCAATGTCTTTCATCTCCTTCATGAACTGGGCGCGATGGGCTCTCGGGATCTGGGGCATGTGTTCCCGCTTGATCCCCAGTCCCGTCTTGTCGAAGACGTCCATGCCATCCACATGCAAGTGCAGGAGGTTCGGGTCTTCTGTGTCCTCTAGCTCTGCCGCCTTCTCCAAGAGGGTCCGGACATCCCCTCGATCAATGGTGGCGTTCTCGTTGTTCAGGAGGGAGAAGAGGGCATCACCGGGGCTGTGGAGAGCCTCCACGAACTCGCCGCCATGGGAAGAACCCCCGCCTTGACGAGGATGTTTGGATTCCTCCCACTGACGTTTCTTCGCCGTGCCGACGTGCTCCCACTCATGGAAGCTGACCCAATCCCCATCGATGACGATCTCACTCTCCTCGGCCTTGCCCCGGATCACCGCTAGCTTGGGGCTGATGGTGGTCTTGAGGATATGGAGGGTCGTGTTCTTGTTCCGGGCGAAGTTCACCCACTTCTTGGCCAGTTCAGGATTGGTGGTCGTGGCAATGGGGCCTTGCCATGTTCCGGCTTCCATCTCTTCGAGGGCCTCCTGACTGACGGCCCGGTAGACGGTGATCTTGGGGCCGTAATTCTGCTCCAACTCTGCCACGAGCTTCGTGCGGTAGGCGTTGTATTTCGGGAGTTGCTGGACGTAGGTCGCGGCCATCGCATCCCCGAAGTCCGCCACGCCTCCGGCCCATGCCTCCTCGAACTCCGTGAACCGATCTTCCTCTTCTGTGGTCAGCGGCTCTGAGGAGTGAACGTAGTCCCCGACACTCCTACCGGCGTCACTGAACTGGCCTTTTTCATCACGCGGATGCTGGGATTCGTCCCATTTCTGAACTCGCCCTCCTTCAATCACCAGCCCTACATAGAACGTCTCAGATTTGGTAATGACAGGAGGCACAATATGCTTGGCTTCTTCCCGTCGCATCCGGGCTCTCGTCACCCCAAGAATTTGATCATGGCTTCGCCCAACAGTCACCCCCACAATCCACTCGGGTGGAATATCTTGGAAGACCCGCAGGTTGCCTTCAGGCTCGGCGGTTCGCTGGGACTTGGCCAACACGTCATCGGGCACTCGCACTTCCAGCACCACGGCTGTGGGATTCTCAAACTTCCACTCCAGCCGGAGCGTCGTGGACTCCGCCCACCCCATAGCCGCTTCTTTCGTGCGTCCCAGATAGATCGTCCCCGGTTGACTCAGACCCGGCCATGCCAGCCCTGACCGGTTAGTTTGCAAGCCCTGCTCTTTGATGGAGTCCAATTGCTCCTGCAGCGTGCCATGGTAGAAGGTCGTGAACTGCCCCTCTTTGTCACGGGGGTGATCACTCTCATCCCATGCCAGCTTGACGGCGGCAAGATAGCCAAATTTCTTGGCATTCCGGACGGACTCAGGTGTCATGGCCACCGGGATGGACGTCAACCCCTGATCCCGGAGCCACGCATACCGGTGCCGTCCGTTGGTGAAGCCAATCCGGCCATCCGAGTGGACCGACACCTCGGCGGCTTCGATGCTGTCATGCTGGGAGAGAAACTCTCCGAAGCGGGTATAGCGGGTGCCGATGCCGCCCTGTCCCCCCACTCCCAGATAGAATCCCGGCTCTTTCTGGAACTCCTGATCGAAGGCGAGGACATTCAGGGGGACGAGCTTATCCCCGGCACGAATGGCCCGTTCGGGCTTGACCACCTCGATCTGGCGTCCTGTCACCGTGATGGAGGCCGACTCGGTGAAGCGGCCTCGCGTATCACGGGGGTGCTGGGTCTCTTGGAACTTCTGGACGATGACGCCCAGATCCGAGAACTTATCGGGGGTGCGCTTGGGCCAGTCGGCGTTGGTGAGCGTGGCGTCAATGTTCATTCGAGTGAATGCAGGATTCGTTTGGTATCCGAACTGTCGGGAGAGAAATCGTCCCCGCTCACCCCAAAAATATGGGCGCGTTGCGGTTTCCCCAGTAACAGGATTTCTTTTTCTGCCAAACAGCCCCGCCCGGTCAGACACGTACTCAAGACCTGTTCTACCGGGACACGGGTCGTGAGAATCTTGGGGTTCGATTTATTCGTGGTGAACGCGAACGCCGTTTGGACATCAACCGCCCATGACGACGCGGGTTGCATCGTGATGGTCTCATACCCAAACCCCAATCGCTTATCCCGTGGATCATCATCCATGCCTCGGAGAGCCGTCACATGGGTGATGCCTCGCTTCTTGAACCACGCCTGTGTGGCCTCGTACTCCGCCCGCACGAAGGCGCGAAGCTGGTCCGCCTCTTTTCCAGACAGGGTCAGGGGAAATCCCAAGTTCTTTTGGAGATGGTCTGTGGCGGCACCGGTCAACCCAAATTCCTGTTGGACCGCCAACTGCATGACCGCCGCATCGAGGTCACTGTCTCCAGAGGTCTCCGCCCACAAGTCGATCTTCCCCTGCACCCACGTCAAGAGCGTCTCCTCATCCATATCCGCGAAAGCGGGATGTCCCTTCAAGCGGGCCGTCAAATCGTCTTGGATGTGGGCTTTCACGTCCGCCCGATGGTACATCGAGTACCCCCCTGTCGTGGAGCGGTCATGACCGGGAGCGATACGATGCGCCTCCTCGAAGATGTCCTTTCCTAGCTGCTCCACCTCGTCCCGTCGTGCATGGGTCGGATTGCTCGTTTCTTTCGCAAACTCTCCCCCATGCTCCGACCCGGCGGGTTGGCGGGGCTGGTCCGGGTTGAACTTCAGGACGGACAGGTAGGGTGCAACTGGTTGCACCGGCTTAGGGAGGATCGTCAGCACGGTTAGTCCTTCAGGATGGCCCAGTAGTAGGAACCAGAGAACTCCGCCGGGAGGGACTCCAGAAATCTCTTTCCCGGCACCCGTCGTCGCTGATCTTCAATGTCCTCTCTGATCCGGGGCGGGAGGGGTTCTTTCTCCTCGATCTGCCCGTCTGCCCGAATGACCGCGATCACCCGCATCTTCCCCTTGGTATTCGTCCAGAATTCTACATACACCTGACACCTCATCCTACAGTATGGTACACACTGTGTGATTTGTCAACTCATATCCGGTCGAGACTCCGCCACAACTGGCCCAGTCCTTCACGAGTTCGCAAGGCCCGTTTCATGTTGTCCACCCGGCCCAGTAACGCTTTCCGTTCCTTATCGCTCATGCTGGGGTGGCGGTCCACCAGTCCCTGCCAATCCGCCTCCATGATGGTCTTGTGGAGGGTGGCACGAAGAGCCTCCGGTACGTTGGTGTCACTGCTCCTCCGCAACCATGTCCCCACTTCATTCGACCGGAACTTGAAGTCATCCTCCCCCGGCGATCCGGGGAAACTGTAGCCGTTGTCGATGGCAATAGGGCGTCCGTTCTTGAACATCAGGTTGCTGTGGTGCCGATCCATGGTCCCCAGCACATAGTCCAGCACGGCGAGTTGAGGGCCAGTCTCCTCATCCACGTCCCCGTAGCTGTCAGCACCCTCTTGGAAGTGCTGGAACGATCCGCCTTTGGGATGCGGGGCATCTGGGTTCTTGGGGCCGCGACCATGACCTCGGATGTCGTAGCCCTGACTTTGTGCCCACGAGTCGAAGGACTTGATCTTCTTGTCATAGAGCTTGACTTCGGTATCTTGGTGCGCTTCGAGCCACTTGTCATACCCATATGTCTCGTGATCCCGCGCCTCATCCCGATCAAACGCACCCAGTTCTTCGGCTCCTTCTTCAAATCGCTTCCGAATCGCGGCTTCGACGTCTTTTCTTTCCTGTGGTAACAACGAGGAGACCGGATCGACGTCCGCTTCTTTCAACAGTTCCAACGGATCAACCGGGTCTGGCACCTTCCGTTCAAACGGGGACACAGACCCCATCGGCAGCACAGGATGTTCACGGGCGGCTCCCCGATTGGGGTACTCCTCTGCCACCTTGTCCCAAATCTCTTGCACCTCATCGACTCGCTTGTCGAGATCATTCAAATGGTCATCGAAGAGGTTGTACATCTCTTCTCCGACTTCATCGATGACTTCTTCTTGGCGTTTGTCCCGGTACTCGTTATACTGGTCTTTCAACTCATCCGAGTCGAACCCGCTTTCATCGTCGTCATCCAGCCCCTCGACGCCTTCGACGGTCTCCCGCAGGACGGTGACCGGGACGAGATGCACCCCCAAGGCTTCGGAGACCTCATAGGCGGTGGCTTCGCGCTCTGCGAGGGAGAACTCTCGATTGGTGATGTACTTGGGAATATCACGGTTGGAGAACGTGGTCCGCCACGTCTCCCCGACTTCAGGCTTGAAGACCGCTTGGGTGCCATCTTCGAGGGTGACCAGCTTGGAGACATTGGCCCCCTGATCCCCCATGGGTTCGCTATCGGAGATCGATCCAGTGGAGAGGACGTTCCGGATCTTCTCTGCCGGGTCATCTGGGGGTGGCTCGGGGATGTTCACGCCTCGGGGGCGGTTGTGAAAGCCCTCGCCCATCGGGGCGTCCATGATGTCCGCGTAAGACGCCTGATTACGCTGAAGGTAAGACGATTGGAGACGTTTCGTTTCCCCCTCCGTCCCCTGACTGACCCCCTTGACCCAACGCCCGCCCTGCGGGGTGCCTGCGGCTCCACGGGGCTGGTTGCGGTCATACTTGAGGATGGCGTGGTGGGGCGGGACGTGCCGCTTCCTGAGCAACACCCGGATCTCCGCCACGAGGGACCGCATGTCTCGGGTCATTTCTTGGTGTCCTTGTCCTGCGCCTTCTGCTTCTCCCACTCGACCTGACTCATCCAGTGGGGCTTGTCTCGGTCGGCCTCTTGGAGATCGATGACGAGCGGCGTCTTCTTGGGAGGCGGCTCGGCCTTCTTGGCGGAAGTGGCGATGGGCTCACTGGAAAACTCAGGAGCCTTCCGGAGCCACACGTCCCACAACCACTTATCGTTCGTACCCAGCAGCACCGTCTCATGCTCCGCTTGTTCATTTTGCCCGTAGACCGGCAACGATAAGACGGACGTCGAAGGAGCTTCGATGCGGATCACTACTCGTACTGGTTTGGGGGGCAGATTCCCCACCCCATTCCAGTCATTCGCCACGGAGGGCGTCCCCGTGGTGGATTGGGCTCCGGCCCGCTTCAGCGACAATTCAGGAAGTTTGGAATACGAACGAGCTTGAGCCCCCTGATAAGGAGAGGGGACTTCCACTTCCTCGTGTTTCGTCATCTCGATGTCATCCCCCGGTAGCATCAGCCCTCGGTAAACCTTGATTTTACTCTCTCCGGCTTTCTTCATGATGGTCTGGGTCACTTCCCACTGGGCTCTCACGTAGGCTTGGAGCGTTTCGATGCCGCCGTAGGGCCTCGCAATTTTCTCAGCCTCCTGCACTTCTTCCGGAGACAGACGATGATGCCCACCCAGTTCTTTTGCTGCAGCCAATTGCATCGAGAGGGAGAGGCCACGACTGGAGGACGTCTTCCACTGGTCCCATACTTCTATAATGAGAGTAGAAGTGGCCAAAGGGGGCCGCTTGGACATATTCGTGGCCCACTGGAACCCCACGGACTTGGCTTCTTCTTCCGTATTCGTGTGGGCAACAATAGTCCCGTCTTCACCGACAATCGTAAACCCTCCGGGTGGATCATCAGCCGCAGTCGGTCGAATGGTAAACTTTGGACGATCTTTCGACTCTAGCAGTCCCCGTTCCTTCCGGATCTCGTCCGTCCGCATCTCGGTGAGTCGAAGGGCGATGGCATGAGTCCGGGCGTAGTCTTCATCGGTGTGATCTCCAGACTCGACGCCGGTCGTCCATGTAGTGGGTTCGCCGCCTTCCACGCTACTCGTGAAATCGGCCATGTCATCGGGGTAATGAGTCGCCAAAAACTGGAATTTATCTTGGTCAGAGAGATCATCCCACTGCTGCAAAATCTCGTCATCCCGCACTTTATCGATCCGCTCGTAGTAAGAATCCGACTCAAATACCTTAGACAGGTGGTTATCAAATGCCTTTCCATACGCACTGTCCCACTGCGTTTGGACAATGCGTTTCTCGTCGTCTGTCAATTCTTCCCCGGACGTGAAGCGTAGGGCATCCAGATCCAGCTTCACAGTCTTGTCGTCTTCGTGCTCTCCCTCCCCATAGTCCACTGTGTCCATATCCACCCGGCGGAAGAGTTCGAGCGGAGTTTCCAACGGGAGTTGGGAAGCGGTGTCTGGGAATTTCTCTTCTAAGCCCTCTTCTAAGGCGGTCATCGCGTCATCGAGGACTTCTTGGTTATCCTTTTCTAGTTCTCGTGTGACTTCTTGATCCACCTCGGACGTGTCTACATCAACATCGTCATACGCATTTTCTACCCACTTCTGCCGCACCTTGTCTTGGAGATCGTCTTGGACGTCGTTCCATGTGGACACAGGAGCCGTGGTCTCATAGTCGGCTGTGCTGATTGCCGTGGGCAGCAACTTCTCTACGGCGGCGATGCCTGCCTCCGCTTGCTTGGCGAGGACCGGATCAGGGGTGGCTTCTCCCACATGGCCGGTCTCGGTGAACTGACCTCCTTCTGCAGACCCGGCGGATTCTCTGGGGTGTTTAGCTTCATCGAACTTCGTCACCGTCGCCCAATTCACCCCGGTCATCCAGTGGGGCTTCCCACGATCCTCGGCTTGGAGATCGATGAGGAGGGGGAGGGTCTCCGCCTTGGTGGCGGTCTCCTTGTGGGTAGTGATGGTGACGTTGCTGAACTCCGGGGCGGTTTTTTCCCACGCATCCCACAGCCACTTGTCGGGGGTACCGAGGAGCACGGTCTCGTGCTCACTCTGAGCATTTTGCCCATAGACGGGAAGGGACAGCACCGATGTGGGTGGGGCCTGTACCCGGATGACCACGCGCACGGGGTTGGGGGGAAGATCCCCGACCCCTCCCCAGTCATTAGCGATAGCGGGGGTGCCGGTGGTGGATTGGGCACCCGCTCGCTTCAACGAGAGATTGGGAAGTTTGGTGAAGGTGCTCTGGTACTCTATCTCTTCCAAATACCGTTTCACCCCCCGCTGGACCGTGGCTTCTTCACTCTCATACGGATAGAGAGGAATAATGCCTCGGGTAATCAACGTCTGCAGGAGTTGCAGTTTGCTCCAATCATTCAGGACGGCATACGCCGCTTTGATTTGATCAGGGGTGGTTTCTTTTGTGCCGATCATCGTAGCCCACCCCTCGGCCACTTTTTCTCTCGTCGCGGCGTCCACTTCCTCCCATGTAAACGGCGTCGTGCGGACTTTCGGCTCTGTTAACTCATGTCCTCGATACTCAAAACTCACGTACTCCCCCGCGACATAATCTGCGTCAGCAGGAGTTTTCGTGATCGTTCTCACATTCGTGGGCCGGAGTGAGGCTCCTGACTCATCCACGACTTCATGCGTGGTCGTCTTGACCTGATCTCCGCTCAGCATCAGCCCACGATAGACGGAGACCTCTTTCTCCCCCGCCTTCTGCATGACCATCTGGGTCACTTCCCATTGGGCACGCACATAGGCTTGGAGGGTAGCCATGCCATACTGGCCGAAGTGCTCCCTCGCCTGCTTTTCTGCCTCTTGAACTTCCTCCGGCGACATCCGATGGTGCCCACCCAATTCTCGGGCAGCGGCGAGTTGCAGAGACAGGCCCAAGCCCTCACTGGATTTACGTTTCCATGACTCCCAGACGGACTCAATCACCGCTTTGGAGGAGAGGAGTGTGTTTTCCTGCTCCTGCCATTCCGTCATTTGCTGGAAGGCTTCCTCCTGCGTCAACGCCGTCGCCACCGTCGTGCCATCACTACTGTCTGTGATTATGAACCCATCGTCTGGATCAGCAGCAGGCCGAATCGAATACACCGACTTCGGCTCGCCAATATCCCGCTCTTTCCGGATCTCGTCCATCCGGAGTTCGGTGAGTTTCAGGGCTATCGCATGGGTCCGGGCGTAGTCTTCGTCCGTGTGGTCACCCTGCTCCACCCCTGTGGTCCAGTGCTCAGGTTCCTTCGCAAGGATTTCAAGCCCCTCCCCCGACAACTCTCCTCGTTGCCGCATCTCAATGGCCTTCTGGTACTTGGTTTCAGGGGGGAGATTCTGCCATTGTTGGTGAACAGTTTTTCTGACCTGCTGCTCCCGTAATGCCGCATATTCCTCGGACGCCATGAATTGGCTAAAGACGTCATCCCGTGCATCCTTAAACGATTGAAACCACGCTTGATCAAGAGTTCGATACTCTTTGGCACTGAGCGGCGACCCATCGGTATGACGTAATTCACTCTGCCCTAACGGCACGTAGCCCGACGCTTCTTTCGGGGCATCAGGACTCAGCATCACCGTCGTCGGATCGACGTCTGGGTAGAGGGCTCTCACCCGCTTCAACCCTTCCTGCCGAATCGCGTCTCGTTCTTTCCTCGCTAAGGCAATCTTGAGATCATTATCAAAATCTGCGGTGAACAAGTGCTGAGACGTGCTCTCGTAAATCTTTTCTTTGTAAGCGAGTTCAACGGCCTCCTGCGTCTCTTTCGTCAAGTACCCCCATGTCCCCGACACATTTTCATAGCGGGCGGTTTTTACCGCCTCTGGGAGAAGCCGTTCAACGTACACAATCCCGTCTTTAGCCTGCTTCGCCAGCGTAGGGTCAGAGGTCGGGACACCAGACCGTCCCGTCTCCGTGAATTGCCCGCCTTCTTCCGTGCCTCCGGGGGCTCGTGGGTGCTTTGTCTCATCAAAGGCATTGGCGTCTTTGGCAACTTTGGGAAGGGGCTGGGTAGGATGGGCGGTCTCAGATGCGGCCTTTTTCCGGCGTCTCGGGACGTCCGCGTAGACTCGGACCTCATGGAGGAACTTATCGGAGCCGGTGGTGACGAGGGCATCAGCGGGGATGTCCTCGGCATCAGCTTCCAGAATCTGGATGTGGTCGGGGTTGATCTTGGCCAGATGTTTCTGTTGGCCAAACAGGATGGGATTCTTGAGAATCTCCACTCGTGATCCCGTCACTCTCTCTGAGGCCGTTTCCCGGCCATACAGGTAGAGGTTCAGGAGATCGCCCAGATTACTGCGTCGAACCCGCTCCTGCTCGTCAGGGGCCTCATATTGCTTGTGACGATCCTTCTGGACGTCCCACGTTCGTCGCACTTCCGTCAACGCCGCATCCAGTGATCCCTTCGGGAGCCCTGCCCGTTGCTCATCTTCTCTGGCATAGCGTTCAAAGTCTTCGATGCCTTGCACATCCCCTCGGGCAATATGAACCGCCCGCTTCAACTCCCGCTGAATAACCTCGGCATCCTCCGGGCTGGACGTAAACGACACGCCTTGGGCTTGTCCTCCGCCCATCCCGCCATCTTCCAGTAGGCCAAGGAGGACACCAGAGGATTCAACGGCAGGAGCATTGGTGGTGACGTGATAGAGCTTCGCGGGGATCTGGTCACGGGGGATGGGTTCACCCGTCAGGAGCCTCCCCGTGACTTCTCCCAACTTCGCGCCAAAACGTATGTCCTCAGCCGTCGCACGCCATCCCCACTTCTTCTCGCCCCAACTCATGTAGGAGCCAACATCAGTCATTCGACTGAAGATTCTGGGTTGGGTAGCTTCAATGAAGCGGCCATCCTCTCCTCGGGGGTGTTGGGTGGCATCGAACTTCCGGGTGAGACCTCCGACACCTTCTCGTGCAATTGGCTGCACGACAGCCCGCCACTGCTCAGCCGTCCAATCAGGCCATGGAGGAAGACTCATCGGAGGACTCCTCCCCGCAACCCACGATACACCCGCATGACTTTGGGGGAGACCGTATCCCCGCGATAGAGTTTGGTGAAGACCTCCGCCACAAATTCTTCGGCATTCTGTGCCGCATAGCGGCTCACGTCTTTCGCGGCAGTGGGCATCTCGTGAATCGCTTTTAGTTCCCGTGCAAATTCCTTCGCTGCCGCTGGTGTTTCTCTCACCTTTGCGGGACGGCGGTTGATATGCCCCATCTCGTGAACCACGATCTCCTTGAACGTACGAGGGACATAATTGGGAACCCCGGCATAATCCACCTCCCCGTAGACCGCCAGAGTCGCCTGATCGAGGGTGACATCATCGGGAAGGTTATCCGGCACTTTGATCTGCAAAATGTCGTGCGTGGCTTCGCCCGCAGGCATCTGGGTCTGTTGCGCCCGGACTTCGATCTCACGAGGCATCGTATAGCCCTTGGCCTGCATCTCCTTCAGTACCTCTGCGATCTCCTGTGCGGCGCGAATTGCGACAGGATGATCATCCACTCCCACCGGAATCTCTTTCCCGACAGCGTCCTGTAGCAGGGCTCGGGCCTGTTGGTAGGGAGGAAGGTCTGTCTGGGACGGCACCGAAGACGGGATCGTGGCCTGTCGTAATGCCGCGAGGGCCGCTTTCTCTGCTTCATACTCATCGAGTATGTAGCCGCTCCGCTCGTAATCCAGCACGACCGCTTCACTAAGCGTATAGTCATGCGAATCGACCGCTACCATCGCTGGATTCTTCACGATGAATTCCACGTCATCGACGTTCACAATATCGGCATGCTGCTCTGTGACCCACTTGTCAATCCGTTCTGGACTGGCATCCCACAATCGATGGGGCAATCGCACCACCCGCGCTTCCGGTTTGATGGCAAACCGCAGCACGTTCCCTTGATCGCGTGCTTCACGCTGGGCATTACCTTGGGCATGGACCACCGATTGCTGCATGTGCATGCCCGTGCCCCCAATTTTCCCGCCCCCTTCACGGGCGCGTTCTGCAGCAGCAGAAGACGTCACCCCCAGATACAACCGTTTTTCTTCCGGATACCGCGCCTCAAACTCAGCCGTCGAAAGTCGTTCTGGTTTTTTGCTCTTCGGCCCTTGGAGATGCAACCCTTGTGTCCACTTCCCGTCTTTATCACGGGGTTGGGCGGGGTCGAACTTCTCAACAGTGTCGGGCTCCGTAAAAAAGAAGGCCGAACTCCCATCATCGAAAAGGACACGGGCCATGGTGGCACGTTCAGGAGGGACCGGGTGCCAGAGGGCATCGAGATAGACGACGGTGCCGGTCTTGCCCTCGATGGTGATAGGGGTGGGGATCATGGGTGGTGCTCTCGACGGGCGCGGCGTTCTTGTTCCGCTTCCAATTCCATTTGAATGGCCTCTTGTCGCTGGTGCTCTTTGAGGGCCTTCAAATTCGCGTCTAACTCGGCCTGCGCCTGATCCTGCTTCTTCCGATACCATGCGTGCATCTTCCCGGTCAGAATGACCCACGGGGAGTGCATGTCGGGCTGATGGTCCTCTTGCCACGACTTGGGATAGCTTAAAAATCGGGTCACTTCAGCAATGGTCTCGTTCACCGCAGGCTCATACCCTCGGTTCTTGACCGCCTGCTCGTCCCAATACGACTTGGCATAGGCACTGTGCCCGTTCTCTTTGATCATGAAATTGGACAGGCCCTTGAAGAAATCTCCATCACTGAGTCCCGCGATGACAGCGGAAGCGGGGAACATCTTCGCAAACTCGGCTCGATATTCAGATTTCAACTGCTTCTGGTACAACAATCCCGGTACGGTTTCAAACCGTTCCTTGTACCAATCGGTATACCCTTGTCCGTCCGGGGTGATAGCAAGATCCGTGTATCGAGTGAACTCCTGTTCTGCCGTTTTCTTCAACTGATGGTAGATGAGGTGAGAGATTTCATGGGCGACCACGCCTTTGACGCCCGGTGCATTGTTGTAGCCGATATTCCGGGCATTGATTTCAATTTGAAGATCTCGCGGATCGTAGTGCCCACCTTCCTTGAACTGTTTGTCTCCCACGGAGAATTCACGCGGCTCTTTGTCTACGACATGGATGACAGAGGGATCGATGCCGAGTCGCTTCGCCACATCTGCGGCGAGGTTCGTCACGACTTCTTTCCGCATGGCGGGGGCTTGCTTATTCAGTACCTCATAGGCAGCATCCACGACTTTCTGAGCCGCCTCACGTTTGGCATCCGCCTCGACCCATTCCGGATCTTTGAGATACGCCGCTAACCCCTCCGGGGTGTGAACCTGATACTTCTCTTTCAGACGCAGATACAACTGCGTTTGGGCATTGACCAGACCCTCTATTACGGCATCGGCGTCTTTCGCCACCACGAGGAGCTTGTTCCACTTCTTTCGTTCTGGTCCTCCCCCCTCGATGGGCCAGATTTCTTCTTCTGCCGCGACATCCCCTCCGGACTCGGTGAACTGGCCTTGCTTGTCTCGGGGATGCTTTTGCTCATCCCACTTCAAAGACAACGGTCCCTTGACAATATACGCGGGGGCGTTCGCATCTCGTGTGCCTGCCGGGTCAGGGGAGACATCAGGGACCAAACGCTTTGGAATACGAACCACAGCCACCTTCGGGGGATCATCGTACTGATCCATCGCATGGTCCTGCACACGACTGGCCCAAAAGTACACTCCATTCCTATCCGTCAGAAAGACGTTTCCTTTTGAATGGGCGGCTGGTTCTGCTCGACCCATAAACTGCGCTCGACCCGGTGTAAGTTCTTGGTTCTCCACAATACGTTGAGCGTGTGGAGCTAACGTGACGTGGTAGTAGTAATCGTCAGGCTCTCTGAAATCTTTACCCCAGTAAAAGGATTCCCAATCCACCCCGGTTACTTCGGTGATACCCCCGTGTGCGAACTGGCCTTGTTTGTCTCTAGGATGTCGAGCTTCGTCCCACTTGATAGCGTACTTTTGCTTCCGAAGCGGCCAGCGCACAGCAAGATAGTTGGCCGTATCAATGACACCTTCGGCATTTTCGGGGGCCTGTGGCTCCAATTTCTTCAGAGCCTGCTCAAGGGTATACTCCTCAATGGCATCGGCAATGAATTCCGGTGTCCCTAACACCTTAATGCCGAGTCGTAATACGCCTGCGGACGTTACATCCCCCAGAATTCTTTTCGCGCCAAGTCTTCTCGCTTTGTCTGCGATGGCCCGATAAAGGTGCTCTCCATACCCATGGCCTCGGAACTTTGGATCGATGTGCAGAATGTCGTACTCGGCCAAGTCACGAGAAGTCATGCGGAGCTTCGCATGACCGATAAGGTGACCGTCCGGTGTCTTCATCTCGATCATGTGCTGATAACCATCATATGAACTGGTCAAAACGGTATCAGCCGCCTCTACAAATTGCCCTTCTTTGTCGCGGGGGTGTTTCTGTTCATCCCACTTCTTCACATGGGCTAGAAGATGGGGGTAGTGGATTTGCAGAAACGCCACCAGTGCATCCCCGGTCAACGTCACATCTGGAACAATAGTGCTCTTCGAGAAGATGTCCTTGGGCTCGACGCCAAACGGAATCTCCTCAAATCCTCGGGACGTGCCACCCAGCGGAATGATCTCTTCGTGGTGCTTCCCGCCCACGGTGAGAAAATCATCCGGGTCTGCACCCTTCTCCGTCAGACGCTCTTGATGTTTCCACTCTTCCTCGGTGAAGGCGTCCTGCTCTGCTTCCGTAAATCGTTCAGACGGATCACGGGCCGCGACACTAATGATGCTCAATTGCCCATGCGTCCGGATGTCCTCCAGCGTGACATCCCCCACAAACTTTCCCATCGCCCGCGCCACTTTCATGGCGACCCAATCAGGCTCGGTCGAAAAGAACGTGACCGGGTCTTGCTCACGGATTTGATCCGCAAGCTCGTCATCATCCGTCGCGCCACTCAACACTTCTTCGAGCCACCCCCCGAAGCGGGGTTCGATACCTTGGGCGAGATGGGCATCAATACTGGCATCTCCTGAATGAAACAACACCGGACGGCCATCAGTCTTGGCGTCCGCGATCACCTTTGCCGCCTCAGCGACCTTTGCCGCCACGGCTTCAGTGAATTGACCCTCTTTGTCGCGGGGGTGTTGGTGCTCGTCCCACTTGGTGACTTCGTCGTCACTCAGCAACAACGCGATATAGATGGTCGTCCCGTCTCTAGCGATTTTCTTCCGGAGAGGGACATCCTCCCAATTACCCCCAACTCGATCTCCTTCCTTGAGTACTTGAGCACGGGTAATCCACTCCGGTTTGATATCACCATCAAAGGTGCGTTTTGTTTCCCCCGGAAAATAGCGATCCTCTTCGAGCTTGCCTACTTCGGAGGCTGGGATCTCCACGGTGAGCAGGACCGCCACTTCTGACGTCACCCGAGGCTCCGGACGCTCCGCAAGCATGTCAAGGGGAGAAGCGGTCGCGAGTTGTTCCTCTCGCCTCAAGTCATCAATGTCCTCATGCCGATGCTTTGAATTTTCGGCCCAATTTTTTCCATCCTGTTCACTCGTCGTCACATACACACGATCTGTCCGGGAGAACGCTTTCCATGCCTCACCCGCATGGGCTCTCGTGAGTCCTTCACGAAGGATGCTCTCCAGCCGCTTTTCCACGGTCCCGTGGTAGGCCACCAGTGGTCCAGCCTCAGTCCATCGCCCATGAGCATCTCGTGCCTGACCGGGGTCATAGGCCACCTTCGGGAGGG